TAAATACAAGTGATAGAATTTTAGTTGTTGTTAAAGGGGTTAATACAAACACCGCAACACATACCTTAACATTAGCAACCGAAGGTTCTCAATATTATTCATATGCAACAACAACATTTGGTGCTGGCACTCCTAACTATACAACAGGTGGAACATATAATAATTCCACAGGTATATTAACATTCACAAGAACAGATGGAAATACATATACTGCGGGAACTATCAATGCCGTTACAGGTGGTTCATATTCAAACGGAACAATAACCTTAAGCGGTAGCGGTTCTATAAATGGAACAACCATTACAGGTTTTAGTACAAGTACCGCAACGGCATTTACGGGTGGAACTGTAAGTGGGGCAACAAACTTCACGGGTGGTGTAACGGCAAATACATTAACAGTATCCGCAGCAACTGACCCAGTTAAATTTGTGGGATTACAAAGCGCTTCAGATACATCATTATTAACCGTAGATGGAACGGGTGTAATTCATACATTATTAACATCTTCAATTGGTGGTTTAACTTGGAATAACGCAACAACAACACAATCAGCATCTGTTAGTAATGGATATGTCGGAACGGCAACAACATTAACGACAATAACATTACCATCAACTGCGGCATTCGGTTCCATAGTTGAGGTAGTTGGAACAGGAACAGGTTTATGGAGAATATCACAAAACGCAAACCAATTTATAAAGTTTGGTATAACTGGTACAACAACAGGTACGGGAGGATATTTATCGGCAACATCACAGTATGATTGTGTTAAACTATTATGTACGAGTGCCAATACGGCGTTTGTCGTTACATCAGCAATAGGAAATATATTTTATAATTAATTTATGTCAGGAATTATTAATAGTATAAACGAAGTTACGGACGTTCAGATTTATACAGGTGGAACAAACACTTGGACAAAACCAACTGGATGTAAATTTGTATATGTAGTTTGTATAGGTGGTGGAGGTGGCGCAGGTAGTGGTGGTGCAGGAGGTCCAACCTCAACAAGGAATTGTGGTAGTGGTGGGGGAGGTGGTGCTATAGCCTATAAGTTATATACCGCATCAGATTTGTCTTCATCTGAAACTGTAATTGTTGGCAGTGGTGGTACTGGTGCAATTGGAAGTTCAGGAAATGGCTCATTAGGGACATCCGGAGGAAACTCAATATTTAGTTCAGGTACAACAATATTAACCGCTTTTGGTGGTGGAGGAGGATATTTGGGCACATCATCAGGGAGTGGTAGTGGAGGTGGTGGTGGTGGAACCGCAAGCATTGGTACAATTGGAACAACATCTACTGTTTCAGGTGGTTTACCAGGGGCTTCAACCGCAACAGCAGTTGGTGGCCAAGGAGCGAACTCAACAGTTAATGCCGCAGGTGGTGTTGCCGAATACGGTGGTGGAGGTGGAGCTGGTAGAACTACAGGTGGTGGTGGTTCAATATATGGTGGTAGTGGCGGTGGTAATGGTGGTGGAATAAATGCCTCAAATGTATTTACCAGTACCCCTAGTAATGGAGGTCTATCAGGTACATATCTTGTAGGGACGGGCGCCGCAGCTGGTGTTAATGGTTCTGGTGCCACAGTAACGTCTGGTACATCGGGTTCTGATGGTGGCGGTGGAATATGTGGTGGTGGTGGCGGAGGTGGTGGTGCAAATAATGTAACCGGTAGTGCAGGTGGAAATGGTGGTAGAGGTGGTGCACCTGGTGGTGGTGGAGGAGGTGGTGGAGCGGCGACTCAGCCTAATAGTTTGGCTGGTTCTGGAGGTAATGGAGGTAGAGGTGAAGTGAGAGTTTATTCTTGGTAAAAAAAATATTATATGGCAATTATTAATGCAATAAATGAAGTTACAGATGTTCAAGTATATACAAGTATTGGATATGCTACTTGGACAAAACCTACGGGTTGTAAATTTGTCTATGTGGTATGTATAGGCGCGGGTGGAGGTGCTGGCGGTGGAGGTTCAAGAGTTGTAAATACTAATACTAAAGGTGGTGCTGGCGGTGGAGGTGGAGCAATTTCATCAAAAATGTTTACAGCATCTGACTTACCAGCAACAGTCCCTATTTTTGTTGCATCAGGAGGAACAGGAGGACTTGGGGGCACTACCGCGATAGGTTCAAACGGAGCAGTGGGAGGAAATACAACATTTGGTTCAGGAGCAACAATATATTTAACCGCTTATGGTGGAGGTAATGGTGGTGGTGGTGCCATAAATGGCTCATTTATAAACTCAGGAGGTGGAGGTGGAACTGGAGGTGCTGGCGCATTGGCTAATGGCGGAACTCCCGGTGTTGCATCAACTAATAGCGCAATTGCAGGACAAGGTGCTTATAGTAATACTACAGGTCCGATTGTTGGAAATGCCGAGTATGGTGGAGGTGCTGGAGGTACGGCAAGTTCAGCAGGTGGCGCGGCAAATGGGGGAAGTTCAATGTATGGAGGTGCCGGAGGAGGTATGGGAGCTAATTCAAATGGTTCTGTAAACCAAGATGGAAGTGCTGGCGGTACATCAGGTTCTTATACCGCAGGTGGTGGAGGTGCATTTGGAACAAGTAATCCTGCCGTTGCCGGAACAAGTGGAACTTCAAGAAGTTCAGGTACAAGATGTGGTGATGGTGGTGGAGGAGGTGGAGGTCCTGTCTTCAATAGTGGAGTTGGTGCAAATGGTGCCAACGGAGGAAATGGTGGTAACCCTGGAGGTGGAGGTGGAGGAGGAGGATTTGCCGTAAGTACAGGAACAGGAGGAACAGGAGGTTCCGGTGGTAGAGGAGAATTAAGAATTTATTCTTGGTAAAAAAATTAAATTATGGCAGTTAACAATATTATAAACGAAGCGAGTGATGTTCAAACATTCACATCAAATGGTACTTGGACAAAACCTACAGGTTGCAAATTTGTATATGTGGTTTGTGTTGGTGCTGGAGGTGGAGGAGGTGGTGGAGCAACGGCCGCTTCAGGTACATTAAGATTTGGTGGAACAGGAGGAGGTGGTGGAGCGTTCGCTCAAAGATTATATACATCATCCGATTTGAATGCAACTGAAACTGTGGTTGTAGGTAGTAGTGGGTTATCAGGTAGTGGTGCAACATCATCAGGTAATGGTGGAAGTGGTGGGGGTGGAGGAACCTCAACATTTAGTTCTGGTTCAAAATTATTAAGCGGGTTTGGCGGTGGAGGAGGTGGTGCTGGAACTATAACAACAGGTACTGATTTAAATGGTGGTGGCGGAGCAGGAACCGCAAGTTCAGGTGCTCAGTCATCAAATGTAACGACATTAATTAATGGTGGACAACCAGGGGCTTCAAGTGCAACCGCACTTGGAGGACAAGGGGCATCATCATCAACAACTACCGCAGGAAATGCAGAATATGGTGGAGGCGGAGGAGGAGGAAGAGCATTGGGTGGTGCATCAAATAGTGCAGGAGGAAGTTCAATATTTGGAGGTGCGGGTGGAGGTACAGGTGGATGTACACTTGCCGCGAATATAACACATATGTCCCCAACATCAGGAGGTTCTGCTCAATCATATGTTGCGGGTGCTGGTGGTGCTGCGGGTACGGGTGTACAAACAGGTAACGCGACCAGTGGTGTTTCAGGTACTGATGGAAGTTCCATTAAGTGTGGTGGAGGAGGAGGTGGCGGCGGTGAAAAATGGAATACAACTGATGGTAATGGTGGGGCAGGTGGAAATGGTGGAATCTGTGGTGGTGGCGGAGGAGGAGGAGGAAATGGAACGGGCACAGGTACAGGAGGTTCTGGTGGAACTGGAGGTAGAGGAGAAGTTAGAGTTTATTCTTGGTAATAAAATATTTATAATAAAATTATGGCAAACACATACAATTGGAATATAAAATTAATGGATATAATTCCATTATTTAATGGTTATGAGAATTTTGTAACAAGAGTTTATTGGGATTACATTGGAATAGATGATAATGGTATTACCTCAAAAATAGAAGGATATACCGAATTTGATTCAGTTAATGATACTGATTATATCTTATATGGTGACATTACTCAAGAAATGGTTATTACTTGGTTATATGAACGTAATGATACAAATAATCTACAATCAATCATTACCAAAAAAATAAAAGATATTATTAATCCCCCAATAGTTAATTTACCATTTCCGTGGATACCTTCTCCAACCCCTTCGGAAACACCAACACCTACAGAAACACCAATATAATAAATAATATTTTTCATCAACAAAAAATTATTTGACAATTTAAACTATTTATAAAAAAAACAGAATATATGGCATGCAGTAAATATACTTTATCAAACACTGGTAGCACAATTGTCTACGTTAATTATAGAAGATGTGATGACGGGATGTGGGAATACCAAGTTCCATTGGAACAAAACCAAACAAAAAATGTTTGGATAATAAGTAACACATTTTCATCGGCATTTACCGGTAAATTTGAATTGGTTGATGATGGAGTATTTCCTCCTGTTCCTGTAACACCAACACCAAGCGTTACTCCAAGCGTTACTCCAAGCGTTACTCCAAGTGTTACGCCTACAAATACAGAGACACCAACACAAACACCTACAAATACAGAGACACCAACACAAACACCTACAAATACAGAAACACCTACTCAAACACCTACAAATACACCTACAAATTCAGAAACACCTACACAAACACCTACAAATACAATGACACCCACACCTAGTTCAACTCCTCCTCCACCATTTATTAGTACTTGGTTGACAAGTTCTCCAAGTGAAACAATAACATTACCTTTAGAATCATCAGGAACTTATGATTTTGTTGTTAACTGGGGTGATGGTAGTTTTGATACAATTACTGCTTGGGATGATGCTCAAACTACTCACACATATACAGACGCTAGTGGGTATACTGTAACAATTAGTGGTGCATTAAGTGGATGGACATTTAACAACACCGGAGATTGCTCCAAAATAACTGAAGTATTACAATGGGGTAATTTAAAATTAGGTAATAGTGGTGGTTATTTTTATGGTTGTACAAGTTTAGTTTTAACAGGGGTGACAGATACACTTAATTTAGTGGGAACAACCGATTTAAGTAATATGTTTAATACTTGTACTATGGTTGATACAATACCAAACATAAATAACTGGGATGTATCTCAAATACAAAATATGTCTCTCGTTTTTACAAATGCAACTAATTTTAATGATGACATAAGTTCTTGGAATGTTTCGTCTGTTACAAATATGTACGCGATGTTCCTTGGGGCGTTAGAATTTAATTCTGACATATCAAATTGGGAAAGAACTTCACCTGATGTTTCAACTTTGGCAAATGTACAAGATATGGTAGCAATGTTTGCAGCAGCAGTAAATTTCAATAGAGATATAAGTAATTGGAATACATCTAGTGTTATTCAAATGAACCAAATGTTTGAAAACGCATTTAATTTTAATCAACCAATAGGAAATTGGGAAAGAACTTCACCTGATGTTTCAACTTTGGGAAATGTGCAAGATATGAGTTCTATGTTTAAGCACGCAACATCATTTGACCAAAGTATTAGTGGATGGAATATATTTAATGTAACAAACTTCACAGGATTTATGTCAGAAAAAACATCTTCTGATTATTCAACAACAAATTATGATGCATTATTAAATGGTTGGTCACAATTGTCTGTTAGTCCTAGTATTGACCCAGTTGATTTTGGAACAATAAATTATACAAGTACAGGTCAACCCGGCAGAGATATTTTAACAGGAGGAACAAACTCTTGGAATATTGTTGATGGAGGTATTGTATAATTAAAATTAATTTATCTTTTTTAATATTAAAACTATTCTTTTTAGAATAGTTTTTTATTTTTTGAGTAAATTAAAAATAATATGAAGATTTTTATTCAAATCGCAAGTTATCGCGACCCCCAATTAGTTCCAACAATTAAAGATATGTTGGCAAACGCAAAAAGACCAAAAAATTTAGTTTTCAGTATCGCAAGACAATTTTCAGAAACAGATGGTTTTGACAATTTAGATGAATGGAGAAAAGATAAGAGATTTAAAATCTTAGACATTCCATATCAAGACGCAAAAGGAGTTTGTTGGGCAAGAAATTTAACACAACAACTTTATGATGGAGAAGAATACACCCTTCAAATTGACTCTCATATGAGGGTTGTTAAAGATTGGGATGATATCTTAATTAAGATGATTAAGGGGTTACAGAAGGACGGGTACAAGAAACCCTTACTTACGGGTTATGTACCATCCTTTGACCCTGATAATGACCCACAGGGTAGAGCACAGGAGCCTTGGCGTATGGTGTTTGACAGATTCATTCCCGAAGGTGCCGTTTTCTTTTTACCTGAAACAATTCCAGGATGGAAAGACATTAAAAAACCTGTTACCGCAAGATTCTATTCCGCCCACTTTTGTTTCACATTAGGCGAATTCTCAAAAGAAGTTCAACACAACCCTGAATACTATTTCCACGGAGAAGAAATTTCAATTGCCGCAAGAGCATACACTTGGGGATATGATTTATTCCACCCAAATATTCCAGTGTTTTATCACGAATATACTCGTAAAGGTAGAACAAAACAATGGGATGATGACAAAGAGTGGGGAAATAAAAACTCACATTCTCATCTAACAAATAGAAAATTATTTGGTATGGATGGAGAAACTCAACAAGGACACGACGGATTATATGGTTTTGGAACAATTAGAAGTTTAAGAGACTATGAAATATATTCTGGTTTATTGTTTAGTGATAGAGCAATCCAACAATGGACAATAGATAAAAATTATCCTCCAAATCCATACAATTATAATAATGAGCAAGAATGGAAAGATAGTTTCGCAAAAATATTTAAACATTGTATTGATGTTGGTTATACAAGCGTTCCTGAAAAAGATTATGACTTTTGGGTTGTTGCGTTTCACGGAGAGAATGACGAAACTTTATTTAGAAAAGATTCAGATAAAAATGAAATTGATTCATATTTTAGAGACCCAGACGGATATTGTAAAGTATGGAGAGAATTCCAAACATCATATAGTCCAAAGTATTGGGTTGTATGGCCTCACTCGGAATCAAAAGGATGGTGTGAAAGAATAACAGGAAATTTATAAAAATGGTTACTTGGAACGGTATTAAAATTGCAGATAAAGGATTTTTAATTAATCTTGAAGAACGAAAAGATAGATTAGAGGAATCTTTAAAAGAATTTGATAAAAATAATATTGTTGGTGTTGAAAGATTTGATGCAATCAAAATTACAGAAGATAGTGATGAGTTTGGATGGACTATAAGGGGATGTACACATAGTCATATGGAAATTTTAAAAACCCAAGTTAAAAATAATTTTGAAAAAGTAATCATATTTGAGGATGATTTTTTTTTAGATATTTGTCAACAAGAAAAATTTGAAATTTCAGATGATGTTATAAAAAAAATACTTGAATCGGATTTTGATTTACTTTTTTTAGGTGCTACTTTATTAGAAAAATCAGAAAAATATAATGATTTTTTGATAAAACCTAACAAATTTGTTCAAACGACAGTATATATTACTTCTTTAAAATTTGCAAATTTTGTAATTAATCATTTTAATTATTTGGATAAAAATTCAGTTGTTCACGGAGAACAAATAGACAGTTATTATAGTTTTTTGGCGACAAAAAAACATTGGAGAATGAACACAAATTTGACAGGAATAAAAGAACTTTTAGAGCATGATTTAAAAATTTATTTTTACTATCCAATACTTTTTAATCAAAGAATGAGCTTTTCTAATATTGAAAATAGATTTACATCTTATGGTGGATTTAATAAATTACAAAATATAAAAAATTATCCTTAAAAGTAATAAAATAAGTTTTAAAATGACATTAACCGAAATAGCAAATAAAATAGGTACTGACAAAGGAAATCAAAATTTTGAAGCCCATTCATATACTGAAATATATGAAAAATACTTTCAAGATATAAAAAATAATCCAATTAAACTTTTAGAAATTGGTGTTTATGACCCAAGATTTCCGGGCGCATCAATACAATTATGGAAATCTTTTTTTTCTGATTTAAAATTAATTGGTTTTGACATCAATCAAGACTCTAAAAAATTTGAAACAAATGGTGTTAGTATTTTTATTGGTGACCAAAGTTCCAAAGAAGATTTAAATAGATGTATTGAAACATATGGCGGTGAATATGACATTATAATTGATGACGGACTACATAAACATTCACACCATATAATAAGTTTTGAATCTCTTTCCCCTTACTTAAAAGAAGGTGGTTATTATATTATTGAGGACTTGCATGCGTATGATTGTTCTTTAACTATTGAATGGTTTGAAAAAAACAATTTATCTTATAAATTATATTGTGATAATAAATTATTAATTTACAAAAAATAAATATATGGAACATTTTTATAAAAAAATAGAAAGTGAAAATTGGTTTGGGTATGAAGATTTATATTCAATGATGGTTAATAGATTTGACAATGATTCTCATTTTGTTGAAGTTGGTGCGTGGAAAGGAATGAGCGCTTGTTTTATGGCGGTTGAAATAATTAATTCAGGTAAAAATATAAAATTTGATTGTGTTGATACTTGGGAGTATATTAAAACTTCAATTGAAATTAATAAAAATCAATTTGAAAATTTATTTGATATTTTTTTAAAAAACATTGAACCCGTTAAGAGTAGTATTAACATTATTAAATCAATTTCTTGGGACGGAGCATTATTATATGAAGACAATAGTTTAGATTTTGTTTTCATTGATGCAGGACACGATTATGAAAGCGTTAAAAAAGATATAAACTCTTGGTATCCTAAAGTAAAAAATGGTGGGGTTATTGCTGGTCACGACTATCATTATGACTGCGGTGTATATCCCGCAGTTAACGAATTTTTTAAAGATAAAGATAATATTAAACAAATGGGGGCTTGTTGGATATATGAAAAATAATTTTGATATAGGAATAACCACATTTTCGTTAAGATATGATTTTATTGAATCCCTAATTAACAAAATAAGAGAATTAAATGTTCCGAATAATATTTTTTTATGTATTAATGGAGAAAAAGATTCTAACTTCAATGAAGAATATAGAAAAAAAATCCTATCCTTATGTTTATCTTACCCTAATATATTTCCAATATTTTTTGTAGAGATGAGAGGATTATCTAAGATGTGGAACACATTATTAATTCATTCAACTAAAGATAATGTTTTATTATTAAATGATGACATTAATTTAGTTACTGAAAATATGTTTGAAGTTGTTTCCAACCACATTGATTCCGAAGAATATTATGGTATGTCAAAAATAAATGGAACATTTTCATTTTTTGTTGTAAATAAATTTCTTGTGGATGAATTAGGATACTTTGATGAGAGATTATTGGGGTTTGGGGAAGAAGATGGTGATATTACATATAGAATGTTAGAAAGTAAAAATAAAGATGTTTATCAATTATACGTCCAAGGGGTTTATAATATTGTGTCGGACATTAGACACGAACACGTAAAGCCAGGAGTGGGTAAATACTCATTCTTTAATAGAGATTTTACTTTTGGGTCAAAATATAATTGTAGTAATCCCAAAAGTAATATTTCGGGGATGTTTGGAATGCCTTGTGATAAAGTATTACCTGATATCAATTTATACCCATATGAGAAATTTTTTAAAGAAAACAAAAATAATCTATGATACATTTTATTACTCCACTTTATAGATATAATAATATTAAGATTATTTATTCGTCAATTAAAAATCAAGTGAATGATTTTAATTGGCATTTAATTGAGGGTTCAAATAAAATTGGTGAAGAATCTTTAGATTTTTTAAAATCCGATGAAAGAGTTAAATTTTATAAAATTGATACTTCTCATCTTTGGGGTCACGAACAAAGAAATTATTTCATTACTGACATAAAATGTGAAGATAATGATTGGTGTTATTTTTTAGATGATGATAATGTGGTTACTTGGGATTTAATTAAAACGTATAATGAAGAAAAAGAGACTGATGTTGATTTAGTTTTATTTTCTCAAAAGCAAGGATTAACTGAAAAAGATAGATTATGGGGTTATGAAGATAGATTAAGATTAGGTGGTTGTGATATTGGTTCATTTATCATTAGATATAGATTAATTAAAAAAACTTTAATCCCCAATATTGAATGGAGAAATGCTGATGGTCATTACGCAGAACAAATAAATGGTTTTAGAAATCAACATACTTTTAAATTTTACAGTGATAGATATGTTAGGTATAACGCACTTTCGTTAGAAATATATTAAATTATGGTTAAAATTAAGCTTGAATGTTGGTGGACAGATGCTCCCTCATTAAATGCAAGAATGATAAGACAATTTGTTTCGGATGAAGATTTAAAACATTTTTCTTTGGTAAATGAAAATCCTGATTATACAATTGTTTTTGGAAGAACTGATTGGGATAAAATAGAGACACCAAAAGAAAAAACTTTTTACATTTCCCAAGAACCTTTGTGGTCACCAAATCAACCAAAAGATAATATACATAATCATTGTTCAAAAATTTTAATTTCAGATAAAAAAGACTATCCAGATAGAGAAGAATATATTGAGACATTATTACCAATGTTTTATGGAGGAAGCGGAGAACTTGATAATAGGGAAGAATGGGATTGGTCTTTAAAAATAAAAGACAAAGAATATATAAAAAATAAAACAATCTCAATCATTGTAAGAAGGGATGGTTCAACACATTATAGTCATTTATCTAATCCAAATACTTCAGAAATAAATTATACTAAAAGAACTGATTTAGGAATTAAATTATCTGAAAATGAAAAAATAGATGTTTTTGGTGTTCATTGGATTAATAATGGTAAAAATATTAAGGGGGATGTTTGGAATAAGCATGTTGGGTTAGATGAGTATCTATTTTCTGTTGCTTGTGAAAATTCAATACAAAAAAATTATATAAGCGAAAAATTTTGGGACGCAATATTAACAGAATCAATACCGATATACTTGGGGTGTTCAAATATTACGGATTATATTTCATCAGATTGTTTTATTAATTTAAATGGGATGACTATTGATGAAATGATTAAAACAATTGATAATGTTATTTACAATCATTTAGATTATTATAATTTTTATATAAATAACATTAAAAACTTAAAACAAGATTTTTTTAAAAACCCAACATTTAATGTTTGGGAAAAAATAAAAATATTAATTAATGAATAGTATATCATTAAATATGAAATTTTGGGATGACGGTAACCCTGACTCAACAAGAATTAGAAATGTTAACTTTTCTTGGGGAGAATTAAAAAAACTTTCTTTATTCCTAAGTGAAAATGGTGTTAATGTTAATACTACTTTATATGATTTTTCCCCAAATCAAATTATTTTAGATTCAATTCATATTCCATATCCGTTAGGGGTTTATAAAAAAGCAGAAAAAACAAATATTATTTTAAAAGAAAAGAAAGATTATGATTTTTTTATGGTTATAGATTGTGATGCATTTTTTTATGAACAAGATTATGACAAATTATTAGAATTAATTAAAAATTTAAACAAAGGTGATGTTTGTACTTTTGATTTGGCTAAATTAGAAGATAATGTTTCTAATTATATTATTGATAACTCGTTTAAAATTGAGATGAGTGATTGGTCGTATGCTTATTCAGGTAATAGAAATAATGGTCCACTTAATGGATATATTGGTGGGTTAGGTGGTGTTTATTTATGTGATACAGAATTATTATTAAAATTAAACGGATTTGATGAAAAATATGAGGGATGGGGTGCGGAAGATGGAGATATGTTAAGTAGAATTTGGGAGTCTGATATTCATCATACTTTTAAACCAACAAGAAATTTTGCACCATTTCATTTACCTCATTTTTCTGATTGGGGTAATGAAAAATATTCTAAAAGATTTTCAGAATAAAAAAAAATAACTATGAAAGTTAAATTTATTACATCAATATATAGTAATTTACACGGAACTGATTTTGGTGGAAGACCAAGCAGAGGAGGTCATTATAAATGGAGTTTATTATCATTATTAAAAATGACTGAATCAGATTTTATTTGTTATACATCTGAGGAAGAATTTGATGATTTATATAATTTTTTTCATATTGAAAATAACATAGAAAAAGATAAATTAAAATTAGTAAAATATAACTTATCCGAACATTATTTTTTAGAATTATTTAAAAAATATAAAGATATTGAAGGGGCTAGAAGAGGAGATAGATGTATTGAAATACAATATATGAAATTTATTTGGTTTTTATCTGAAGATATGTCTTATGATTATTATTATTGGATTGATGCTGGGTTATCACATTGTGGTTTAATTCCAAATAAATACTTAACCCCTGGTGGTCCCCATAATCGTGGGTATTATGAAAGTTCATTATTTAATAATAATTTTTTAAATAATTTAGTAGTAAACACTGAAGATAAATTCACGATAATAGGTAAAGAAAATGATAGAAATTATTGGTCAGGAACAGTAAATCCAAAACATTTTTTTAATCACGATAGAAGTTATCATATTATTGGTGGTTTGTTTGGAGGAAAAAAAGAATTATGGAATAATATAGTAGAATTATTTAAAAAATATGTGCATCAAGTTACTGAAGAAGATGGTAGATTATATCACGAAGAAGATATTATGACATTAATGTTTAGAAATCACGAAGACATGTTTAAAATATATAAATTTGATACTTGGTGGCACGAAAATGAAAGAATTTCTGGAATAGAAATGTCAGAACACCTTAAAATTAATAAAAGTTTTTATAAAATTTTAGAAGAATTAAACGGAATTTATGAGTAAAATAACATTAGTAACAGGTTTATGGAACCTTGGTAGAGGAAATTTAACAGAAGGATGGAGTCGTTCTTTTGACCAATATTTGGATAAATTCAAACAACTTTTACAAGTTGATGAAAATATGATAATATTTGGGGATGAGGAGCTTGAATCTTTTGTTAAAGAACATAGAAATTCAGAAAATACTCAATTCATTTTAAGAAAATCTGATTGGTTTCAAAATAATGAATACTATGATAAAATTCAAAAAATAAGAACGAATCCTGAATGGTTTAACTTATCAGGTTGGCTCAAAGATTCTACTCAGGCAAAACTTGAAATGTATAATCCTTTGGTTATGTCAAAAATGTTTTTGTTACACGACGCAAAAATATTTGATAGATTTAATTCTGAATATATGTTTTGGATTGATGCAGGATTAACAAATACTGTACATCAAGGATATTTTACACATGATAAAGTATTAGATAAATTATCTAAATATATTTCTAAATTCTCTTTTGTTTGCTTTCCATATGGTGCTGAAAATGAAATACACGGGTTTGAATATAACAAATTAAATTCAATTGCTGGAGAAACTGTTAATAAGGTGGCAAGAGGAGGATTTTTTGGTGGGCCAAAAGAATCTATTTCAAGTATGAATTCAATTTATTATGGAATGTTAAAATCAACATTAGATGAAGGATATATGGGTACTGAAGAATCACTTTTTAGTATTATGTGTTATAAACATTCTGATTTAATAAATTATTTTGAAATAGACGGGAATGGGTTAATGGGTAAATTTTTTGAAGATTTAAAAAATGACACATTAAAAGTTAAATCAGAAGGTAAGATTTCAATTGAAAATACATTGGATACTAATAAGGTTGGTTTATATGTTTTAACATTTAATAGTCCAAAACAATTTCAAACTTTAATACAATCAATGTTAGAATATGATAAAGATTTTATTTTAAAAACCACAAAGTTTTTATTAGATAATTCAACTGATGAATCAACATTTGATGCGTATTCAAAATTATGTGAAGAACACGGGTTTGAACACATTAAAAAAGACAATTTAGGGATATGCGGTGGAAGACAATGGATAGCGGAGCATTTTGAGGATACTAATTTAGATTATTATATCTTCTCTGAAGATGATATGTTCTTTCAAAATAAACCATTAGAAACCTGTAGAAATGGGTTTAATAGATTCTCACCAAATTTATATTCAAATACTTTACAAGTTATTAAAAAAGAAAATTTTGATTTTATAAAATTTAATTATAGTGAATTTTATGGTGATAATGGTACTCAATGGAGTTGGTATAATGTACCCCAATCTGTTAGAGAAGAGTTTTGGCCAGAAAAAAATAAATTACCTGTACAAGGATTAGACCCCAATTCTCCAAAAACCAAATTTAATAACATTAAGACTCATAATGGGTTGCCATATGTTGATGGTGAGATTTATTATTGTAATTGGACTCAATTAATTAGTCGTGTTGGTAATAAAAAAATGTTTTTAAACACCACTTGGGCTAGACCTTTTGAGAATACTTGGATGTCTCATATGTACCAATTAACTAAAAAAGGTGAATTAAATGGTGGTTTATTATTATTAACACCTGTTGAGCATGATAGATTTGACCACTATGCTGGTAACTTAAGAAAAGAATCATAACAGTATATTTATTGTTATGGAATTTTTTATCAAAAGTGGTGCGAATCTGCCCGTATTAAAGATGTTGGTTATTCGTGATGGAAGGAGTGACTTTCAATCTCTAATGGAAAGTTTGGAAACATCTACCATATACTTTTCAATGGTGGATGTAAATACGGGGATTCCAAAGATTGCGTTTGCTCCGTGTAGTATTGTTCCTTTAATACTACCTGATGGTTCTAGTCCTGAATACTACATTTATTACAAATTCTCTGCGAGAAATACTGACAAACCCGGAAAATATAAAGCCGAGTTCTTTATTCAAAATAATGAGGGAAATCTCATTTTACCCTTAAAAGAGCAATTATTCATTAATATACAAGAAACTTTTGTTTCAACGGATAATTGTTGTCCTGACAATACAAGGATACTATTAAGATTATCTGCATATATTAGTTCTGGTTCTATCAATATTTTATATACTTTAGACTCTAACAAAAGTGTTCCGACAGACATTACATTAAGTTTTACAAACACATATCAAGTTTATTCTGGGCCTCCAATAGTTGTTTCAACAGGTGTAACAATAATGTCAGGAACCAAATATGGGGAAACAAATGTTTATTTATTTTCTGACGACTTTAACAATTTAAAAGATATTGGTACTTTCTCTAATTTATCAATTAGCCCAAGTTATCTTTCAAATATTTTTGATATAACAGAGCAATCATTCTTTGTAACACCAACACCCACTCCAACTAATACTGAAACGCCAACTACTACCCCAACACCTACACCAACACCTACTCAAACCGAAGAAAATATTATAGACGCGATACTAACAAATGATGGTGATTATATTCAGGTTGGTGACGGAATATATTTAAAATTTATTGACCCATTTCCCCCGCCTACACCAAATCCAACTCCAACTCAAACAAAAACTCCAACACCTACTCCAACACCAACTGAGACAGAGCAAGTTATAACTGACGCAATACTAACAAATAATGGTGATTATATTAGGGTTGATGATGGAATATATTTAATGTTTATTAACCCAACTCCATTGATGATGGGTTCACCATTTCAGTTAGGTAGAAATCACGTTAAAGATGATAGGGATAATAATTACTTAATATCCAATTTTTATGATTGGTTAGTTAGAATTAAAAGTAAACCTTCTGTTAGTCCAACACCCACAAAAACAAAATTACCCATAACTCCAAGTCATACACCAACAAAATTACCAACAACTCCGACCCACACAAAGACACCAACACCGAGTATTACACCTACCAAACCATTAACATCAAAATATTGGGGTGATAATGTATGGTGGGGAAATCAATTAAATACTCCGATGTGTGTTGGATATGCTTGGTCTCATTGGATTTCAGATGGCCCTGTAGTTCATAGTGGTATTCAACCTGTTGTACCCCCTGATTTAATTTATCGTGAAGCACAAAAAGTGGATGAATGGCCGGGAGAAAACTATGACGGAACATCAGTTAGAGGAGCGGCAAAATACTTAAAAAGTGTCAGTAAAATAACCTCATATTATTGGGCGTTTGATGTTAATACATTAATTATCACAGTATTAAATATTGGTCCAGTGGTTGTTGGCACAAATTGGTATTACAATATGTTCTACCCTGTAAATGGTGTTATAAGTATTGGTGGTTATTTGGCTGGGGGTCATGCTTATGTAATAAATGGTGTTGATATAGTTAAACAACAATTTAGAATTAAAAATAGTTGGGGTCAAACTTGGGGAGTTAATGGACATGCCTATATTTCATTTACAAATATGGCGAGATTAATATCCGAAAGTGGTGAAATATGCTTGGCGGTAGAAAACAATTTTTAAATAATAAAACAATAAAAGATATTTATAAATAAAATAGAAAAATTATGTTAACAGGAAAAACCATAGGAGAATTAACTTATCTGGAAATACCAACACCCGATACTTTAATACCCGTAGAATTAAACGGAGCTACATATCATATTGACTTTTCTGCCATTACAGGAAGTGTTGGCGGACTTATTGAAACAACATATTCTGAACTTGTAAATAATATTAATGGTGGTACATTAAATGTGGGTGCTTATTATATCATAACAGATTTTCAAACTTGTTATGATGTTCCTGAATATTACGTAAATGGTAATCCAAAAGGAAGTGATGCAATACAATATAATCAATCTAATGTTGAACCTATTATTGTTTTTGCAACAAGTCTTAGTACAATTAGTTCAACCGCATATCAACAAGCATATCCAAATGATAGAATCCAATATGATTGGACTTTTAGTGCAACTGAAATAACTCAAGGTGTTGCATATGGTAGAATTTCTGAAAGAATTGATGAATATAACAATAGAACCGATTATGACCACAGAACCATATTTTTTAATAGATTTAGGTCATATGATAAAGGTGTTCAATTAGTAGGATATTTAGACAGTTATGATAGTGGAACTGGTATAATGTTGGGTAACGGAACATCATTTTTTGCTGACGCTCAAATTGGGGACATATTATTTTTTGAGTATCAAGGTTATATGGTGGGTGTTAAGGTTTATAGCGCTAGCACAAATACTTTAATATATGTAATAGTTGACTCATCATTTGGAAGTCAAATAAACTTTACTGGCGGACTTATTCCTCTTTACAAAACAACACCAACAGGTGATATTAACGAATATAAAGAAGTTTATATTGGACAAAAAAATGAAGGGGACTACAATGATTATCTGACTTTTAACTTAGATGGAAGTGCTATACATAACTATGTTGGAGATTATTCTAAATTTTATCTTGATGAAATCGGAAGTACTTCAGGATTTTTATTAGCAAATAATGTGTTTTATGGTAATAGAACTTATTCAAACACAATAGGAGATAGGTCTTATAACAATACAGGAACATATTGGTTTTCAAGAAATACAATTGCGGGTAGATTTTATAATAATGTGATTTATAATAATGGTTTTTATAGTAATAGTATTGGAGAATATTTTAATAATAACATTATTAAAGGTTATATGTATGAAAATACAATTGAACAGTACTTTGAGAATAATGAAATTTATAGAAACTTTTATGGTAACCAAATTGGTAATAATTTTAATAATAATACTGTTTATTCTGACTTTTATGAGAATCAAATTGGTTTATATTTTAATGACAATACTATCGGTGACAATGGTAATTTGGGTGATTTTAATTTTTATAGAAATAGAATAGGAAATAATTTTGAATATAATATCATTAGACAAAATTTCCAAAATAATCAAATTGGTAATCAATTTAACGATAATATCGCTAATGGTAATTTTTATAAAAATGTGATAGGAAACGGCTTTAATGGTAACTATAATATAGGTTATGATTTTTATGGTAATCACATTGGTAATGGATTTAATAATAATGATTTAATTGGAGATTATTTTCACGACAATCAAATCGGTGAGTATTTTTATAGTAATAGTATTTCTTATACATTTAACAATAACCAAATTGGTAACCGATTTGAAAATAATACTTTAGGTGATACTCAATATTTTAATTGGGATAATACAACTATTGAAAATTTAACAGGAAGAACTTATAACACATTTTTTAATTCATTATACGGTGACGATGGAAATCAAAATTTAGGAAATATTATTTTAGGTAAAGAACTTATAATGAATTTCTATCGTGATTCAGGCACAACACAAAGTTTTGGTTATTTGGTGGTTGGTGAGACATATGAAATAACAAACGTAGCGTTTGGCGGTAGTGATTTTAGTAATGTCGCTGATGTAATAGATGGTACAATCAATGAAGTTGGATGTATTTTTATCGCAACAGGAACTACACCAAGTAGTTGGTGTGGAATAACAGTAACTGAATTAACTGTTTATAATGAGTATCACGCCGTTAAATTTAATCAATGGACACAAGGTAGTAATGGTGGAGGTTTTTCATATGAAAGAACAAAAGTGTATCCAACATATGAACCAACCGTTTATTTTACAAAATTAAATTACGAAGACAAAACCGATTTTATTATCCTTAGCCGTCTTGAAATGGTAAGAGGAAACAATGGTGGAATTTATAATCAGGTTTTGGAAGGGGGGTGGAATCAAAATGTTTCACCTGAAGGAACACAATGGAATTCAATTTATACACAACAATATAATGGTAGTTATTTTGAAAACAACACAATTATTAATCAATTCAAAGGAAATTATATTCGTCAACAATTTTCATTAAATAATGTTGACTCTTTTGTTTATGCAAATCAATTTTCAGGTTTTACTTACGGCAATAATATTGGGTCAGAAACACATGGTAATGATTTTTTAGGTGAGGTTTTAGGAAATACTTGGGTGAGTGATTTTTATAATAATACAATAGGTGATGATTTAGATAAAAATACATTTGAGTCAGGATTTTATGGTAATATTATTATAGGGTTTACGGAGGGAAATAAAATAGGTTTAAATACATATGGTAATATTTTTTCAGGCGGTACTGTAACAGGAAATGATTGGAAAGGAGATTTTCACGATAACACTATAGATGGTTCATTTGATGGAAATACTATCGGATTTACGTTTTACAATAATACAATAGTTGGGAACGTACAAGGAAATAAGTTTGGTTACGAAACTTATGAAAACACCATTATTATCCTTTTCACAGGTAATACAATAGGTAATAATTTTTATAGTAATGAATTTTCAGGTGAAACCATAGAAAACATAATAGGTGATTTATGTTATGAAAACCAAATACTAAACTATTTTGAGGGTAATAACATATCTTATGGTTTTAAAGGTAATCTTATTTTAGAACCATTTGCATTTAACAATGTAGGTCTTGGATTCACAGCTAATCAAATATCTGGCCAGACAATATTTAATACGTTTGGCAACATAACAACTGGAAACGACTTCTTAGGTAATTTTATAAGTAATAAAATAAGTAATTTGTTTGTAGAAAATTCGGTTGGTGCCGATTTCAGTCTTAATACTATTGGAGAATCATTTGGTTTTAATATTATCGGTAATTCATTTGGCGCAAATACTGTTGGAATAGGATTTCAGTATAACACTATTGGTAATGAATTTGAAAGTAATTATATTGGTGATATATTTTCTGGAAACACCATAGGTAATAGTTTTGGATATGGTGCTGTCTCAAGTCAAAAAAATATTATAGGTGATAATTTTATTGCCAATACAATAGGAGAACATTTTTATAATAATAGAATTAGTAATAATTTTAACCTTAATATTGTTGATAATTATTTCCAATGGAATATTGTTGATACCATAGTTGGCGATACTTGTTTAACCACAGGTGTGTTATACGAACCAACAACGGTTAACATCTTTAAAAATAGAAATCTTGATAATAGATTGTCGTATTATGATGAATTAGATGTGTTAACAATAGAAACATTAACTGAAGCACCTTGTAATGATATTACAACTTTAGACATACCTGAAAATGATTTAAATTTTGGATTAGTATTATAATAAATAAATAAAAAATAAAAAATAAAAAAAAATGATACAAGGAATTAGAATAACAAGTACAAATTTATCAGGTGCCACCGCCGATGTAACTTTTTATCCAACAACAGGTGGTTCAACTTCTTTAGGTACTCAAATGATACCTTTTAATAACATTAGTGATTATCCTTACGGTATCTATGATTTATCGGTTGCGGAATATGATAGAACATATGAAATAGAAGTACCAGCTCCATTAGATGGGCAGGATGCATACACACTAACTGTAAGAGGTATTACTGTTGATGATGTAACATATCCATTTTCGGATGCAGTACTATCTGAAGTGTGGGGAACATATACAACATCATATATCACAAATGAAGGTATACCATCAACAGATATTATTTTAGCTGAAGGTATTTGTTCAGATGATGTTGATGCATCAAAAGTACCTAATAACATCGGTGAATGGCCAAATAGTATAAACTCATTTCTTGGGCCATTTCAATCGGGTGGTTTGGCTGGTTATCCATTTGTTGGTAGTGTTGGTCTTGGCGCATTTGCAAGTCATGTTACAAATACAGGGACACTTTTTGTGACAAGTATGCCACACATTGGTGTTACTGAAGATGGTCGTTCAGGTAGAATGTTAAGAAGAGGTAAATCAGATAGTTTAACTGATAACACTTGTGGTGCTATTTGGGGCGCGATTAACCAAGTTGTAAATGTATTAACTGATGCTCCAAGTCAAAGTAATCCACCATTTGATAATGGTAATTATTCTTTTTGGAAATTAACAGATATTTTATGGGCGGAGCCAGTTAGAACTATATTGACAGGATTTACAGGTAATGCTGAACAAATTTATAACCAACAAATGATATTTGCAACAGAAACTATTAGAGATTCTGCATATGATTATATCATTGATAATTTACCTGCAGCAACCGAAGCAAATACTGAAAATGATGTGTATTTTTTAAGTGGTATTTTTATTAATAGTGATGTTAGTACTGGTACAACACAATATGAATCATATGTTGTTGTTGATAAGGTTATGAAATACCAATTTGGTATTGGGTGGAGCGATATAACATCAGATTATAAGTTAGGATTACCAATTGACTAAATAAATTAAAATAAAAAATAATAATTATGAGAATTTGTATATTATGTGAAGAATCTAAAGTTTCACAAGTAAGAGAAAAAATGAAAAATGACAATATCTTGAACATAGATTTGTCATCAACAGGAGAATTACCCGCAACACATAAATTTTGTGTTATGGCAGTTACCGAAGAAAAGGCCAAAAGACTTATGGATTCTGCCGAGTTTGTTATAATTGAGGCAATGAACCCAAGTGAATTTTTGACAAAACATAACCTTAAAAAAATTGGTAAATACGGACTTGGAAACTTATAAGATAAAAAAAAAATTCATCTCAAAAGATGAGGCAAACCAAATAGTAAATTGGTTGGATTCTGTTAACCATATAGGTGATGATAGTAATTATCATCTTACAGAATTATCCAAAGTATTAAAAGGTAAATCTTGTATTTTTGATATTTCAAATACAACATTAACAAATTATATTACAAAATTCCAATCAATATCTAATGTATCTAAAGAACCTTTACCGGACTTTATTCATATTATAGTTGATAGAATATCAGAAGAATTTAATTTTCCAAAAGATAATATTTTTCTTCAGGCGGTTGATATGAATAAAGGGGGAAAAATTAACCCACATTATGATGCATCTCTTGATGGATATGTTAATTATAAATGTAACATTAGTGTTTTGTCGGAAGATTATAATTTATTTTTAGGTGATGATACAATTAAGATAGAAGAAACTGATTTATACGGATTTGAGGCTTCCTTATACAAACATTGGACAAATGAATTTAACTCAAGAAGAGTTTTTTTAAGTTTTGGGTTTGTATTAAAATATGAAGATGTGGGTAGAGATATAAATGACCCAAGGGTTAGATTAAGTAAAAGAATTGAGAAATACTTTCAAAAATAAAATATTTATTAAATAAAGAAAAATGGGAACAAAATACATTGTAAATAATTTAACAGGACAAACCATAACGGGTGATTTGACAATTAATGGAAATATAATTGTTACGGGTTCAACAAATAGTGTAGGTACTTATAAAGCGTTATTAAGTCAAACAGGTTCAATTACAGGAACTAGTATAGATGACTTTGGTGGTCAATTAATAATTGGTGAAACATATACTATTACAAATTATGTGAGCGATGATAATTTTTATAATGTTGCTGATATTATAAGTGGGGGAACTCTTAATTTTGATTATGTTGGGACCGCCCCAGGGGTAGGTTACGCAGCATTTACTGGTGTTACAGGAACAACAAGTGGTTTGGGTAGTGGGGCATCTTTTGATGTTTATTGGTGCGGAACGACATATATTTCAATTAGTGTTGTAACTAGTGGAGTTGATTATGTTGTGGGAGACACAATAACAATATTAGGAACTGAACTTAGTGGTAGTACTCCTGAAAATAATATAACAATTACTGTTACTGATTTAACACCCACTGAAACGGGATGTGTGTTTATTGCAACTGGTGATGTACCATCGTATTGGGGGGAAGGTTCTCAATTAGTGTCAGGTGGTGATATTGTTTCCCGTGTTTTAGAAAATTCACTAGGGTTTGATATTGATTGGATTCATGATGATGTTGGTTATTATATTGGGTATCGTTCTGACATTCCTTTTACATACTTTAATGAATTTCCAAGAAATGACATATATACAAATGCTCAATCGGTATATCCTTTTGATTTTTTTGGTTGTCCTTTTTCACCACTTTTAACAATTGGTGTTGGTTATGATTATTTACCTAATGATTCTTTATATTTAACTGTCACTGATGTGTGTGCAGGTCCAGGCCCTGCGTATTTAGATAACTTACTATACTTTACACCTATTCAAATACAATTTAAAAAAGAATATCTTGATATATATGGGGCACTTGATGATTCTTTTCCTTTTAATTATGTGAGCTTGGCGTTATTTTGTAATGGTAGTTATTTAACAAGTATTTATGCTGACAACACATCTACTGTTAATAACATGTCTGAATTAATAACATTGTTAAATAATGACCCACAAAGCAAAATGTATGATATATCATTCTCTGAGGGTGGGCCAGGCGGTATTATAATGAGAATGTCAAAAGATATCAAAAACTTATTTTGTACGGGTGAATTAACATTTTTAGTTTATAGTGACCTTTAAATCAATAAAAAAATAAAATTATGATAAAGATAATAAAAAGAACAACAGATAATAAATACCTTAAATCAGTTGAAACTGAAACGTGGGTTGATGATATTAAAGATGCGTTTGAAATGACATACTTAGAGTGTGAAACAGCTAAAACGGCATTAAATGGTGTGTTTTTACCAGAACAATTAAAGGAAATTATTAATCCGCAAAAAGGTAAACCAATGTCTGATGAAGAAAGGGCTCTGCTATCTGCAATGAAACCAAGAAAAAATATATCACCAAAATTGCAATCTATAATGAATAATAGAGTAAGTAAAAAAGAAGAATATTTAAAAAGTTTAGATATAAGTAAATTTTTTAAAAAATAAAATTGATTTTGACTAATCAAGTTTAGTTAATTATATTTATAGGTAATGAGTAAGGCAAACTTCACAATGTTGTGAAAGCTAATATCCCACTCTTAATTAAAATATGATTGACAACCAAGAAATTGAGTCCTTCTTACACGGAGGAGACCCAGAAGAATTTATAACTGCAATAGAGTATGACTACGCGAGCAACTCCATCTATAAGATTAAAGAAATCCCCGGAAAAGGAAAAGAAATAAGAAAAGACACCTTTACCCCATTTGCTTGGGTGGGTGATTTACGTAATTTAAATTTCTATCAAAACTCCAAGGCTTTGCAGAAAGAGGCGATGTCCAAATATGGTATTGTCATAGAAAAATTAGAAACAAATGGTAATGAAAGATTAGAAAAAGGTTTAACATTTATGGTTAAATCTTTAAAAGGATATAGGGAATTGATACAATTCTTCAGAGACGGACAATTAGACCCCTGGGGAGACAAAGCAAAAGATAAGATACAGATACTACCCCCCGTTGAGCAATACCTTATTTCAAGAGAAAAACGACTATTCAAGGGATATGAGAATTACAATGAAGTAACCAGACTTGTATTTGATTTGGAGACAACATCATTAGAACCATCTCAGGGTAGAATATTTATGATTGGGATTAAAACCAATAAAGGATATAATAGAGTTATTGAATGTATTGATGAAACTCAAGAAAGGGGTGCAATCATAGAATTCTTTAGGGTTATTGATGAACTCAAACCAAGTATAATTGGTGGTTATAATTCTGCAAACTTTGATTGGTTTTGGATATTTGAAAGATGTAAGATTCTTGGGTTATCTATTAAAAAGATTTGTCGTTCCCTCCATCCTGACCATTCTATAAATCAAAAGAGTAGTATGTTAAAACTTGCCAATGAGGTGGAAGAGTTTCAACAGACACAAATATGGGGTTATAATGTGATTGATATTATCCATTCTGTTCGTAGAGCACAGGCAATCAATTCAAGTATTAAGAGTGCTGGTTTGAAATATATTACAAAATACATTAAGGCTGAAGCCGCGGATAGGGTTTATATTGAACATACCGACATTGGTAAATTATTTCTTAATAAAGAAGAATATTGGTTAAACACAACAAACGGAAAATATAAGAAATCTGCTGACTACCAAGACTTGGATGTTAAGTTTCCTGGTGTTTATAAGAAAGTAACGGGAGATAGATTGGTTGAGTTATATCTTGAAGATGATTTGGATGAAACATTACTTGTTGACCAAGAATTTAATCAGGGTTCATTCTTGCTTGCGGCAATGATTCCAACAACATATGAGAGGGTTTCAACAATGGGAACCGCAACCTTATGGAAGATGTTAATGTTGGCTTGGAGTTATAAACATAAGTTGGCGATTCCGGCAAAAGAAAGTAAGACAGACTTTGTGGGTGGACTATCAAGATTATTAATGGTGGGGTTCTCAAAGAATGTATTGAAATTGGATTTTAGTTCTCTTTATCCGTCAATACAATTGGTTCACGATGTGTTCCCAACTTGCGATGTAACGGGTGCAATGAAAGGGATGTTAAAGTATTTCCGTGATACCCGTATTAAATACAAACAACTTGCCGAGGAACATTATGAGTCAGACCCATCAAAATCTGCATCTTATTCAAACAAGCAACTTCCGATTAAAATATTTATAAATTCCATGTTCGGAGCATTATCAGCACCACAGGTGTTTGCTTGGGGTGATATGTATATGGGTGAACAGATAACTTGTACTGGTAGACAATACCTACGTCAGATGTTAAGATTTTTCACAAAGAAGGGATATACCCCACTTGTGTGCGATACGGATGGTATGAACTTCTCAATACCGGATGGTGTTGAAATAAGGAAGTATGTCGGTAAAGGTTTAAATTGGAAAGTTAAGGAGGGTAAAGAATACACGGGTTATTATGCGGATGTTGCCGAATTCAATGACATATTCCAAAGAGGTGAGATGGCATTAGATTGTGATGGTACTTGGGATAGTTGTATTAACTTATCAAGAAAAAACTATGCGGTTATGGAATCAAATGGTAAGATTAAACTTACAGGTAATTCCATTAAGAGTAAAAAACTCCCCCTTTATATTGAAGAATACTTGGATAAAGCAATTAAATTATTATTAGAAGGTAAGGGTAAAGAGTTTGTTGAACATTACTATGAATACCTACAAAAGATATTTGATAAACAAATTCCATTAAGTAAGATTGCCCAAAGAGCTAAAGTTAAGTTAAGTCTTGATGACTATAAGAAGAGATTATCAACTAAAACTAAGGCAGGTAATAGTATGAGTAGAATGGCACACATGGAATTATCAATTCAAAATAATTTAAATGTTAATCTTGGTGATGTTATAACTTATGTTAATAATGGTATTAAGGCATCACACGGAGATGTTCAAAAGAAAGGTGACGGAGTTCAGATAAATTGTTATTTATTAAATCCGGCAGATATTGAAAAGAATCCTGAATTAACTGGTGAATATAATGTTCCAAGAGCAATATCAACTTTTAACAAAAAAATTGAGCCGTTGTTAATTGTATTTAACCAAGAAGTTAGAGATAGTTTATTGGTTACAGACCCAGAACAAAGAGGGATATTTACAACATCACAATGTGAATTAATTAATGGTATTCCATTTGAACCACAAGACCAAGATAGTGTTGAGGACTTATTAACTATTACTGAAGCCGAATTAAAGTTTTGGGAAAGAAGAGGTATTGAACCTAACTATATCTATGAGTTTGCTGAAGAAGGGTGGGAAGATAAAGTTTAAGAGGATTTCAATCCATCAGAACTTAAAATATACCAGTTTCCTTCACAGAATCTGAATTCAATACAAGAACCTTTGTCAGCAAAGATTTCATCATATTGTTCATCAATTTTACCAACAAGTGGTTTAATAATTGTTTGGATTAATGCTTTGATTACAATGTGTTCTGTTGTTGAAGAATCTAAATATATTGTGGCCTCAAATAAACCTTTAACAATAATACATTCTTCACCCATTGTTTTATATTCTCTTTCAGAAACAATGGATACTTCGGATGTATTAACAACTAACCCATTGATTCTTCTCTGTATGGGTATTGATTTAATGATTGGCATATATGTATTATATTAATATAATTTAATTAGTAAATTAAATTACATATATTTGTCTTTGGAACGCTCTAAACTTAAGTTGTTTATTTAAATTTTCAGCAATTAATGCTTCTTTCTCCATTTGCTTTTCAGGACGGAGTCTTTCTAATCTTAATTGTAATTCTTCAAGAAGTTTTAATTTTTCATCTTTACCTTCAGTTTGTAAACTTTGGTATTCCAATTGAATTTCGGAGTCGGGTGTCTTTAAATTACCACTATATTTTCCTCTAACTCTTCCTAAAGTTTCCTTAACATATGCTGTAAACCACCTTCTAACCCATTGTTGAGCGGGTTCATTCAAATCTTGCCAAGATAACGCATCTAATGGAACATCTGAAGGTAATCTAATAATATCGGGATTTAATCTCAAACAACTATCTCTATCTGCTCCGTCAACCTCATAATACCAATACCAAACTTTACTACCAACATATGAACTATATGTTGACCAGTTAAATCTACCACCAGGTGTATTCATAAGGTGAATTAATTTTTTACCATCAAGTGATGCTGTTACCCTATATGTTAAACTACCACCTAAAATTCTATTAAGAATATTTGCTTCTTGTGCTCTCACCAAATAATCAAACCCTGACATCATAAAGAAAGAACCTTGAGAACCAAATTGAGCATAACCCGTTTGATTCGCGCCAAGTCCTGCTCCGTCAAATCCGCCACCCATCATACCGAATGGCCCAAATAATGAAGAGGTGTTATTAGCAAACCAAAGTAGTTCATTAATTTCTCTTCCCGCAGGAATTTCATATGTTTGAACATTTTTTTCTAATGTGATGAAATCTTTTTTAAGAGTCCAAGGCCCAACGGCTTGGAGTCCCACAATTTTAGAGTATGCAAATTGAAATTGTTTTTCAAAGTCAAACGTCCTTGTAATTAAGGCGTTCGCGACAGATTGTTTACTCATATCAAGATTGACTAAGTTAGTCCAATTGGTTTCAATCAACCAATCTTGAATATATTGTTCATAATCTTGAATTGATAGTTCCATTAAAGAATCCATCATTTCATCTTCAATTTCAACACTTCTAATAGGAGCACCTAATAGGTGTTTAATTCGGGTATAAATTTTTGACCTTTCGGGTTCTTGGATTACTGACATATTAATAAATATTTACAAAAAAGATTAATTTCTTAAATTGTTTATTTTTTGTAAAATTTCTTCTGCTGCGTCAGCAATATTTTGATTATCCCCCATTACTGTTGCAATAACTTGTTTCTTTGCATTGATAATATCATATATAACCCCCTCTACACTATTCTCAAAAATAGGGTAGTAAACTAATACATTATTTTTTTGTCCATATCTATATGCCCTGTCTTCGGATTGAGCGTGGTCTGAGGGAAGAAAAGATAAGTCATTCATTATCACCGCTTCAGCGGCTGTTAAGGTAATACCTACTCCGGCCGCCCTAATATTCCCAACAAATACTTTTACCTTTGGGTTATCTTGAAACTCATCAACACTCCTTTGTCTTTCTGGTTTTGACATTGAACCATCAAGTTTAACGGCTGATTTACCAAAGTGTTCAACAATTTTATTTAATGAATCGGTAAAATTACAAAATATGATAACTTTTTTATCTTGTTCTATAATATTTTCAGCAAGTTCAATGGTATGTAAAATTTTTTCATCTGCAATAACTTGTCTAACTTTAGTAAGTTTTGAAAACTGAACAGTAAGTGATTTTGATTCATCAGGGTTTTTTTCATACCAATTATAATAATCACCCATTAATTCCTCATATAATTTTGATTTTAATCTCAAATAAACGGGGGTAATAATTTTATCGGGTAAATCTAATACATCTTCTTTAAGTCTTCTTAATATTGTCCCTGATGTTCTATCCCTTAGTTCCTCCAAGTTAGAGGCTCCCATTACATTCCATATTTTTCTAGGTCCAACCTTAAATTGATACCCAGCACAATATCTAATAACATAAGCCATCCAATTTTTTGCTGATGGTGAATCAACCAAACTTAAAAGATTATAATAATCAATGGGGCGAGATGTCATCGGAGTTCCCGTTAATAACCACAACCTATCAATATCTTTAACAAAATCATTTATTAATTTTGTTCGCTGAGCTTGAGCATTTTTAATATAGTGCGCTTCGTCAACAATAACCAAATCAAAATTGGACTTAAGAATTTCGGAATTTTCTTTATTTTTAACATCGTGGAAATTTTTTATTATATCATAGTTTATTATCACAAAATCATGCTCAGTTGAAAAGGTTTTACTTTCCGCAATAAAAACATCTTTGTTGGAATAGTTTTCAATTTCTCTCTTCCAATTTATTTTAAGGGTCGCCGGACAGATTATTAATATTTTTTTTGCACCAGCCTCTAACGCCGCAATAATTGTGGAAGTTGTCTTACCCAATCCCATGTCATCAGCAAGGATAAATCTTTTGTTTTCAACTAATTTTTGGATTGCTTCTTTTTGATGTTCAAGTGGGGGACGATTGGAATATTTTTCATAGTTAATAACAACATTCTTTACTGTATTGTCTTTAATGATTGAGGCCTTTGGTAACCAAAATTCGTGAAGTTCTTCTTTTTCAAACATCTTACCCCAAATATGATAAGCCTTTTCTTTTTCCGCCAATATCTTTTCAACATAAACTTTTTCAGGAACAATGGGATATAATTTATCATCAGCAAACTTCTGAGCGAAGTATGCATCAAGAACTGCCCATTTCTTGGCAACTTTTGGTTGTTTAGTATGGTTAGATATAATATACTCCGATTGACTTCTTGTTGGGTAGAATTTTCTGTTAATTTGGGACTTTCTTTTAAGTTCCAATATATGATTGTTTGACCCTTCGTAAGTTTCAAGAATAGTTAATGCCTTTGATTCTAAGCTTATTTCCATTAATGAATAAAAATTATCTTAAATATAGTTATAATTTATATATTTATCAATATGCAAAAATTAGTTCCGATAACAAGGTTGGGTAGATTTTTTGGTGGAGAAGATTATGCTTTAGATATCAGTATGGGTCAAGAATGGCTTGAAGGTGATATGAACTTTACTGTTGTCCTATATAGAGTTGATAGATACAAAACGAAAACGGATGATGTTTATGGTGAGGTTGTTGAAGATGGACAAAAGTTTTTACCCCCTGTTGAATTAAAAGGTTTGGTTAAAATTGTTGCCCCCACCAATCAAAAATTAGGTAGTTCAAAATTGAGACAAGAAGAACCGGGTAATATGAATTTCTCTATTTATCAAAAAACTTTGGATGATTTACAAGTGGACATACTATTTGGTGATTATATAGGGTATTATGAAACTGAAAATAAGGTGAGATATTATAGTGTTTCCGATGATGGTAGGGTTGTTTCAGATAATAAACACACATACGGAGGAATTAGACCATTTTATAGAACAATAGTTGCAACACCCGTTAGTCAAAATGATTTTAAAGGAATATGAGAATAATAATAACAGAAACACAGAAAAAAATGTTGGTTGACTCAATTTTGGGAGACAGGGTTATGGTATACTATAACTTACACAAACACACATTCTCAGTTCAAAAAAATGGTTTAGTAATCTTACACGCCGACTATTTAAAATTAAAAAATGTTGAATTTAGAGTTAGACAAAGAGGAAATGAAAGAGTTAGAGATGAAAAATCTAAAAATGTTCATGCATTTGTAATTGGTGATTTGATTGATTATTGTCAATATCCTTGTGATGAAATGCCTGAAGAAGCAATGGTAGATGTTGTTACGTATAACCCATATAAACATAATAGTTTTGTTTATAAAGAAACGGAGGAACCTGTTTTTAAGGCGAAAGAGGTTGATATGATAAATTCAAAAAATAAATTGTTTGTAATTCAAAAATAATGGCATTTCCTAAACAAATTAAAAAAACTCTTCCTTTGGTTCCTGATAAGGAATTATCTGCCCGTAGACAAGAATTGGCGGAATTTATAACAAAGGATGGGACTTATCTACCAAAGTCGGTTTTACACGCTGATTTAGATAGAGGTATGTTAGATTTTGTTAAAAATGATTTATCTATTGTATCTGAAGGTAAAATTGTTCCAATGGTTGATATTATATTAACAACACAAAATTGGGCTCAATTTACTGAAACTTGGAACTTTGTTGATAATGATTTAAATGCAAAACCCCCATTCATTACTGTTGTAAGACAACCTGAAGTAAAATACGGAACTAATCCGGCATTAATGTATACCATACCAAATAGAAAACAATTTTACTTTGCTCAAGTACCAACTTGGAATGGTAATCAACAAGGTATGGACATTTATACTATACCACAACCCGTACCTGTAGATATTGTTTATAATGTTAAAATAGTTTGTAATAGAATGAGAGAACTTAATTTGTTTAACAAAGTTGTTCTACAAAAATTTTCTTCAAGACAAGCATATACCTTCATTAAAGGACAATATGTTCCAATTATCTCAACAAATATATCAGATGAGTCTGTTATGGATATTGATAAAAGAAAATATTATATACAGAACTATGATTTTACAATGCTTGGTTATCTGATAGATGAAGAAGAATTCCAAGTTAAACCCGCAATATCAAGGGTAATGCAAGTATTTGAACTTGATACAACCACAAGAAAAAGAAGGGCTGATAAAAAACCTGAAAATGCAAATTTATTTGAATTAACTTTTCCGTTTGCTGTTGGTGTGACTTCTTTTAGTAAAAATATGGACTACACTATCAATATGAATGTAGATTATTCTAAAAATATTAGTTCTTATGATGTTTATATTAATGGGGACTATTATGGTACAGATATTCAGGCAATACCAATTAATACCAATGACTTATTACAAATAGATATTATTAAAAATGACAACACATTAGAATCTATTTTAAAATTTGGAAACGCATTAGTTTAATCTTCCCCGTAGATATCTTTTTTTTCTTTACATTTTTCAATTATTAAGTTCTCTAAAAACTTATAAATTTTAATACCTCTCTTATCACAATATTTTTTTAATATTGCGTGAGACTCTACAGATATCTTAATATTTTTTATATCCTTGTTATCGTTTTGTGACATAAATAGAAAATAAGCAGAATTTTTTCATACTATATATAAATAGTTTTATAAAAGTAAAGTTTTTTCCATTAGTTATGAATATTTATCTATAAAATAAATCATTAATAGAACAACATAATAATGGCAACAACTCAAGTAAATCAAAAAGTATTCGTATCACCCGGGGTGTATACTTCAGAGACGGATTTATCATTCGTCGCTCAAAGTGTCGGTGTTACAACATTAGGTCTGGTAGGTGAAACCTTAAGGGGTCCTGCATTTGAACCAATCTTCATAACAAATTATGACGAATTCCAAGCGTTTTTTGGCGGAACAGAACCAACAAAATTTATTGGAACTCAAATCCCTAAGTATGAAGCGGCATATATTGCTAAATCATACCTTCAACAATCTAATCAATTATTCGTAACAAGAATTCTTGGTTTATCAGGATATGATGCGGGTCCTTCTTGGAGTTTGAGGGTAACGGCTAATGTTGATGGTACAACAATAGGTATTGATTCTTCAGTACCAACAGCACCTTGGACAGCGACTTTTACAGGAGATACTTCCTTAAATACAATTCAACTTATAAGTGGTGCATTACCAATTGAAGTTTCATCTAATTATAACACTCAATATAGATTGGCAAATGGTTCAGTCTCTACATATTCTGCTGACACTTTAAATGTATTAACATCATACGCATTAACACCAAGTACAACAGGAACAACCGCAATTTTTTATGGTGCAATTCCTCAGTCCGATTATAATGTTTTGGCATCACAATATACAATATTAAGTAATGTATTTGGTTGTGATGATTTAGACTTGCATGCAAATGATTTAACCGCAGGTTCTAATGATTCTTGGTTTTATTCTAATTTTCATTTAACAACGGGAGTTGTTTATCCTGGATATTCTTTTAATTATAATGTTACAAATTTATCAACGGGTACATCAACATCAACATCATTTCAAATAACAATAACAGGTAATACTTATACTTTTTCAGGTACTGCATATGAGGGGATTAATAATTTAATTGTTGCAACTCTTCGTTCAAGAGGTATATCTGAATATAGTTCAACACAGCATGGTCCTGAATATGAAGTTCCTGGTAGAGTTGATAGTTTTGGTAATTGGATTGGAGATGATTTACAAATGGTTTGTACTGACCAATACTCATATGTTCAATCAAGTCCTTTTGCGACATTCTTATTATCGGGTTATACTAAAGATAATAATACATTCTCATTTGAGACATCATTATTGGCATCAAGTAGTAAGTTTATAACTAAAGTACTTGGAATGGATAATTTTGGTAAATCAAGAACTCAAGTTCCTATTTTTGTTGAAGAAATTTATGCAGGTGCTTTGGATTATCTTTATAATAAAGGATATATTCGTGGTTTAGATTGTACTTTAATTGCATTACCTGACGCAAGAAGTAGAAGTACTCAATCAATTGCTTGGAATTTAGAAAAATATACAACACCAATGACACCTTTCTTAGTTTCTGAACTAAGGGGTACTGAAGTTTTTAATTTATTTAGATTTATTTCAATATCTGATGGTACCGCAGCAAATACAGAAGTTAAGGTGTCAATTGCGGGAATCTCTTTTAATAATCAAACTTTTGATGTATTAGTAAGAAGTTTTTATGATACTGATACTAATCCTGTGGTAATTGAGAAATTTACAAATTGTAATTTAGATATTAATTCTAATAGTTTTATTGCTAAAAAAATTGGTACTGCAAATGGTGAGTTCGCTTTAATTTCTAAATATATTATGGTTGAAATGGCTGACAATTATCCTGCTGATGCATTACCTTGTGGTTTTCACGGATATACACAAAGAGTTTATTCTAATACTAGTAATCCATCACCAATAGCAATTTATAAAACACATTATAATATACCAGGAGAAACAGTATTTAATCCTCCATTTGGAAGTACTTCAGGTGGTGTAAATGTTGTTACATCAAATGGTGATGTCATTAGAAGAACTTATTTAGGTTTCTCAAGTAAACTTGGTGTTGATGATTCATTCTTACAATATAAAGGTAAACAAAATCCTACAATTGGTTGGGAAACTGCTACAGACTCTGATAGTTGGAATTATCAAACAAGAGGTTTCCATATGGATTCAGGAGCAACTGTTATTACAATATCAAATTCATATGATACAAGTGGTGAAACCGCATTTGATTGTGGTGTTGCATCTTTCCATAGTGAACCATCAACTCAAGCAAATCCTTATTACTTTATCTATTCAAGAAAATTCACAGTATGTTTTGCTGGTGGTTTTGACGGATGGGATGTTTATAGAGAATTTAGAACTAATGAACAAAGATTCCGTCTTGGTGGATTAGGTTATTTAGATGGAGCGGCACCTGATACAAGATATCCAACAGCAACAGGTGATGGTATGTTCAAACCAATTGTTGTTAATCAAAATACTGTTGATTACGCAAACACCGATTTTTACGCATATTTGTTAGGTATTGAAACCTTTGCAAATCCTGAAGCAACAAATATTAACATATTCGCAACAGGTAGTATTGATATAGTAAATCACGACAGTTTGGCTGAAGCAGCAATTAATATGGTTCAATATGAAAGAGCCGATTCTATTTATATCGCAGCAATACCTGATTATGATATGTATACCCCTGATGGTGGTGATTCAATAAATAATATTTTACCACAAGAAGCTGTAGATAATTTAGACCAAACAGGTATTGATTCTAACTATACTGCAACTTACTACCCTTGGATTCTTGTTAGAGATACTGTTAATAATACACAGATATATCTTCCACCAACAGGTGAAGTTTGTAGAAATTTAGCATTGACTGATAATATTGCTTTCCCTTGGTTCGCATCTGCGGGTTATACAAGAGGTTTGGTTAATTCAGTTAAGGCAAGATTTAAATTAACACAAGAAGATAGAGATACTTTGTATCAAGGTAGAATTAACCCAATTGCAACCTTCTCTGATGTTGGTACAGTAATATGGGGTAATAAAACTTTACAAATTTCTGATTCAGCTCTTAACAGATTAAATGTTAGAAGATTGTTATTACAGGCTCGTAAATTAATATCCGCAGTTGCTGTTAGATTATTGTTTGAACAAAACGACCAAATAGTTAGACAACAATTCTTGGATAGTGTTAACCCAATATTAGACGCAATTAGAAGAGATAGAGGTTTGTATGATTTCCGTGTGACTGTATCATCTTCACCTGAAGATTTGGATAGAAACACTTTAAATGGTAAAATTTATCTTAAGCCAACAAGAGCACTTGAGTTTATCAATATTGAATTCTTGATAACACCAACAGGTGCGTCTTTTGAGAATATATAATAAATTTAAAATATGATAGGGGGTTGTAAAATATCCCCTATCTTTGTACTTATGAAAAGATTTATTTTAGAAGGTTTTAATGAGGAAAGTACTCCAGATATGAAATATTATGCATTTGATTGGGATGACAATATTGTTTCAATGCCAACAAAGATAATATTAAAAAATAGTGAAGGGGATGAAGTAGGTATGGGAACAGAGGATTTTGCGGAACATAGACACGACATTGGAAAAAAAGATTTTAAATATAACGGGGAAACTATTGTAGGTTATGCAGAAAATCCTTTTAGGAATTTTAGAGTAGAGGGGGATAAACAATTTTTAGTTGATGCAATGAGAGCAATTCCCGGACCAGCATTTGATGATTTTAGAGAATCTATTAATAATGGTTCAATATTTGCAATTGTAACGGCTAGGGGACACAATCCTGAGACTTTAAAACAAGGGGTGTACAACTACATCATTTCAAATTTTAATGGTATAGATAAAGACCAATTGATTAAAAACTTAAGGAAGTTTAGAACTTTTTCTGATGAGGGTGAGATGAGTGATAATGATTTAATTAAATCTTATTTAGAACTTAACAGATACCACCCCGTTTCATTTGGTGATGTTAAAGGGGCTGAAAATCCTGAACAAGCAAAGGTTATGGCGATGGATGAATTTGTATCTTATATTAGGGCGATGTCAGCGTTGTTAAATAAAAAGGCATATATCAAAAAAGATTTGGGAAATAAATTTATTCCTAAAATGCCTAAAATAGGGTTTTCTGATGATGATATTAGAAATGTTGAAGCGATGAAGAAACATTTTGAGAACAAGCCGGATAATATAGTTAAGACTTATTCTACAGCTGGAGGTATTAAAAAAGAATATAAATAATTAATTATTATTAAGATATATTAAGAATTATTAATACTGGATACTGGAACTGGATATATAAAGGATAAAAAAAATTAAAACAAAAGTAAATAGATAAATTTTTTAAAAAAGGTACTATTTATTATCAATAAACAAAAAAATTAAATACAATATAATATGGCTGATTTATTAATGAAAATGCCCATACCTTATGAACCGAAAAGACAGAACCGATTCATTTTAAGGTTTCCTTCAAGTTTAGGTATCAATGAGTGGTTTATTGAGAGTTCATCTAGACCTCACATATCAATTGCTGCAACTGAGATTCAATTCTTAAATACATCAACGTGGGTTGCAGGTAGATTTAACTGGCAAACAATTAACGTGACCTTTAGAGACCCAATTGGGCCTTCAGCTGCACAAGCTCTTATGGAGTGGGTTCGTTTACACGCAGAATCTGTTACAGGTAGAATGGGTTATGCTGCAGGATATAAAAAAGATATTGACTTGGAGATGTTGGACCCAACGGGTGTAGTTGTTGAAAAGTGGATATTGTATGGTACATTCTTAACTGATGTGAACTTCAATACTTTGGATTACAAATCAGATGCTTTGGCAACAATCACAGCAACTTTAAGAATGGATAGATGTGTATTGGTTTACTAATAAAGATTATCTATTTATTGACGATATTAATGAATTCCTGTATATTTTATATACGGGAATTTTTATTTCTAATAGGTTATAAAAAAATATCTTTATAAACCATTAATCTTACTTACATTTAATCTATAAAATAAAATTATGGACGAATCAAGACAATACGGACAACAAAATTTAACTCTTCCCCACGATGTGGTACCTTTACCATCTGGGGGTGTGTTTTATAAAAATAAAAAACAATCAATTAAAGTTGGTTATTTAACTGCAATGGATGAGAATATCTTATTAGGTGGGGGAGACATTGCAACAAATTTATTAAGGGCAAAAATATATGAACCCGACTTTAAAGTGGAGGATATGTTAGAGGGAGATATTGAAGCAATCTTAATCTTTTTAAGAAATACTTCATTCGGGCCTGAAATTACTGTTACAGCAATAGACCCGGTAACAAAGAAAGAATTTAAAGTTGATGTTTTATTGGACCAATTACCTTTAATAAAAGGAATTGACCCAAACCCAGACGGAACATTTACGGTACTTTTACCAAAAAGTAATACAACAATAAAATTAAAACCATTAACAAATGGTGATACAGTATTAATAAATAAAACAATTGAATCATATCCTTTGGGTAGAGTTCCGCCAAAAGTTACAATGAGACTACAAAAAGAAATTGTTGAGGTTAATGGAACTATTGATATGGGCGAGATTGCAAAATTTGTTGAGCAATTACCGATTGCAGATTCTAAATATATTAGAAAGTTTATGAACGAAAACGAACCTAGACTTGATTTAACAAAAAAAATTACAGCCCCATCAGGAGAGAAACTGACAATTAACGTCGGATTTGGGGTGGACTTTTTTCGCCCTTTCTTCTAATTATAGAAAATCTCAAATTGATGAATTTTATTATTTAAACACATTATTAAAAATAACTTACTCTGATTTTGAAAGGATGCCGATTTTTATTCGGAGATATCTTTTAGATAAATGGGTAGAAAGTAATAGCAAGGACTAATTTTTTAGTCCTTGTTCTATTTATAATAAAACAAAATTATATGGCACCAGCAGATGATGAAACAAGCGTATTACAAAAATTTTTAGATAAGTTTAAAGAACTTATGCCTGACTTTGAGCACGCATATAGAGAAATGACAGGAAACGCAACAGCTTTAAATAATGTATTTACTCAGAATAGACAAAGAATACAAGAAATACAAAATGCTATTGCGGATACCATACCAGCGATTGAAAAATTAGGCGGAACAACTAATGATGCTTTTAATGTATTAAAAGATGTATCAGAAGCAACTCAAAGAAATGTTATCGCCAGTCAAGAAGACGCAGCAAAATTATACTCTATAAATAAAGTTCTTGATTTAAGTACTAATAGTCTTGTAAAAGGGTTTCAAGATGTAGGAGTTCAATTTTCTCAAATTGGACCACAAATGGAACACGCGATTAATTATGTCCAAAATTTGGGATTAAATTCTAAACAAGTAATGGGGGATGTTGTTAGAAATATGTCTTTGATGAATCAATTTAATTTTGAGGGAGGAGTTCAAGGGTTAACAAAAATGGCGGCAAACGCATCAATTTTAAAATTTGATATGAGTGAAACTCAGAGGTTTGCCGACAAAGTTTTAGACCCAGATGCTGCGGTGGCTATGGCATCAGCGTTTCAAAGAATGGGGGTTGCATCAGGGGAATTAAATGACCCATTTCAGTTGATGAATATGTCTTTGAATGACCCGAAAGGATTACAAGAGAGTTTGGCTCGGATGACAAAACAATATACTGAGTTTGATGAGAAGACAAAGAGTTTTAAAATTAGCCCTATGGGGATTCTGCAAATGAGGGAATTGGCTAAACAAACAAATATGAGTTATGACAATCTAGCAAAATCAGCGTTGGCTGTTGCAAATTTAGATAAAGCGTTAGGTGAATTAAAACCAAGTATTAATTTTCAAAGTGAAGAAGATAAACAACTTCTTGGTAGTATTTCCAAAATGAATACACAAGGTGAATATGAAGTTAATATTAAAGATGAAGATGGTAAAATTGAGACAAAGAAACTTTCTGATTTAACTCAAGAACAGGTTAATTTGCTTATTAAACAACAAAAAGAGAAAGGCGAGTTAACAATGGAAGAATTGGCAACAGAACAATTAGATGCTCAGAAACAAATTGTGTCTACACTTGTATCAATGAGAAGTGGACTTGAATATGGTGTTGTTAGTGCTGACCAAGTAAAAAAACTTAGTGAAAATATTAGAGAGTTTAGTACACAATCAATGAATGATATATATAATGCGGTTCCTAAGAGTTCTGACATTAGACCTGAAGTGACAAAAAGTGTTGATAATTTATCAACTTTATTAAAAGAATTTATAAATAATAAAGGAGATATGAGTGGACCCGAATCGCAAGCAGCAATAGAAAATATAAAACTTCAAATCACTAATTTGAAAAATAATGCTACAGGTGGATTTGAAACAGTTGCCGCTAAAATAGAAGAAAGGGCAAAAAAATTAATTTATGATGAAACTAGAGTTAAATCAAAACTACCTTCAGGAACACTATCTGCAAGTAGTAAAGGGTTAACTCAAAAAGTTGATTTTGGAGGGGTTGTAACTTTTAAGGTAGATGCCCCTCCAGGAACAAACAAACAAGATTTTGAAAATTGGTTAAATAGTTCAGATTTTAAATCAAAAGTTTATGAAACATTCTTAAATTTAGATGCAAACCAAAGACAAAATCTTAAAAAAGCGGGGTGGTAAAATACCACAATAAGAATAAAAAAAATAGAACAACCTATTTATATTAAAATAGATTAAATGGCTAATAGTCCGTTAGACTTCCCTTCAACAGAAACTTTTAGAAATAGACTAATGGTTAGGAACTTGGCACCTTATGCTAAGTCACCAAATAGGGCGACGCCCCCAATTAATTTTGAAATAATTCAATCTAATTATAGCGTAATAGATAGTCCTGATGACTTAATTGACCAACCAACATTTGCAAATAGATTATATCCATTAAACCAATATGGTGCTGATGGAGGATATGAACAAGTAAGAGACCCAAATACATTACAAAACACAAACTCAAATGAAGGGGAATATGGTGTACAAGACGCCAATTTAATACAAGAAGCATATCAAGAAGCACCACATTGGAAAATACTTAATGCTTATGGTAATGGTGCGGGAAATAGTGTTATAGATTCAGCGGTAAATTTCTCAAGTTTAGAAATATTACAGATAAATCAAGGAAGAACAGGAAACGCTCAACCTTATCCAACAACTTTTGTTGCATCTTTTTATAGTCCGGCTGCGATTCTTTTATCTCCCAACCCAGGAGGTAGTAATGGACTTTTAAGTCAAGATTCGTTTATTGCTCGGTTAGGTGCCAAAGTTTTAAGAGTTGAGTTTCAAGAAAGGATTGCTAGAGAAATAAGAAGACAAACAGTAGGAAGGGCAAATATATTAAATGCAAATAGTGGAACAGATGTGTTAGGATTGGTTACAGGACAAATACCTTTAATTCAACCTAACTATCAAATTACCGTACCTTCTAATCCTATTATTGCTGCCGCTGACTTTGCGTTAAGATTAGCGGGAAGTACAATACCCGTATCACCAATACCGGGTTCATACTTTGATGCAAGTATTAATCCTGGACAACCAACAACAATACAACAATTACAAAATGCTTATAATAATACTGCGGGACAGACAGCAGTAGGACAAATTTTATCAACACTTTTAGGAACGGGTAAAAATGGTTCACAATTATTTTTAAACAATACAGGTGCTGGACAAAAATCAAGATTATTTGGTAATCTTGATTATAATAGATATAAACCGGGGTACGATAGAAACATATTTGATAGATTGGCGGGAGCAATTGTTGGAACCCAAACTAATAATAGTAATTATTATATTGGTTCAACAACTTCAGAACCTTCAAGAATATTCTCACCAAGTAAATCATTACCTGTAAATGAGTTTGGTAAAGAAATTCAATCACCTGTATTTGGTCCGGTTGAATTGGCTCAATTATATGAGGGACCTAGTAAAGAGATTAGATTAGCCGCTAACGGTCCAACATATAGTGATGGTGGCGGCGTTGAGGGAGGACTTACTTGGGTTTCACCAAAGTATAAAAACAATGCAGGTAAAAAAGTAGGTGTAGGTGGGGAGATTGTAAAAGAAGATTCAGATTTTAAAGAATCATCATACGCTCCAACAGAATCTACAAACATTGCGTTTAAGACAGGTTCAATATTAGATGACACACAAAGATTAATCAATAGTCAACCTCAAGGAGGTAAAAGATTACAGCATGTGGGTAATGCTATTGACCAAGTCAGCAAAGTGTTTCACGATGGTTATAGAGAACTTACAAAGGGTTCTAGAGTATTAACCTATGTCGGTGATATAGGACAAGAGAAAGGGGCTGAATATTGCAGAGTTTTTGCAAAAGATACACCATATCTCCAATACAATGATTTACAAAAAACTGATGGGATGACAACGGAAGGAAGAAGATTTAGTTATTCCGTTTTAGATAAGACATATAATTTGAATATGTATCCCAATAAAAGAGAGGGAGGACAAGATTCAACTAATTTAGTGATGGGAGGGGTAAATGGGGAGTATGCTAAAAAGTATATGTTCTCAATAGAAAATTTGGCTTGGAGAACATCAAATAGACCTGGTTATACTGTAACTGATTTACCTGTATGTGAAAGAGGTCCAAATGGGGGTAGAGTTATGTGGTTTCCACCATATGGGTTAACCTTTAATGAAACATCAAGTGCTAATTGGAAAAGCACTGATTTTTTAGGAAGACCTGAACCTGTTTATACTTATAACAATACAAGTAGAACGGGAAGTTTAACTTGGAAAATTGTTGTTGACCATCCATCTGTTTTAAATCTTATTGTTAATAAAGTTTTGGCAAATGAAACTAACAAAGTTAGAATTGATAGTATCTTAGAATCTTTCTTTGCGGGATGTAGAAAGTATGATTTATATGATTTGGCAAAAAAATACTATACAGTAAATCCAAATGATTTATTTGAAATACAAAAAGAAATTCAGAATAGAGATGTCTCAACAGAAAGAATGAGATATGTAAAACAAAGTGTAACAACTGGTGAAGACGCAACCCCCAATACCTTTACATCTACCAAAACACCAATAAAAACACTTGACGACTTTAATAATAAAGGAGTTTATTTTGGAAATGATTATCCAAAACCAGGAAACAACACTCAAAACTATACAATAGAATATGCTAGATATACAGCACCAAGTAATGTTGCAGGATATGTTGCACATAATAGTGAATCAAATACTTTCTTTAATAATGTAATTACACCGAATTATCAAGATATGGATAAATTGGCGATAGAAATTGATAAATTATTATCTAATTCTGAAAATAAAGGTACAATTAGTTTAACAATAGCGTCAAGTTGTTCTGCTCCGGCGTCACAAACATATAATGTTGAGTTATCTAAAAGAAGAATTGGTTCATTAATAACCTATTTTACTGAAAATGTTCACACTAAAAATCACGTAAAAAATAACAAATTACTATTTAACCAGGTCCCCAAAGGGGAGATAGACCGAGCACAAGTACAACAATATACAGGAGGACAATGGCAATCAAGTAATTCTTACTCTTGTAGTGATGAGAATGGAGAAACAGGAGCTGTTGGTTCTCACGATATTTACACAACAAAGGCAATGGCTTGTAGAAGGGCTTATTTATTAAAGATTGATACTAGTACCCTATCTGCGCCAGATACTAAAACAACCGTTGAAGGAAAAGCAAGTACTAAAGTAACTCAAGATGTTGATGTACCTGAAAATTATACAGAAACTACACAAGTACCTGAAGAAGTAACAAAGACAGTAATAAGAGATAATATAACAAAAAGAGTTTTACGTTCACTTCTATCTGAGTGTGATTATTTTGAAACTATTAAAGAAGAGACACCGATGGTGTATGACAATTTAAGAGAAAAATTAAAGTTCTTTAACCCCGCTTTTCACTCAACAACACCCGAAGGACTAAACTCAAGATTAACTTTTTTACAACAATGTTTAAGACCTGGTGACACAATACCGGTGACTCAAAAAAATGGTGCTTTACAATATAATAACGCAACAAATACTGCGTTTGGAACACCTCCTGTCTTAATTTTACGTGTCGGAGATTTTTTCCATACCAAAATAATACCTGATAGTTTGGGTCTAACATATGAAAATTTAGATATTAATCCTGAAGGAATTGGTATTCAACCTATGATTGCGAATATAACAATGTCGTTTAAATTTGTTGGAGGACAGGGATTATCAGGAGCGGTTGATAAATTACAGAATGCGTTAACATTTAACTATTATGCTAATACTGAGATGTATGACGATAGGGCGGATGTTACAGATACTAGTTACAAAGTTTTAGATAAAGAATTTTTAGATTATTTTAATATACAAGTACCACCACCAACAGTTAACCAAGTTCAAAATAATAATGGGCAATCAAATGGGCAAACAATTGGTGTTATTACATCCGCAACAACAACCCAATCAGGGGAAACAGGATTTATAAATTATCAAGGGTATATGAATGGTTTCTTATTATCTACACAAAACTATTTTACAACTATTTTTAATAAGAATAAAGAAGTTGTTAGTCAGTATAATAATGCTGTTAGACAAGTATGGAATAAAGAAAGAAATTATACTGATGGAGCGTTTCTATATACTAAATCTGATAAAACAAAACTTTTCGGAAAACCCAAAAATGTTGAACAAAGTGTGGATAAAATTTTTAATGATTTTATAAATGATATTGATAGTGATACAGAAGGATTTATTCAGTTTATAAAAGGAACTACTCTACATCCTAAAAATTTTACATCAAAAGCAATAAAAACAATTAAAGATAATTATAAAACTTATATAAAAGCTAAGAAATCAAATTATCAGAGTGCATTAACTAAATTAACACAAGACTTAGTAATACAAGAACAAAATCTTATAACAAATATTGCAAAAAACAATGCAATAACTTTTGGACAACAAAATGTTTCAGGAACTGATGGATTACAACAAAAAAATTCTTTTGTTAAACTTTATGTTACGTTACCAACAACTAAAGTTAATGACACAACTTATCCTGACACATTGCGGGAACTTACTGGAGACTCAATTAAAATTGCTAGTGCAATAACACAATTTAATACAGTAATCCAAACAAAAATTACATTTAAACATTTAGCAACAGATTATAATGGAGTATTAGTTTATGGATTTGAAAAAATTCCTGAAGATAAAGTATTTGTACCTTTTTCAAGAGAAATAAAATTTAAAGATGTTTCTTTTCAAAGAAGCTATTTTATCTTAAATCAAGATGTTATTGATGATGTAAAGTATACAACATTTAAACAACAAATTATTGGAAACTTATTAAGTAATCCGTCTTTATTTGCGGGTGGGGATAGTGATATTGGAACACAATTTGATGCGTATTGGAAAATAGATGCAACACAAAGCCCATCGGCAAAAACATTATTTGTTAATGAAAATGCAATAACACAAAGTTTTTTTACTGAAATGGAAAAAAACCAATTAAAAAATTATTTAATTTTTACACCATTTACTGGTGCAAAAATAAAAAAATATGAATTTACTTATAACACAAATGTTGATAGACAAAGTGAATCACCATTTAAAAAAAGAAGAGAAGAATTAATAAAGGCGTTAGGAAATTCAACTAACCAATACCCTAGTTTTTCTGATTGGTCAAACCAAACAAGTAGTGGTATTCTTGTATGTAAAGTAAAATTAAACTAATGGCACTACAATATTATAATAGATATAGTACTTTTTTAATAAATGGGCAACAAACCGTTGTTCCTTTTGTGCAAGTACCTCAAAAAACAACAGATAAAGTATACATTTATAAGGTAGGAAAAAGTAGGTTAGATAAAATTTCACAAGAATCTTACGGAACGCCATTCTTTGGTTGGTTAATATTACAAGCAAACCCACAATACGGAGGACTTGAGAATTATATTCCTGACGGGGCTATGTTGATTATCCCATTCCCTTTACTACCTTCTTTACAAGACTATAAAGGAGCATTAAATAATCATTTTTATTACTATGGTAGGTAACATCCAAGGAGACAAAAGCGGAAAAGTATATACTGAGTTTGATTATAACAATATAATAATTGTTGACCCAAACAAAACTATAGATAGTCAAGGTAATATATCCGAGAGATTGGTAGACCATGAAAATTTAATTATGTTTGCTAATCTTGAGGCGGAATTATTACCTAGAACAAAGTTAGCGGTTGGAAGTTCTCCAGATAGTATTAGAACTGTATCCATAGGTAAAATTAATTTTCTTAATCCAACAAAAGATGGTTATCTCACAACAAATTATTATGACGAATTAACTGGTGAGAATTCAATAAAAGGTAAGGGTACAAATCAAACACAATCTGAATACATACCAGCATCAAATGGGGATAAGGGGTATACAAAATTAACAGCACTTACAGACGGAAAAGAAGGAACTATTGATAATGGTTTATTAGGGATAACAAGTATTAATATTAAAACATCTGGGTCATTTATTCCAACAGTAACAATATTACTTGAAGATGTTCAAGGGAGGGCATTATTTCAATTAGGAGAAAATTCTCCATATGCGGCTTTCTTTCATTTACCATATCCCCCATTTTATTTAACAATTAAAGGATATTATGGACAGGCGGTAAGATATCAACTCAATTTAGAAAAGTTCAGTGCGAGTTTTAATTCAATGAGTGGTAATTATCAGATTACTTTAAATCTAAAAGGTTATAAGTTTAACATCTTGAATGAAATTTCTATGGGTCATTTATTGGCGGCACCCCATATGTTTTCATCAAGATTTGACATATCAAATTCAAATACTTCTCAAGCGCCGTCAGACAGTCAACAGGCAGCGGCATCTCAACAATCTGCAAATATACCAAACGCATCAAATAGTAAAACTGCGGTTGTGCAACAAATGTATTCAGAAAGAGGGTATCAAAAGATTCGTGAAGTTTATAGTGAGTATAAAAGTAAGGGATTAATAGATAAAGATTTTCCAGAACTTACATTACAACAACTAATGAAAAAGTTGGATAACTTTGAAAAAAATATTATAGATAGTTTTCCAAAAAGTGATGTTGAGCCATTAACAAATATTAGAACATATATAGAAAAATTAAAAGCGTTGTATGGAAAGGTAATTGGTGATTCTGATTCTTGGTTTGTGAAATATTTAAATCCAAAACCATTTATTGAAAAAAATACAGGAAAAAGGTATTACGCATATAAAAATGAGTTTTTGGACACAGAAAAACCTACAGCAGAAACTGCGTTGGAAGGTATTATAAAAGATTATAATGAGGTTTTAGACAGCAACCCAACATTAGGAAAAGACGGACCATCAAAAATAACAAATGGTATATCGGTTACTAATATGACTGGTATTACAACAAGTGCGGATATTGATTGGGAAAGGACAACCGCAGAACAAACTCAAATAATTCAACCAACATTAAATCAGATTAACGAATTAATATTATCATATACTAAACTTTTTACACCAGCAACTTTAGGTAGTTTTAAAACTGCTCTTGGTACAATTGGTGGACCAACACCATTTGTTAATAAAGACAATCCGTCAAATGTTTTGGTTTTTTTAAAACCATATTTTTATATTTTTGATGGAACAAATAGATTTAATGAAATTGTTCAAACAATGGTTGCTCAGGCAGGTAAAGTATTGTCTGAAACTGAGGCAAAACTTTCTGCTCAACTGGCCGATAAAATAAGGGATTCAAAAACAGGAATAGGATTTGTTCCTACCGTTAGAAATATTGTTGGTGTTATTATGGCTTCTGCAGAAGGGTTTATTAGATTATTGGATGATACACATACAAAGGCGTGGGATGTAAAATATGATATAGTTAGAAAGAATGCAATATTAAATAACCCGTCTTCAGTTCAAGGTTCTGACACCAAGATGGTTGTCCCAAATGTAATAGAAAACGCATCAAATACTAGTGTTTTACAAACACCTGTTTATCCTTGGCCTCAATTCTTTTTTGAACAACTTGGGGATGATAAAAAAGGAAAATACCAATTAAAATATATTGGAGACCCGACAGTTGTTAATTTAACAAAAGGTTATTTGTATGATAAATGGCCAGAGGTAGAATTTATTGAGGAATACATTAAAGGGTTAACTCAAAAATATACCGAACCAAATTCATCAGATGATACAAATATACAACAATTCACAGATTTCATTAATATAAATGCAATAGAATTTCCACAATCGGATATTGCTTATAGTAATAAAGAAGAAGTTAAGTTTTTTTATGAGATATGGGAAAGACAATTTATGACTTCTAGATATGATAATTTAAGTAGATTTAAAAATGGTGATGCTGAGTATAATGAGTTAATTAAATTAATTATTAGGGTAGAATCTAAAAACCTTTTAACATCTTTGGGTGTTAGTAATCCGTATTTAAATACTAAATTAAAGAATTTAAAATATACTGCAGCTAACTATGTTACTTTTTTAAAGGAAATATCAAATAATGGTTCAGGACAATCATATATAGATTTCATTAAAGACATTTTTGTTACATCATATATTGAAAGTTATACAAAAAAATCTTTTGCAATATTAAATGTTGATGATATTGGTAAAGAACCGGCAACAAATGTTGACAGCACAAAGTTGGAAAGCATTGTTAAATCAACACAAACAAACGAACCAAACATAACTGATTTATATCCGTTTACAAATTCTACGTGGGCGACAGCAAATCTTATTGATAATAATGTTAGTGTTGGTAATCCATATAACACAACAAAAGTGTTAAAGATATATAAACAAAGGGATATTATTTCTAATTTTACTGAGTTAAATAACTATACTCAAACCAGACCTGTAACTAATTTCTCTTATAATAATATACAAAACCCGTTATCATTAAGTCAGGCATATTCGTCAACTAATCAATCTGGGTTTCTAATTAATTTTTATTATAATAGATTTCCTAAGTCTTTTTTACCTACGGAAGGATATTGTTATTTTGATGTCCCAAATAATAAAACAACAACAATTTTTAATGCGTTGTCGGGCAAATTACCAATAAGAACAACAACTTCTATTCTTAATACACCATTTTTTGTAAATGCAATTTCTGAGGGTGTTGCTAAAATGAAAAATAAAAATGAATTACCATTTGTTGAAGCGGCATATCTTTTTATAAACTCATTACCTTTAATGTCATTAAGGGAAAGATATAAAACAGAATCAACAGGGTTAAATCAACTTGATTATATGTTTGCATCTTTGAAGAAATTTGGTGCAATACATAAATTACCATACGCTTGGATTTTAAAGATAGGTTCTATTTGGTATAGATACAAACAATCAAAATCTGGTAACCCTGACTTTTTAACAAAAATTTGGAAAAGTGTTGATTATAAAAAAAGTTTTGACCCAATAACAAACAACCCAAGTAAAATATATACTTTAGATTTTAATGGACAAACGGGAAATACAATTCAACTTGAATCAAGTAGTTCTGCGGGGATTAATGTACAATCAGGGTTTTATCCAAAACTAATAAATGATTTTAATTACTTTTTTAATGGGATTGATTTGTATTCTACATATAGTGATGCAGAGATACAAAACACAATTAATGGGGGGGTAAAGTTATATAACTTTACACAATCAAATTTAAACATAAGTCAAAATAATGTTCCATTAAGATATGTTACTTGGTCGGTTTTAATACCAAATCCAAGTAATACAGGGTATTATACTGTCCCTTCTTTTGGGGGCTCACAAAATCAAGTTGTTGATTCATTGGTAACATTTACATCAGTGCCACCATTAACAACCGCTCAATCAGTTCTTCCTGGTTATTCAATAACGGGAAATACATCAGTTTATAATGGTTCAATGAGAACACTTTGGGCGGCACCTAACTATGGTTATTTTGATGACACACAAATAGTAAAACCTGACACAGAATCTTATTTAAATGAAATAATTGGAACAGGAGAAAATTTATCACCATATAAATTATCAAATCAAAATAAGTATACAAAAATTGAAGAGTTATTTTCAGTTTTTGAAAAAGAGATATTGGATACCTTTGAAATTGAGTTTTTAAACTTCTCAAAATCTGAAGACAATGTTACCGCAACACCAGCAACAAAATTAAATTACGGACAATCAACAGGAGATAATACAATTGTATTTAAAAATTTCCAAATGTTGTTTAAAAATTTAATGGTAATTAATGCACCACAACAAGGTGTAACCAATGAGACATATTTCTTATCATCAATTAACAATCAGTTAGATAATTTCTCTTCAGTACTTTTGAAGTTTTTACAATATGATGTAATTTTTAAATATGGTAATCCTTCAAATTATAATAGGTTTATTTTTGACTCCTTTTTATCACATTCAACATTTAAAAGCACGGCAAATATTGGTTTAGCTTTACAACAAACGGCACAATTAGTTAATTCAGGGGGTTTGGCAACACCCAAAATTTTTGAACCATATTCTCAAGGAAGTTTACCTTCAGTAAACGGAACAACTACATTAACCCAATCAATGGCTAATTATCCTAATGAATGGAAACAATTAGAATTATCTGTTGGGTTCTCAACAATACCTGAATTACAATATAAAAATACTGGGTCATATATTACCGATTTCTTTATTGATAATAATATTAAATTTACTCAAGATAATATTATATCATTATCACCTCTAATTAAAATGTATGCAACACAAAAATTAGAAACACCGACACTTACATCAACACAATTTAATACAGCATTGAATACATATTTGGGTGTTTGTAATAAATTACAAAATGACACTTTAGAGGGTATTCTTACTGCGGTAAAAAATCAATTACCCAATTATCAAGAAGTTCCTGAAAAAGTAATTGATAGCAAAGTTGATGGTCAACAATCAAAAGTTGATTTATATGAGGCGTTCAAAGCGTTAAATGATAAATGGATTGCTGGAGGTGATTATAAAAGTAAAACTTTTTTTGAAGACATATTATTTTTAGATAGAGCGTCAAGAAATATTGGAGATACTTTATTATTAGATATTTTTACATTAAAAGACCTGTTAAATGAAAAGAATTTAAATTTAACAACAAGTGTTTATACATTCATTGGTGGATTACTTATTCATAACAACTTCACAATTATGAATTTGCCTGCGTATGTTAATTTTTATAACTATCAAGTTAAAGATGGGGTAGAGTCACCAATACCTGGTGGAGGTTCTTCAGATTTTGCTAATAATATGTGGGGAACATTTACAACTGTTGATTATACAAACGCTGGTCCTAAAATGGTTTGTTTTTTTGTTGGTAGACCGGCATCTTATGTGGATTTACCCGAAAGCAAAAACTTTTTATTTAGAAGTGATGGGATACAATTAGAAAAAAATTCAGGAAACCCACTAAGTGAAGACCCAAAAGGAAAAAAAGATTATGCAAAATCTAACAAATGTGTTGGTTTTACTGTTGATATTGGAATTAGAAATCAAAATGTGTTTTCTTCTTTTAATGTGAGTCAAGAGAATGGTCAGGGAACTGCAGAATCAACATCAACCTTGATGAATATGATTAATCAGGCGAGTGGAAGGGAAACAGCGACACAAAATGTTAGTTTATATAATTATTATGCTCAAAGAAGTTATGGATGTCAGGTTATTAGTTTAGGTAATGCAATGATACAACCAACAATGTATTTTAATTTAAGACACGTACCAATGTTTAATGGGCCTTATCTTATTACTGATGTAAGTCACGTAATTTCACCGGGACAATTTCAAACAACATTTAATGGTACAAGACAAGGGGTGTTTGATTTACCCGCGATTGATACTTTTTTACAAAGTATAAATAAAAATTTATTAACAAAGCTTGAAAAAGCGGTACTAAATGGCGGAGAAGAAAAAACTAATGTGGTTAATAATAATTTAAGTAATTCAACTAACGCAACCATTAACGCTAATAATACTAAGGCGGCGGAGAATAGTTGTACTACAAAAGTTAATCAAATTTATATAGATGCGAAGTTTGAATCAAGTGGGGCAACAGAATCTGTTATAAATCAAAAAGATTTGGCGAATAAAATTAAAAAAGCAACAACTGATTCTAATTTACAAGCAATTATATATGCTCTATGTTATATAAGAACATTTAAAGATAATGTGTTTCGAGGGTTTAATAATAACCTTGCAATGATAACATTAGTTGATAATAAATATAAAACAACATACCCAACTTTTTTTTCAAAATATTATTCTTGTGTAAATTCAGAAATTCAAAATGGTACTCAATCATTACCTATTGCTAGTTTTAAAGATATAGACACATTTATTGGTTTTATGGTTTCAAGATTAACCCCATTGGTTACTAAAATTAGTTCAAATATTGGTATTGGTCAGTTTTATATGTGTGAATGGGAAGATGATAATCAAATTATACCTGTGTCAAATTATTTAGCAACAGATAAAATACCTATTTTTGTGTTATCTAGGTTAGATGACGGGTTAAAAAATGCTGAAAAAAATGGAATAATTATTAGTAATTTTAATGCATTATTATATGGTAGTAATAATGCAAAAATGACACCAACACCAACACCATCACCATTACCGATAGTTTTACCACCAACTACAAATATATTCACAATTGAAAGAATAACATCTAATGGTAATGACAATAGAATTGTTGTCACCATATCAACCAATGTTGGTTTATGGAAGATTGTGTCAATAAGATTTAATTTGGCGTCAAATTCTCCTTGTGGTGGAGATGGAGGAGCATTAACATCAAAAATAAGTGACCAAAAATGGTTTATGACACCATATCAAGATGCGTTAGATTCTTGTTCACTACGAGCACAGGTATCACCTGGAACTTATTCATTTATATATACTGTATACGCTGACCCTATTTTACAAAACGGACAACCAGATACAACAAGACAACAAAAAACTACAATTATAACAAGCAATGTTATAATATAAGTAATATTCAACAATTGATGATATTTATTAATAAATTATATTATGGACTTAACATCAAAATTAAACAATTATTTAGGTAAACAGGGTAAATACTCTGAACAAAGTAATGGTGACGGAACAAAAGAAGTTTGTGATTTGGAAACAGGAGACTGTTATGTTGTAAGAGAAAAGGACGGATTGATTGAAAGAGCCGGACATCAATCAACCGCAAATAGAAAAATTAAAGTAGAAACTGTAAGAGGTATAAAACAATTATTAAATGATTAACAATGTCAATAGATAGAAAAATCTTAAATGAAATAGAAAGATATAAGAGTATAAATAAATACATAATGGAGCAAGACGCTCCACCACCACCGCCCCCACCACCTGCACCGGGAGGAGATGTTCCACCACCACCTGCAGACGCAGCGGCAGGAGCACCCCCACCACCAGCACCTGGGGCAGAACCACAACCAATTGATGTTGATGCAGATGAGGATGTTGAAAAGATTGATGAAAAAGGTAAATCTGAGGAAGGAAAAGGAGACTCAGAAGAATTAGATGTTACAGATTTAGTTAAATCTCAAGAAAACATTGAAAAGAAACAAGATGACTATTTTAACAATTTGTTTTCACAACTTACAAATCTTGAATCTAAATTATCTGAAATGGATGTAATAGTTAATAAACTTAATTCATTGGAGAATAAGATTGAAAAATATAGAGAAAAAACTCCACAAGAAAAATTAGAGTTAAGAACATATGATTCATATCCATTTAATCAAAAGTTATCTGACTTTTTTGAGGATAAAAAAGGTGATATGGAAAAAACAGGAAAGAATGATTATGTGTTAACAACAGATGATGTTACAGATATTTCGGATAGTGAAATTAAAGATACTTTTCTTCCAAATTCAGGAGAAGATGAAGAAGAAGACTACAGAAAATAACAAATTATAAATAATAATATATGAAGGTATCACAAAAAGTGATACCTTTTTTATTTGACATAAGGGTAATTAATGACTATATTTATGTATAAACAATTAAAAATAAATTTTTATGAATGCATTAGACGCCGTATTGGCACAGTATGAAAAATCCTCGCAAGGAACGGGCGGAGCCCAAAACAAGATGTCGCAAGACGAAAGAATGAAGAAGTATTTTGCACTTTTATTAAGTGATAAAGAAAAATCAGGACAAAGAAGAATTAGAATCCTACCTACGCCAGATGGTTCTTCACCATTTAAAGAGGCTTGGTATCACGAAATCCAAGTTGGTGGACAATGGCAAAAATTCTACGACCCAGCTAAAAACGCAAATGAGCGTTCTCCATTGAATGAAGTTTATGAAGAACTTATGTCAACAGGAAAAGAATCTGACAAAGAATTGGCAAAGCAATACAAATCTCGCAAATTCTACATTGTTAAGGTTATTGACAGAGACAAAGAAGAAGACGGCCCAAAATTTTGGAGATTTAAACACAACTACAAAAATGATGGTATCCTTGATAAAATCATTCCGATTTGGAGAAACAAAGGTGATATTACCGACCCTGAAAAAGGACGTGATTTGATTATAGAGTTAACTAAATCAAAAACACCAAAAGGTAAAGAATATACTACAGTATCAACTGTTATGTATGATGACCCAGCTCCAGTTCACACAGACGCTGAACAAGCTAAAGAGTGGATTAACGACCCATTAACTTGGAATGATGTTTACGCTAAAAAACCTGTGGAATATCTTGAGGCAATTGCACAAGGAAAGACACCGAAATGGGATAGCGAAAAAGGTGGATACGCTTATGGTGATGATGAAGAATCTACAACCTCTATGGGTGGTAGTTCAAAATCTAAAAATTATGTTGACCCACAAGCGAATGATGAACCCGATACGGAATTACCATTCTAAATAAATTAAACTGATAAGGGTGGGGACAAAATTACCCCACCCTTTTTAATATACAAACTTATGGCAGGAATTAAGAAAAAAGACAATGGAGGAATGGGGGGAATAAAAGACAAGTTCTCAACCAAAACAAAATATAAAGAAACAGACTATTATAATTGTGGTGAAGCGTTCTTTAATGGATGTGGAATACCAGGCCCTGTAATGGGGGGTATTAGTATGTTTTTGGGACATAGTAATAGTAGTAAGACAACTGCAATGATATTGGCTGCGGCGGATGCTCAAAAGAAGGGACACCTACCTGTATTTATCATAACAGAAAAAAAATGGAGTTGGGACCATGCTGTTGAGTTAGGTTTGCAAGCAACCAAAAATGCGGATGGAGAATGGGATGGTGATTTTATCTTTAATGATTCCTTTGATTATATTGAGCAGGCAACAGATTTTATTAATCAAATATTAGATGCTCAAGAAAAGGGTGAAGTACCATATAACTTATTATTCTTATGGGATAGTGTGGGAAGTATTCCTTGTAAAATGACATTTGAAGGTAAGGGTGGAAAGATGCATAACGCATCGGCATTGGCGGATAAGATTGGTATGGGGATTCATTCAAGAATATCAAAATCAAAAAAAGAAGATTACCCTTATTATAATTCAATGGTTGTTGTTAATCAGCCTTGGGTTGAATTACCTGACAATCCATTTGGACAACCAACAATCAAAGCAAAGGGTGGTGAAGCATTATGGTTGGCATCATCTTTAGTATTCTTATTTGGTAATCAAAAGAATGCGGGTATTAATCATATTACAGCAACTAAGAATGGTAGAACAGTATCTTATGCAATCAGAACTAAAGTTTCTATTCTTAAAAACCATGTAAACGGACTTGGTTATAAGGACGGTAAGATAATTGCAGTTCATAATGGGTATATTCAAGATACCAAAGAAGATTTGGAAAAATATAAAAAAGATTATTCTCAATATTGGAACGCAATATTATCCGGTGATGGTGAAATCAAACTGGATGAAACAGAAGAAGTAGAAATAACCGAATAAATTAAAAACTTGGATATTTATTAAAAAAAATATATAAATTATGAAAAAAATGTTATTGTTATTGTTGGCGTTTGTTACTCTTAATAGTTACGCCCAAAAGAATTTTAATTACAAAGTCGGTATCGTTACACCAATTCCGGTAAATGTTTATCAAACTACAAAGGTTGATGTTGGTTCATCTCTTTTTGAGGTTAATTACAAATACTCAAAAAATGTTAAATTAACACTAAACACAGGATATCTTAGGTTTAAAACTGATACAGACGTTAGTTTCACTAATGTGCCGATATTGTTAGGTGCAAGATGTTTTATTAGCAACACAAGTTATATTGGTGCTAGTTCTGGTGTTGCTTACTTTAATAAAGAATCTCCCGTGTCTAGAAGAATAATGTGGACTTCTTATGTAGGAACAGAGAAAGGACATTTTTCTGTAAATATGCAATACATAAATTGGTATCAGTTTGATAACTCAAACAACAATTTATCATTATGTGTGTCGTATATCTTGTAAGATTTTAAAAGATTTGATTAACCCCTCCCTAAAAGAGGGGTTTTTTATTTGACTTATAACCCCATTACAACTATACTTAACTAAGGAACAATATTTTATCACCAATCAATAATACAAAGTGAGTAAAACTTTACTCGTAGACGGAGAAAATTTATACAAAATAGGATATACAGGGGTTAAGGGAATGCACTATGATGGTAATAACATTGGTGCGATATATCACTTCATTAATACACTTCGTAGATTCCTTGAGGAACATAATAGCGATAAAGTTATTATATGTTGGGATGGAGACTCAAATTCATCCGTAAGAAAACAATTATATCCAAATTACAAAGCGAACAGAAGGAAAGGAATGGATGAAGAGTCCTACGAGTCATATTTAACCCAAAAACAGAGGGTTAAACAATATTTGGAGGAAGTGTTTGTCAGACAAGTTGAGGTTGATAAAACCGAAGCAGATGATGTCATAGCTCATTATTGTAAAATAGCGATAAATGAAGAGATTATTATTTTATCATCTGATAAAGATTTAACCCAACTTATATCAGAAAAAGTTCAGATATATTCACCAATTAAAAAAGAATATTATAAATTGGGTGATAAAATATCTATCAATAAAGTTGATATACCCCACGAAAATGTATTACTTTGTAAAGTATTCACAGGAGACAAATCAGATAATATTTCAGGTATTGAGGGACTTGGTGAAAAAACCTTGGTTAAATTATTCCCCCAAATGCAAACTAAATCTTGTACTATTGCCGAAATACTGGATAATGCGAGACTTATCGGACAAGAAAAGAAAGTTCCAAAAGTTATTGAAAATATTTTGACAGGCAAATCAAAATTGTCTATACTTGGAGAAGAGTTTTATAATACAAACCTTAAGATTGTAGACTTATCTAACCCATTAATAACTGACGAAGGAAAAGAACTTGTGGAACAGATGTATAGAGATACAATTGACCCCACTGATAGGGGATATAAAAATCTAATGAAAATGATGATGGATGACGGATTGTTCAAGTATTTGCCGAAAGACGACAATGCTTGGGTTAACTTCCTGAAACCATTTCTGAAATTAACAAGGAAAGAAAAAAGAATAATCAACAAAAACTAAAATATGAAAGAGCAAGACAGCACAAAGATGGAGTTTCTTTTGACATTGAATGATAACATCATTGTTCAGAGATTCTTTAATGTGAGGGGTTTTAATCCCAAAGCAAAAAACTCATATGAACTCTACGAGTTTATGAAGAGCATCAAGGATAGTTTAACCTATGACTTGAAAATGAAGACGGTTATCTATATGATGGATAACAAAGATGCAATATCTCACGACCCTGCGGTTATGAGTACTTCTTACACCGAAGACGCTGAGAATTTTAACCTCTATGTGAAGTTAGGAGAACAGACAATTTGTCATAGAATTTTTAACGGAAAAATGTTTCCACCGAAAGTTCGTTATACGGTTGACGTAAGACCGTTTTTAAAAGAAATCTTGAGAGGATTGACTGACATCTTTTCAGATAATAGATTATCTTATGAATATTTGGATTATCAGTTGGCTTAAAAGATATTTATCAATAAAGGGGAAACATACATTATGAAGAAAAATTTTGATTATTTAGGGAACACATTTCAGATACAGTTGATAAATCAACTTGTTATTGACAAACCATTTTCAACCACAATAATGGATGTTCTTGACTCAAATTATTTTGATAATAAATATTTCAAAATCATAATCCAGTTAACCAAAGAGTATTATAAAAAGTATGAATCAACACCATCTTTTGATACTTTGGAACAACTAATCAAGTCAGAGATTACTCAAGAATTAGTTTTAAAGATTGTTTTGGATACCTTAAAGCAAGTAAAAGATGCTCCGTTTGAAGGAAGCATGTTTGTTCAAGAAAAAGCGTTGAAATTCTGTAAACAACAAGAATTACAGAAGGCAATGGAAAAGGCCCAAAAAATCATTACAGACGGAGATTTTGAATCTTATGATAAAGTTGAGGGATTGGTAAGGGAGGCTTTACAAGTTGGTGAACACCAAACAGGAATCACTGATATCTTCTCAGGTTTAGAGGATGTGTTAAATGATGACTATAGACACCCAATACCAATGGGTATTCCAGGAATTGATAAATTACTTAAGGGCGGACTGGCGAAGGGTGAGATAGGTGTTATATTAGCTCCCACGGGGGTTGGTAAGACAACTATCTTAACCAAAATCGCAAACACAGCATTTAATCTTGGTTATAATGTTCTTCAAGTCTTTTTTGAGGACAATCCAAAAATTGTTCAAAGAAAACACTTTACCCTTTGGACGGGAATTGAACCAGACAATCTTAATCTACACAGAGAAACTGTTATGTCTAAAGTTGAGGAAATTAAAAACTCAATGTCTAACAAATTAGTTTTACAAAAACTTGCATCTGACACATATACTATGTCTCAAATTAAGAATATGGTTAGGAAAATGATTGCCGATGGTAATAAGATTGATTTAGTTATGTTAGATTATATTGATTGTGTAACACCTGAATCAACAAGTAAAGATGAGTGGAAAGCTGAAGGCTCAGTTATGAGAGGATTTGAGGCGATGTGTCACGAACTTAATTTAGTTGGATGGACTGCAACACAAGGTAATAGAAGTTCAATCTCATCTGAAGTTGTTACGACAGACCAAATGGGTGGTTCAATAAAGAAAGCACAAGTTGGACACGTAATCATATCAATAGCAAAAAGTTTACAACAGAAGGAAATGAACTTGGCAACAATTGCAATAACAAAGTCAAGATTGGGTAAAGATGGGGTTATATTTGAGAATTGTAAATTCAATAATGAATTACTTGAAATAGACACAGAATCATCTGTAACTTTCTTAGGATTTGAAGGACAACAAGAGGAAAGAAAGAAAGATAGAGTTAAAGAACTCTTAGACAAAAGGAAACAAAGAGAGCAGGGTGGACAAATTAATTAGACATTAAATATCTACTTTTTCCTGAAAAAACTTATTATTTTTTATCTAAAATATGGGTTGCTTTAATAGCAACCTTATATTTATAATAAAAATCACCGAATTTTTTATAAAAACAAAAAACACTAAAAATGGAAATTTCAAACAGAATACTTAGCGAAATCACCGTATATATGAAATACGCGAAGTATGTCCCCGATTTAAAGAGAAGAGAAACTTGGTACGAACTAGTAACAAGAAATATGGAGATGCACATTAAATCATATCCCCATCTAGAACAAGAAATAAGAGACAACTATCAGTTTGTCTATAATAAACAAGTATTACCATCAATGCGTTCAATGCAATTTGCAGGAAAACCAATTGAAATTTCACCAAATAGAATTTATAACTGCGCATACGCTCCTGTTGATGATTGGAGAGTATTCTCAGAAATTATGTTCTTATTATTAGGTGGAACAGGTGTAGGATATTCAGTTCAAAAACATCACGTAGAAGAATTACCTGAAATTAGAAAACCAAATGAAAGAAGTAGAAGATGGTTGGTTGCGGATTCAATTGAAGGATGGGCAGACGCTGTTAAAACATTAGTTAAGTCATACTTCTTCGGAGGTTCAAAGATTGAATTTGATTATTCAGATATCAGACCAAAAGGGGCAAGACTGGTAACATCAGGTGGGAAGGCGCCAGGCCCTCAACCACTTAAAGAGTGTATAATTAAACTTGAGGGTATATTAGATTCTAAACAAGATGGTGATAAATTAAGACCAATTGAAGTTCACGATATGGTTTGTCATATTGCTGACGCTGTCCTTGCAGGAGGAATTCGTAGAGCGGCACTTATTTCCTTGTTCTCAGCAACAGATGATGAAATGATTAGTTGTAAGACAGGTGCTTGGTGGGAAACAAATCCACAAAGAGGAAGAGCAAACAACTCAGCAGCTTTATTAAGACACAAACTTACAAAAGAATATTTTATGGAGTTGTGGAAAAGAATTGAGGCAAGTGGTGCTGGTGAACCTGGAATTTATTTAACAAATGATAAAGATTGGGGAACAAATCCTTGTTGTGAAATTGCACTTCGTCCGTTCCAATTTTGTAATCTAACGGAAATAAATGTATCAAATGTTATTAATCAAGAAGATTATGAATCAAGAGTTAAAGCTGCGACATTTGTTGGAACACTTCAAGCGGGATATACAAATTTTCATTATTTAAGGCCAATATGGCAAAGAACAACTGAAAAAGATGCCTTAATTGGTATTTCAATGACAGGAATTGGTTCAGGTGCAGTACTAGGTTTAGATATGAAAGCCGCTGCTAAAGTTGTTAAAGAAGAGAATGAAAGAGTTGCAAATTTGTTAGGAATTAATAAAGCGGCAAGAACAACAACCGTTAAACCTGCGGGAACAACGTCATTAACACTTGGAACATCATCAGGTATTCATGCTTGGCATAATGATTATTATATCAGAAGAGTTAGAGTTGGAAAGAATGAAGCTATTTATACACATTTAAAAAATAATCATCCTGAACTTATTGAAGATGATTATTTTAGACCACACGACACAGCAATAATAGGTATTCCACAAAAAGCACCAGAAGGTTCAATCTTAAGAAATGAATCACCAATCCAATTATTGGAAAGGGTTAAAAAAGTTCATATGGAATGGATTAAGCCTGGACATAGAAGTGGAAGTAATTCACATAATGTGTCAGCAACCATCTCAATTAGAGAACACGAATGGCCGGCAGTAGGTGAATGGATGTGGCAAAATCAAATTCATTATAATGGATTATCTGTTTTAAACTATGATGGAGGTAGTTATATTCAAGCACCTTTCACTGATTGTAGTAAAGATGAATATGAAAAATTAATGGAAACATTAAAAGATGTTGATTTATCTAAAATTATTGAAATGGATGATGATACAGTATTAAATGACTCTGTTGCCTGTGGTGGAGGATTATGTGAAATAGTATAATTTATGGAAGAATTAAATAAAGAAGGGGAGAAGTATAATAAACTTCTCCCTTCTCATTATTATATGGATGGGACAAGATTAGTCTTTACAGAACAATATCATATTGATAGAGGATATTGTTGTGGAAATAATTGTAGACATTGTCCTTATGAACCAAAAGGACAAAAAAGAAATACTACTTTAATAAAAAAATAATGTAAGTATATTTATTACATATGGCAGATGGAATTACATATGGTATAAATTTTCCGTTCAGAGATTCTAGAACAGGTGATTATTTACAATTAACTCAATATCAAAAAGATGAGATTAGAGCTGATTTAATTCATTTGTTATTAACAAGGAAAGGTTCTAGATATTATTTACCAACTTTTGGAACAAGACTTTATGAATTTATCTTTGAACCTTTTGATGGGTTAACATTTAATGCGATTGAGTCTGATATTAGGGACGCGATTAACAATTTTATGCCAAATTTACTTGTTAATAACATTACTATTGAACCTGCAAGTATAGAAGATGAATCTCCTTCAGTTCCAAGTAATGCGATTAGCGATGATGTTCCATATATCTTTCGTGTTCCAGGTAAAGGAACCGCAGACTATACTGCTAAAATTAAAATTGATTACTCTACGGATAGTGCAACTTTTGCTCAGAGTGATTTTGTAATTATTAATATTTAATATTAAATGGCAAACGGAAAAATATCTTATACGGTAAGAGATTATGAAGGGATTAGATTAGAACTTCTTAATTATGTTAGAACATATTACCCTGATTTAATTCAGGATTTTAATGATGCATCTGTATTTTCAGTTTTTTTAGATTTAAATGCCGCTGTTGCGGATAACTTACATTATCATATTGATAGAAGTATCCAAGAAACCGTATTACAATACGCACAACAAAGGTCTTCAATATATAACATTGCCAGAACATACGGATTAAAGATTCCGGGATTACGTCCATCAGTTTCACTTGTTGATTTTTCAGTTACAGTACCAGCTTATGGTGATAAAGAAGATGAAAGATATTTGGGTACTTTATTAAGAGGTTCACAAGTTAATGGGGTGGGACAAGTTTTTGAAAATGCATATGACATTGATTTTGCATCACCATATAATTCTCAAGGGGCTCTTAATAGATTAAAAATACCTAATTTTAATACAAATGGTGTTTTAATTAATTATACAATAACAAAGAGAGAACTTGTTGTTAATGGTATTACAAAAATTTTTAAAAAAGTTATTACACCAAATGATGTGAGACCTTTCTTTGAACTTTTTTTACCTGAAAAAAATGTACTTGGTATAACAAGTGTTTTACTTAAAAACGGAACAGATTTTACAAATGTTCCTACAAGTGCTGAATTTTTAGGTTTGGCGAATAGATGGTATGAAGTTGATGCATTGGCGGAAGATAGAATTTTTGTTGAAGACCCAACTAAAGTATCTGACCAACCTGGAATTAAAGTTGGTACATATCTTCAGACAGGAACTAGATTTATGTCAGAATTTACGCCAGAAGGGTTCAAGAAGATGGTTTTTGGTGGAGGTTCAAAATCTTCTCAAGATGCTTTGAATCAGTTTACAACAATTGGCTCAACATTAGATTTACAAAATTATTTTAATAACTTTTCATTGGGTTCAACTTTGACACCTAACTCAACATTGTTTATTCAATATAGAGTTGGTGGTGGATTAGCGACAAACTTGGGTGTTAATGTCATTAATCAAATAGGTACTGTGTCATTTTTTGTTAATGGCCCATCAGAGACAACAAATACGTCTGTGGTTGCATCTTTAAGATGTAATAATGTAACGGCAGCAATTGGTGGTTCAAACGCACCAACAACTGAAGAAGTTAGAAACTTTGTTTCATTTAATTTCGCAGCACAAAAAAGAGCGGTTACCATTCAAGATTATGAGGCATTATTAAGAAATATGCCAGCTCAATTCGGGGCACCAGCCAAAGTAGCAATAACCGAAAATAATAATAAAATTGATATTCAAATATTGTCTTATGATACATCAGGAAAGTTAACAAGTATTGTATCTAACACATTAAAACAAAATATCGCAAATTATTTATCAAACTATAGAATGATGAATGATTATATATCTGTAATGACTGCTCAAGTTATTGATTTATCTATTAATGTTTCTGTTGTACTACAAGCGACACAAAATTCAGGACAAATTATATCAGATATTATAAATAATGTTTCAAATTATTTTGACCCGTTAAACAGACAACTTGGACAAAATGTATATCTTTCAGAATTAAAAAGTACAATACAAAATCAAAATGGTGTAATTACTGTCACAGGAATAGATGTATTTAATAATGTTGGAGGACAATATTCTTCATCTCAAACATCAATGCAATACTCAGACCCAGAGACAAAACAAATACAACCTGTTGATGATACATTGTTTGCAGAACCTGTTCAAGTGTATCAAATAAGATATCCTGGTAAGGATATTAAAGTGTCTGTTAAGAATTTCCAATCTGTTACATTTTCATAACTGATTTATTTATTCAATTCTACGCTTATTTTTAATTTGGTGGGTTAGGAAAAATTCGCCCTAAACTATTTATTCAATAAAGGATTAATGGGAACTTCACAAAGAATAAGGACAGAGATTGGAATTAATAAAACAATTAACATTGAATTAGAGCAAGATTTTAATTTTATTGAAATCTTATCTTTAAAAATACAACAAGAAGAGATATATACAAAGTCTTGTTCTGAATATGGGGTTGTTATTGGAAGAATAACCGCAAACAATGGATTTGGTATTCCAAACGCGAAACTTTCTATTTTTATACCAATATCAGATACAGATAAGTTTAATCCAAATATTACTGCAATATATCCATATACAAGTCCTGAAATAAGGAATGAGGATGGATATAGGTACAATTTATTACCTTATGAAAAATCATACACAAATCACGTTCCAACAGGAACATTCCCATCAAGATTAGATGCTACAATAGATTCCACAGCAATTGAGATATATGACAAGTATTACAAATTTACTGTAAAAACAAATGATAGTGGTGATTATATGATAATGGGAGTTCCATTAGGGGTTCATCTTGTTTTTATGGATTTGGATTTATCTGACATAGGTGAGTTTTCTTTATCTCCACAAGATTTAATAAGAATGGGTAGAGCAACAGAAAAACAAGTTTCTGGGCCTCAATTTAAAAGTTCAAGTGATTTAAATTCATTACCACAAATAGTTTCCTTAAGTAAATCCATAGATATTTCTCCATTATGGGGAGACCCAAATATATGTCAAATTGCAATAAATCGGGTTGATTTTGATTTAAGGGATGATGCAAATATTGACATTCAGCCAACTGCGGTTTTTATGGGCTCAGTTGTTTCTTCGGTAGATACCAAACCAATGAAGGTTTTTTGTAAACCGCCAACAGAAATGGGTAATATGTGTAGTTTGGTTGCAGGGCCTGGTCAAATATTATGTATTAGACAAACAATATTTCAAGATACAAATGGTAGACCAATATTAGAACAATATAATTTTGATGGTGGAAATGATGTAATTGAAACTGATGGTTCTTGGCTTGTAGATTTACCAATGAATTTGGATTATATGATAATGAATGAATTTGGTGAAAAAATCATATCAAACGACCCAAAAGTGGGTATACCAACAAAATCAAAATATAGATTTAAAGTTAAATGGAAACAATCTAATGATTTGGGAGCACCAATTAAAAGGGGATATTTTTTAGTACCAAATATTAGAGAAAATGGTTGGGTTAATTCAAATACAGACCCAAGATTATTAGGTTTTACAAACCCAGTACTTTATGAAGAATTTATTAAGTCATATGCGTTTAGTTTAGACTGGGCGGATTATGGGAATACAGGAACAACTATAGGTAAAAAAATAATACAAAGTGCCATTGATTGTGATGATAGATTTTATCAATTTAGTTATAATAAAGTTTATACAATATCCCAATTAATTGATTTATATCATAAGGGAACAAATAGGGGTAGATTTATCGGTATAAAACAAATTACTGATACTACTTGTGATAGTACCAATTATAAGTTTCCAACAAATGATGGAGTAAGAAATTTTGATATAGTTTTTAACATTGTGAATTTTTTCCTTGTATTAAATATGATAAATTTTTATCAAATAATACCGATTCTTCACATATTGGCGTTTATTTGGCCGTTGTTTAAAGCAATATTTGCAATTGTTTATGGGGCTATTTTATGGATAATATATATACTTTGTAGGGTTGTTGATGCAATACCTGGTGTAAACCCCCATTGTAAAAAACCACCAAGTTTTAAAGAATTATTTAATAAAATTGGAGACCCTTTTAAAAAGATTGCAATACCTATGATTACATATCCTGACTGTGAGATGTGTAATTGTAAAAGTGAAACAATAAATACTAATCAGACTGAGGCGATGCAGTTTGCGATAAGGGCACAACAAAGTCAATCATTATCTTGTACAATTGACACTCAGAGTGCTAATGGGTTCTCAAATATTACTGACGAACAATATTGTGCTGATGACCCATTCATTGCAATGGCGCTGGTAACGTCACCAACTATTTGTGAACAAATAGTTGCTAGATGTGGAGACGAAAATCCTGTGATAGAGGAATTATTGGCGGGAAATGGTGCAAATAAATATTGGAAAAGAACGCCAGCCTCATTATTGGGTACTTGTAATGGGTCAGCATATCAATGGCATTCACAAGATTTAACATTATCTGAAAGATTAAACTTATTTAATACTAAAGGGAAATATTTTAATAATTTAGTGGGGGGAGGATGGAATCAAATTAAAGTTTCAATTAATCCGTCATTAAATCCTGGAAAATTTCATAATGATAATGTAATGGCACTTTTAATTGATGAAGGATGCTCAGAAACATTTACACCGGGAGCAATCATATCATTTAATGGTGGTTTATTTTCAAAAGATGTTAATTTAACTGGTGCGACAACAACAAATTATAAAAATGTTGACGGGGAAGTTATTGGAACAAATGCGGTTGTTGGAACGCCTATAAGTAATGGATTAACAAGTATTACTGTTGGTTATGCCAGCCCATTTGATTCTAGTGGAAATACATTGTTAACAACACAATATATTGTAAACCAAAGTGGTGCGACTAATGATATATTAATCCCTAACACAGAAGGACAAATAACTTCATTTGGATATGAGGCATTTGGAACTGGTGCAATTAATAGTACATATATTAATATTATTGGTACAACAACAAGTGTGGGTGTAAACGCTTCATTTAATATTGTTGTTGTCGGTGGGGTTGTAACGTCAGTTAACTTAAGTAATGCGGGATATGGGTATAGTGTGGATGATACAATAAGGATTTTGGGTACTCAAATTGGTGGAACAGATTTATTAGATGACATTAATATTACAATAACAGGAGTTACTCTTCAAGCATACAGACAAGGGGTTATTCAAAAATTCCCAACAGATATTGAATATTTTCAAGTAATAACCGCAACAACATATGGTAATTTTTGTAATTTAAATCCAGTAGTACCTGTAGGACAATATAATAACTCGGGTGTTACAGAATTTAATTCTTTAAGGTATAGATTTACGGATAATTTTATGACAATGTTTACTGAAGCTCTACGATATGGTTTGCAATTTGTGTATAATACTGCGTGGAATACGTACAGACCAATATATACTATGCCTGACCAAAAACAATTTGTTGTTGCCTTTTTAGTTAGAGGTGTTGACCCCAACTCGGCAAGACAACCTATGACTATTGATGTTAGTAGATTATTTGGAAAGGCTTATGGTAGTCTGATTGTTAGTGGTGATTATAAGTTAAATATACCAATCCAACCTGGACTTGTTCTACCGAGACATAATCAAATAACAACAAATCAAACATTAAGCGTTAATAGACCAATATTTTTTGATTCATATATCTATAATGTTCCTCAGACATTTTCTTCATATACTACTAATTTAATTGCGAATTATTCATCTTTAGATATGACAATAACAACAGGGGCAACTTTTCAAGTTGACTCTACAAATTCTAACACAAAATTAGATACAACTAAAATTAGAACTATATCTGTTGGTGGTGGACAATTTTATCTTGCGGCAAATGGGCAAAATAACGTTTTTGCAGCCCCTGGTTATTTTGTGTATAATTTCAGTACAATTAATGCGGGTGCTTATGAGCAGTCAAATAGTCCTTTTCATTATTTAGACTTATCTGCCCGAGCAAATAACAAACAACATAGAGGATATTATGATAATGAATATATTGAAGGTGGTAGTTATTTTTATATGACTCCTCATGTTGATAATTCTCATATAAACGGAGTATACCCTTATAATCTAATTACAAATTATAGAATTTTAGAAAATGATTTTGTTTATTTTTCTCCTGCCTATTCAACAGGAACAACAACAATTTTCATACAAGGAACTCAAAAAGTTGTTATGAGAACGGATAGACTTCCAACCTCAACAACAAGGGATGATGTACAAGGAAATAATACATTTATGTTACATCAGAATACAGGATTTTCAGTTTTTTCATATAGTGATGATGGAACCGTAAGTATTTCATATCCTGAATACTCTGTTGGTTATACAAGTGGTGATAACGCAGAAGATGACCCAAGTCAATTTGAAGGACAATTTGTGAGCACATTTACTTGTGAAGGACTTGTTCCCTTAAAATGTTATTCTGGTTATGGTGAATCATTCGGAGTAAAACCTGCAGCAGATGATTGTTATCATAAACCAAGTATTGTTAGAAACGGATGTTATATTTTTGTCGACAAACCAATTCTTAGATTATTAAGAGATTTCCAACAATTAAGTGAATGGAAATCAAGATTTAAAGTTAATTTGGCTGCGTGTAGAGGACTATTTGGACATTCATTTGTTAATAATTGGATTAATGGAACTTTATATGCGTTCCCAATAAAAAACAAAAGATTATTTACGCCAGGAACAAATAAACCATTTAACAAATATTGTAAAGACGTTGTGATGTTGCATCCAGTAACAAACAACTTTTTTTATAGGTCAAGTCCATATAATGCTTCTTCCAATAAATTTATTGGAATGACACCAAACAATTCAACCCATAGAAATAAATTACAACTTTTGTTTCCAACAACAATTATGGATTTAGGTCCAAGAGATGAATTTGCATATGAGTTAACACTTTCTGAGAATTATTATGGATATAATATGGATAAAATGTCGCAAACAACATATAAAGACATTTCAAATATTCTTAATTTATTTGTAATATCAAGACAAGTAAGTTCATCATTTTTAGCACAATTATTTGGTGCTGGAGACGCTTCAGTTAATACGTTCTTCTCAAGAAAAAATGCAAGATTTGATGGAGACTATTCACAAGCAATTTCGGTTAATTCTGAAATAGGTGTGGATGAATTTGATTTTGAAACTTATTATTATTCTACTGGGTCAACAGGAAATAATACATTTTATGTTGGTAAGAAGACTATTGGAATATTCTTTTCATCTGAGACACAAACAAGAGATTATGTATCACCCAGAAGGATTATAAGAAATGATTTAACATATCCTGGTATATTTGATAACTTACCAATTTTTACTCAATATGTCCCAATGTATAAGTGGAATATTGACCAAGGAACAAGTACTATATTTGGTGGTGAAAAAAATGAATGGGGAACAAGCGGAACTGATATTCAAAAGTTTAAATACCAATCATTAGATAGACTTAACCCTACCTCTAATTATTTTATGGGACAGGTGAATATTCCGTTATTTCAAAAAGGATTTATTTTTAATGTTAAACCCGCAGTTCCACCGGCAACAGGGTATGATTTTGAAGGTGATAGAGTGGTAGGACAAACATTATTAAATAGTACTAATGTTACTGTAGGCGCTCCATTCTTCTTTTATTTTGGATTAGTGAGAGGCAATAATGCTTTAGATAAATTTAATGTAAAATACTTAGGAATTGAAACTATATGATTATAGAATAATACCGAGCCAATTAGAGTATAAGTCTGCTCCGTCTGTTGACCAAAGAATCGCAATATCATTAAATAATGAGGCTAGGGTAATAACAGAATATGATAGAATTAGAACGGTAGGATTATCTCAAGTTTATAATGATGAAAGACAAGCATCTTCAGTATTCAGACCGGCATTTGAAATAAGTTATTTATATAGTAATTCATATATTGGAACAACAAATTATACACCATTTTTATATAATCTATATTATGTAAACCCAGAAATATCAATTTTTAGTAATGTATGGTATGGGTACCCCCAATTTTTTGAATTTGATTTTTTTAGACCAAATGTGGTTGACCAACATATTACTTATGAATCAAAAAGTGCTTACACTTATAATTGGAGTTATTATGTTAGTTATCCATATAGTAACGATTATAATAAAAAACTAAGTTATACTTTAAATAATAATAATTTAACTTGGACGGCTAGTACTGGAATACCATTTATTATTAAAAAAAGTACATCAAATGGTGATAAAATAATTTCTTTTGAGTGTGTTATGCCTCACGGATTAAAAGTTTCCGAATCTGTTAAACTTTCTTTTAGTTATAATAATACTAACATTTTTGAGGTTTATTCATTAGGTAATGACACCTTAGATAGTGATATTTTTGTTTTTAATGTCTATGATATTGGGTATACAGGAACTACATTTTTAAACAATAAAACAGGGGTGTTCAAAAGGGTTGCCAACTTTGAAAACCCCTTAGAATCAACATCAAAATATTATATTAGAGAACATAAGATATTAACAAATAATGATGATATTATTATTACAAAAACAGGGTTTCAAAAGAATGCATTTCTTGAGAGTAAACAACTGACTTTAAGTTCTATAACACCCAATGGATTAACAAGGATATCTCAAAAAAGTAGTAGTAATGCTTATACAATAACAAGCAAAAAAGATTTAGATTTAAGTATTTTATTAGATAATCAAAAAAGACCCATTAGTGAAATATTTTTAACAATTATTAATAAAGGGTATTCAGGTTATTTTAATAAACCATTTGGGAATAATGTGGGATTAAAACAGGGTTGGTTTTTTAATATAACAGAAACAAATAATCCGTGGTGGGATGATAATAATATTGATTCAAACTCAAATATAAGTGTGTCATCTTATAATGATACCGGAAATACCAAAACATTTTATTATAACAATAATTTAAATCTTGGAGATGTTATTGATGGTGATTTTTGTGAGTGGAATGATTATGAGCAAGTAGAAAGAGTAATCTCGCCATATTATAATAAGATAAAATTTAATCAGGATAATTTTCAAACAACGACAGGACAAACAACAAATGGTGATGGGTATTATTATCGCCCACATCATTCAACAACATTAAAAGTTTATTCAGACTATATTGAAACAGGAAGTATTAATGATGTTGATAATATACCATCATATTCATTTTTTTCTGAAACTGACCAAGAATTTAGATGGAGAGACATTTATGATTATGGGTTTATTGATGAACTTGGTAGAGGAGTTGATTATCCGTATTTAAATAATGCACAATATCCATTTGGAAATATAATATTTAGGTTATCACCTGAAGGTATAAACACAAATAATTATATAACAGGAATAAACGTACCAGTAAAACCAAAAATAGATGGATGTGAGTAAATACATAATAAGGATGGATGGTACCGGAGATAAACAAATAACCATTCCAATTGAAATTAAATGGGACTTTGCGGGGCAAGACCAGTCAATTGACAAATATGAGGATGAGGTTGTTAAAGATGTTATTGGTGAAGGTTATGACTTTGAAGTTAGTAGATTTCCGCATGATGTTGAACCAACAACAAATAAAACTGAGATAAACTATGAATTTTATTTTTATTCAGGAGGTTCTTTAACCACACCAAATAGTTGGAATAATAGTTATCTACCTGAGGGACTTACAGTAAAAGATATATACTATTTTAGTAATGATTTCACAAAATCATTTTTTAAATTGGATTTTTATGATACAGTTGATGACAAAAAACAAACTAACTACATAACAGTAATAATACCAACACAACAGGGATATAAAGTTAACTCAATGTTAAATACTACACCTGTTAATATTAAAATACCAAAATTTACTTTAGATTATGTTGGAGATAAGGAAGGATTTTTCTTCTATTGGTTAAAAAAATTAGATTTTTTAAGTATAAATACATTTTATATGACGGCTAAATTTTTTAATGCAAAAACAGGGAAATTTACAAAAATGATGAATGAATCACAAGGTTCTTTATCACCAAGCGAAACATATAATTTTGATTCTATTAAGTATTTTTATTATAGAGTTGTGTTTAATTATGTCAATCAAACCTATAGTATTTTTAGATTTGACCCTACAAATACAAGTTTGAATCTTAGGGTGGGAACAACAACACCCATAACTTGGTATGAATACGTAAACCCATAATAATGGACTATTATAATATAGTAATATCACCTGAAACAATTAAACGAGACTTAGTAACAATAACTTACAGCGGGCAAAGTATTGGTGTGTATTCAGCAATGACTGAAGTTATTAGTGGTGGAACAAATGGGTATTCACTCTTAACTGGACTAACTATTCCAATATTAATAACGGAGACAATTAATGATATGGGTTATTATGACCCGTTTGATGGAGCAATTCAACAAAAAGATGTTGTTACAAATTTTTTATTTTCATCAACAACTTCAACACCATATACGGTTAATGTGTATAATACTTCTGACGAATTTCAAAAGTTTTTAGAACTATCTCAATATACTGTTAATTGGGGGGACGGAAGTGTGGTGCAACCAATAACAACTTATGCCCCCAATTATTTGACACACACCTATCCTAACGCTAGTGGACAATATACAATAACCCTTGAACAAAAAAATCCTTGGGGAATGGTTAGAGTAGACAAAAAAATTAATTTACCATATAAGTTAGAGACTATAAGTAATCCGAAGGGTACTGCATATTTTATATCAAATTTAGGTAATTGGTCGGCAACACCCGTAAGTTATAATTATATATTTTCTGGAGATGCGGAGAATTCCGTTAGTACTCAGACATCATCAACATATGTTACAACACCATATGTTGTTTCGGGGGAAACTGTATCTAGACTTCAAGATTTGGAACAATATGGTTCTCAAAAATATGTACAAGGGGTTCCTATTTTTAAAAACAGGGAGATATATGGTATAATAAATTCTATTAACCCTAATTTCACAGGATATACCATACAAAACATTGATTATTATGACTATTCTGATGGGACTACATTATTTTTTATGGATTCGTCAGGGTTTACTACAGATAATATAACAGCAACACCTATTATAAAACAAGAGGTGTTAATTAATGTTATTGACCAACCACAAATTCAAAGTGATGTTTATGTTGAGAGAGGTAAAAATAGTGCATATGAAAGATTACAAAGATTGGGTGAGGTAGATAATGTTGGTGATTTAGTAAATTATGGGTATGGCTTCTTTAATGTTGAGAAGAAAATGTAAAAAAAAGTATTTATAAAATATAGAAATTTAAAATAAAACAATAAAAGACTAAAATCATAAAAAATGGCTATTGGTACCTATGGCACTGTAAGACCGGCGGACGTAAGTCCTGAAGATATTGAGATAACGATGGTTTACACACCATCTAGGGATGTAACAGATAATTTTGTGTTAAAGGCGTTAGACGCATCAACACTTTTAAGACCATATTTCAATAATGCTCAGACAGGAGGAAACACAGGTGTTGAAATCTTAGGTGGTTTATATAATTTAACATTACCGGCAAACACATTTAATGCGTTAGGTTTTTATACTCTATATGTAAGACCTGCACAAATAAGAACATCAATTACTGATTGTGGTGTCTTAAGTGCATTACCTAATGTTAAGGGTATTATTGTTGATTTATCTAATGTACCAACACAATTTATTAATAAATTTGTACCACAAGGATTAGTTGGATTTAGAATTGAATATTTAAATACTGACGGAAGTAAAATACCAAATTTTTTTAGAATAATAACATCTTGTTTCTTTTGTGAACCTGTTGTTGTTAATCAGACAAATACAACACAAAAATCAATAAGATATAGATATGTTGATGGAATATCAAATTTATTGTTTTTAACAGTATCTCCATCATCTTCACCAACAAACAAACCAAATGCAACACCATTTATTGGACAACCAGACCAAAATATTATAATTACAAACACATTCTTTAATCCAATTACATTAGACATACAAATGGCTGAATACGACATTGATACATTGGCAATTGCTCTTTATGGTAATCAAACCAAATCAATTGATGATGGTATATACACAATTTACGATTCTAATAACAATATATTCAGACAATACAATTTATTTGAGATTAGAGACCAATTTAATTCATTGTTGTATGAAGTAAGACAAAATAGAAATAATAATATAGACTTTAGTAAAAGTTTCAATAATATAACCGCTTAATGGCAATAACAATTAATAAAACAAAATATTTTTATCCCCCAAGACCTGCCAGTGGTGCGGGAACTTTCTCGGATAATATTGTTGGTCTGCAAACCGTAGATGGTGGAGGGCTTACGCAAGGTAATTTTGAGTTTACGACATCGGTTGTAGAAAAAGTTAATAGAACGTTTGGGGTTGGAGCTTTTGCTGCACCTGTAAACTTGGCGGATTTAAACCTTGAAAATGTTTTACAGAGCAATAGGGTATCGGAACAATTTAGGGTTTATCCGAATTATGATATTACTCAGGTTCTAAACTTTTCAATGTATGGTTCTTTGGCGAAAAGGTTAAGTGTTTCTGTAACAAAAATTATAAATTATTTTCCTGCGTCTTTAGATATTCAGTATACAATGCCTGATTTTACAATAGGTAATACTGCATCTAATATATCATATAACCAAGTAAATGATGAGACATATTTAGAAATTAATGTTGATAGGATACATAATCCGTTCAATATTAACTATTGGGTTAGCGATGTGACGAATGCCAATCTTAGTCTTGATGTTACTTCGGTATATAGAAATTTATATCAAACTTATTTAGATTATGCTTTAATAATTAAAGGTGTTGAGTTTAAGGTGGTATCTTTTCAACCAGCACAAACATCAAATAGTGGATATATTGCGTTTTATATTTCAGGTTCTCCGTTTGGGGTTTCTGCAACAACAAGTGTTGATGATTTTCAAATAAGACCAAATGACTACATTGTTGATAAAACTTTTGCTGAAAATTTTGATGAAATAGAACAATTTTTATTAAATAGGTTAGTTCAACCAGTTTATACCGCAACTTTTCAAGTACCGGCACAAAACGCTGATGGACAATTCTATCCAAATTATCAACAAGTTACATTTCCAAAAGATGGTGTGTGGAATTTAGATATTAGGTCATTTTTATTTGATGATTATTTGGTTCAATTGCAAATGATTGCGGAAAATTTAGATTCATTTAAAACAAATTTAATATCAAGATTTTTAACATCTGGGTCGTTAAAAGAATTTGATACAATGGGTAGAAAAGTTGAAAAAGTGTTTCAACTCTACGGAAGAAGTTTTGACCAAATTAAACAATACATTGATGGATTGGCATTTGCTAATTCTGTAAACTATAACCCTTTAAATGATATACCATCAGAATTATTAACGGATTTATCACAAACATTAGGGTGGGGTTCAAATTTTTCTCCTATAACCAATAAAGATTATTTATCATCTATTTTTGGTAATAAAAATACTCCAACATATCCGGGGTATGCAAGGGCTCAGACAGAAACAGAATTAAATTACGCTTTTTATAGGAATTTAATTTTAAACTCTGCGTATATTTTTAAATCTAAAGGAACTAGAAGGTCTGTTGAATTTTTATTGAATTTAATAGGCGCCCCTGAATCTCTTGTTGAATATAATGAACATATTTATTTGGCTGACCAAGTTGTAAGTATTGAAAATTTTAAAAAACAATTTGGAAAAATTTCAGGTGGAACATATGTTGATGAAGTTCCGGCGTATCAGCCAGGGAATACATTTAAACTTAGAGGGATTACATTTACAGGATTTACAACAAATCCGACATATACTTATGTTAATGTGAGTGAATCTGATTATCCGATTGATAATCAAGGTTATCCCCAATCACCACCGAATACTGAATCAAATTTCTTTCAAAAAGGTGCTGGTTGGTATGAGCAAACGCCATCACATAGAAGTCCACAACAACTTGTAATTAATGGAGATGTTTATAAGGGACAAAATACTAATATACAAACTCAGTTAACTCCGTTTAGTTATGGACAAGAATATTTAGATGTTTATAGAAGTTTTCCGTACATTAATGACGGATTTAAGTTATTAAAAGTTATTGATAATAATAAGTCTTGGTTATCAACAGATGATAAGTTAAGAACATCAAGTCAAGGAAATTATAATGCATATTATTATGTTGATAATGAGAAATTGGTTTTGAATGTTAAGAATGTTGATATTTTCTTAAATCCAGGTCAGGGGTTAGCATATGAAATTTGGGAACAATCAAGAATAAATAATTATCCGATACCTGAGTCAGGGTTAAGTATTAATTATCCTGTTCCTGGTGGGGTGGATTCAACCTTTATCAATCCTGAACCAAAGAAAAAAACATTCTTTGAATTCTCTCAAACATTTTGGCAAAATATGATTAATGTTAGAAATCGCCAGTTTATTACGGATGGTAAGACGGGGGGTTATCCAACATTGCAATCTCTTTGGTGGAAATATATAGAACAATATCAAACAATTGGTGTACCGAATAACAATTACACTTATCAAAAATTAATTGATTATGTGAATGGAATGGGGCCTTTTTGGTTGAAATTAGTGGAACAAATGATTCCGGCAACAACAATATGGCAAGGTGGGGTTAAATTTGAAAATTCAATATTACATAAACAAAAATTTATGTATAGAAGAACTAGGGGATGTCAATTTGCTCCGGTTGCTGTTAATAAGTGTAATATTATTTCAAATCTTACAAGTTATAATTTAAATAATGAAAAAGTTAAAATAAATGTATTCCCTTGGTTAAATGGTAATATTGGTGTGACTAATTTTAGTGGAATATTATCTAATACATTGAATAGTTTGTTATCCGCCAATGGGCAAACACAAGCAACTTGTGCTGGGGTTAGTTCACTTTCTTCTAGTTGGTATGTTGATTTAAAAATTGGAAGTACGGTACTTATCCATCAACTATTTTATACAGGATACGGAAATAATTCAGTTCCTACAAATCAGGATTGGATAACAGCGTTAAGTAATAGTTTACAAAATATAATACCATTTAATTTAACTTATTTTATAAATGGTAATCAATTAACTATAACAAATTTAGGTACTCAAACACTATATCTAAATCAAAATTTAAGCTTAAGTGTTGGTATAAATATAAATGTAACTTGTTAAAATATGGCAGACTTAGGGTATCAAATAGTAGTAATAAGTGGTGATTGTTCACAGACAGGGTCTGGAGAAATCAATATTGTGGCGTATGGGGGGACAGCACCATATAACATTCAATGGGTTACACCGGATTTAGGTACAGATATTGAGGTTACCGCCTCAACAAGAAGTGGACTCTACGCAGGTACATACGCAATAAGAATAAATGATAGCTCACTACCCCTTAACAATGAAATTTATGTAAATGCCCCTATTTCTAATGGTGTTTGTTGTTATGTTTATGGAGTTCAAGCAACAACTTGTGGGGAGAATAATGGAATTGTAACAGGTACTTCATCATCAGAATATTCATACACTCAATTTTATTTATATGATTCGGGTGGGACTTATGTTAATTATACTGATACACTTGTTAATATAGGGCTTTTTCAAAATTTAAGTGCGGGAACATATTATATGGTTGCGTTAGATGCTGGCGGTTGTACAGGTAGAAGTGAAACATTTATTATTGAAGAATCTTCACCACTTGATTTTGGTTTATATGTGGTTCCAAATGCGGCTTGCGGATATACACCATTAGGTAAGATATATGTTACAGGGCAGACTGGAGTTTCACCATATACATACATATGGAACAATGGTGAGACAACAAGTTCTATTACAGGTTTAACCGCTGGTGAATATGCTGTTAGAGTTACAGATTCTTTAAATTGTACTCAAATTAGAACCGCAACAATTACAGATGTCGCACCATTATCTGTTGTGTTATTTACCGCAAACCCACCATCTTGTTTAAGTAATGATGGTTCATTAACTTTGACATTAACTGGAGGTACTGCACCTTTTTATTATTCAGCATCAACAGGATATGTTGAAATTTCTTATTCAAGGATTTTTACATTAAGTGATGTTGGGGCGGGGGCATATTCATTTTTAGTTACAGACGCAGCATTTTGTTCTGTGTCTGTTGGTACAACTTTAAGTACACCTAGCGGAATGACATCTGTTAATGTTGTATCAGAAAACTCTAATTGTTCTGATGAAGGGGGTTCAATAGCTGTGAGTTTAGTTGGGGGAAACAATCCATATAATTATACACTTATTTATCCTGATAGTAGTTCAAAAAATGTTGTAAGTTCATTACAATTTAATTTATTTTCTTATTTAAGTTCAGGAACATATACTCTTGTTGTTGAAGATGCGTCAGGTTGTACTTTTATGAATGATTATACATTGATAACTGAAAATAAGTTTACCATATCAACACAAACCACTGGAACAACATTTGGACAGGCTAATGGTGTTATTGAAGTTATTAAAACAAGTGGTGGGACTCCACCATATAATTATTTTTTAGATGGTGATATCGGTATTGTTGGAACAACTTTAAGTGCAACCACTTTTTATAAAGTGTCGTCAGGACAACACGGAATATCAGTTTCTGATGCTAATGGTTGTGTTCAAACATCTCAGGTTTATGTTGAATATAATGCACCCGTTGATTTTTTATTATATCCAACATCTGCGGGTATTGGTAGTGATGGAACAATAACGGCATTGATATCTTCGGGAACACCTCCGTTTACTTTTAATTGGTCAAATAATGTTGATGGTAATCCCCAAACAATTTTTGTTGATGGGTTAACTGCGGGAACATATAGTTTAACAATTATTGATGGTAATAAATCATCATTAAATAGAACAACAACAATAGAAGGAAGTAAGAACATTGTTTCTTATCAGACATTTATAATGGGAGAACAAACCTTCCAAATAGAATCAAGTTCTAAATATAGTTTATCAAAGATGTTAAATGAGGGCTATTTTGATATAACTTCTGGACATACTGATTGTGGGTTAATATCAGCAACCTTTACAACAAAAGTAAATGCAAACCCCTATGGTATTGAAATTACTGACACATTCTTTACTACAACATCTCTTCTTGTATCTCCTGATGATAATCTATGGTATGATTCAATAAAAACATTACTGATGAGTATTATTGGAATTGGGGATGTTATCATTGATGAAACTAACAATCAAATAACCATTATCAATGATAGAAATGTTGATATAACAGTATTGGATATAAAGGTTAGTTTGGTTATTGAATATGATATTAATTGTACCTTATGACACAAATAGAATTCACAGAAGTTTCGGGGAACACACCAATTGATGTGTATGTTGCGGATTATCGTGGTGAGAACAGATATTTTATTGGTACAATAACGGGCGCAACATCAACACCCGTTCCTCCGACAGTATATCAATATCCTCCACCATTGTTCAATACAATTGAATCAATAATGTTAATTTTGAGTGCGTCTAATGGATGTGAGACATTTAAGATAATAGGTTGTAATACACCTTAATTTACTTTTTCTTTTTCTCTTCTTTTCTGGGATAAAATTTTAATAACTTTAAGGAGTCTTTGTAATTTTTTTCTAATCTATCTAACTCTTGTACTGGTACAGATTTTTCGCAAGCAAAATTATACTGCTCTTCGGCTTCTTGTATAACTTTCTTTATTGTTTTTATAAGTTTCATATATATAAATATTTCAAAAAGTGTTGTTTATTAAAAATATTAAGAATCTATTATTAATAAGAGTGTAAAAAATAAATTTCGGGTTATTTATAAAGTAATAAGAATATAACTATGGCGTGTAACTTTATTGGTAAATTATCATATACTGGAACTAATTGTAATGATGCGTGTTCAATACCTTCAGGTAGTGATTATTATTCTACCGACACCGCATTAACTATAAATGGTGATTTATATACCGATAGTGGTTGTTCTATTATCGCACCAACAGGATTTTATTCCGATATACCTAATGGAGGCACAAGTTGTTTTGAAGTTGTTAGTGGGATTATTAAATTTAGTGGTACTTGTTCTGCAACTACGGTACAATTCAGAGATTGTGAAAATGGTGAAAATGTTTTCAGATTTTATGGTAATATAATACCAACAATAGTTGGAAATATCTACTATGTAGATGGATTTGGAGAATATACAGGTTGTGCAACAATTATTGCAAATGATGGTTCTGGGCCATTATATGACGCCAATTCAGTTACATTTACATTAGTTGATGATTGTGGAAATGTTATTTGTCCAAGAACAAGTAGTGCGGCGGCAACTTTATCAAAATGTTCTGATGGTACTCTTTATTATTTTAATGTTGATTTAGACACGGCATTTATTGGTGCCGCTTATATATATAATAGCGAATGTTATGCGTTTGTTGAGTTCTCAGGACCTGGTGGTACTAATTTAGGTTCACCATTATTTGATAATTGTAAATATTGTGTACCAACACCAACCCCTACAAGAACTCCAAATCCAACACCAACAAATACACCAACACCTTCACCAACACCATTACCTTGTCCAAATCCATCATATTGTTTTTCAACAACCTTTTCCTCATTATCAGGATATAATGGAACATATAGTTCAACAACATTAAGTTATAATTCAAAGATATATTATACAGGAGGAACTGATTTAGTTGGTTATTTATTTTTTGATGTTTCAAATAAGTGGTGTTTAAGTGATGGGTTAGGTAATCCTTGTGTTTTAGAAGGAAAAAGTCCTTGTTATTCGGATTGTCCTGATTTGGCATCAAATACATTTGCTGTTGGAGATTGTCCACCAGCACCAACACCCCCGGTTAATTGTGATTTATTAGATTTTTATGCTTATTTTGATTGTGAATATGTTCCCCCAGTAACTCCAACACCGGCAATAGATTGTGGTGATGTTGAGTTTAACATTACAAATTTTGGGGTTACACCAACACCATCAAATAGTCCTGTTTATATTGTGGGGGTTGATTTTAGTATTGCAAAAACATCTTCAACGCCGACACCATCAGTTACAGCAACACCAACAATGACACCAAATAAGACTCAAATTTCGGGTAAAGCAACTTTTGTTGTTTTAGACCCACCATTTAATTGTCCTGGTATTAAAGTGTTGATTAGTTGTGAACCACCATATAATCAATATTATGTTAATAATAATTTAGCGTATGGTAATACTTTTGTAAGTGTTGGAACATATATGTATGCTCAAATATCTAGCGGTAGTACAACTAGTAGTTTTTGTGTGAAATATGATAGGGATGATGCTAATTTATCTTCTAATTCTAATGTTAATCAGGTATACCAAGTTTATCCTGATTGTAGTACTTGTTTACACGTACCCACGCCTACACCTACACCAACAAATACGCCAACAAATACACAAACGCCAACAAATACTGAAACTCCGACTCAAACGCCAACAAATACATCAACACAAAGTCAAACGCCAACAAATACTGAAACTCCGACTCAAACGCCAACAAACACACCTACAAATACCGAAACTCCGACGCAAACCCCAACAAATACTGAAACTCCAACAAATACACCCACACCAACAAATACACCTACAAATACCGAAACTCCGACGCAAACCCCAACAAACACACCTACAAATACCGAAACTCCGACGCAAACCCCAACAATGACTCAAACGCCTACTAGACCATTAATTAATTTTACAGGAAGATTTACAACAACAAATACAAGTGTTGGTTCAAGTAATTCTGACCAAGTTAAATTACCATTTATTAGTGGTACGGGAACAAATTATAATTGTATTATTAATTGGGGAGATAGCTCAACCAATGATTATGTTAGTACTTGGAATGACTCTGCATTAACTCATACATATTCATCACCTGGAACTTACACAATTAACATTTATGCCGACCCGGGCAATCTAAAAGGATGGGCATTTAATAATTCGGGTGATAAATTAAAACTTGTTGAAGTATTGAAATGGGGCCCACTTCAATTGGGCAGTGGTACAACATCAACAGGACACTTCTATGGGTGTTCCAATTTGGTGTTGACAGGTGTTACAGATGTGTTGAATTTAAGTGGGACAACAAATTTAGCATCTTTATTCAATGGATGTAGTTCTTTAACTACAATTAACAATGTTAATAATTGGGATACATCTAAAGTAGTTAGTATGAATAGTACTTTCAACTCCGCTCTTAATTTTAATGATGATTTGAGTGGATGGACTGTTTCTGCGGTCACAGATATGTCATATATGTTCGCTAATGCTAGAAAATTCAATAAAGATATTGGTAATTGGGATACACACAAAGTAACTTCATTTTATACAATGTTTGATAGTGCATTTGTTTTTGACAATGCGGGGAGTAATAGTATTAGTGGTTGGACAACATCGGCGGCAACAGGAGGGGGGTCAATGGGATATGTGTTCCATTTGGCATATGCATTTAATAGAAATATTACGAATTGGGAAAGAAATTTTCCTAATGATTATGGGTACAAATCTTATATTAGGGCAAATCAGATGAATTATATGTTTGCTGGTGGTGGTTCATCTACAACTTTCAATAATGGTGGAGACCCAGGAATTAGTGGATGGACAACTTCTGCTTGTACTGATATGGGACATATGTTCTATTTGAACAATACATTTAACCAACCAATTGGAAGTTGGGATGTTTCTAATGTTACATCACTGAGTACTTTGAGCGGTATGAGAAATATGTTTGCCGGAGGAGTGTTTAATAAAAATATTGGAAATTGGAATATGTCAAATGTTAAAAGGATTGATGATATGTTTAGTTCCAATTTATATTTTAATAATGGAGGAGACCCATCAATTTCTGCTTGGACATTAAATAGTTGTTTTACAACCGCAAGAATGTTTAGTAATTCCGACGCATTTAACCAACCAATAGGTAATTGGGGTAATTCTTTAAGTGCGGTTACAGATATGACAGGAATGTTTAACGGAAACGGAATATTTAATCAAAACATTAGTTCTTGGAATGTTTCAAATGTTCTAAATATGTCAGATATGTTTAAAAATTCCGTATTTAATAATGATGGAAATCCTGATATTTCTGGATGGACTGTAACTGCTGTTACTAATATGTCATCTATGTTCTTTAATAATACAGCGTTTAATCAAGATATTAGTAATTGGAGTCCAAATAATGTGAGCAATTTCCAAAACTTTATGACAGGTAAAACCTCAAGTAATTATTCGGTTGATAATTACAACAACATATTAATTTCTTGGTCAACCAAACCATTACAAACAAATTTAACAAATGTTAATTTTGGTGGACTAAAATATAGCGGAGCAACCGCACAAGCGGGTAAAGACACTTTAACGGGTGTAACATATAATTGGACAATAATAGATGGTGGGGTGGCACCATAAAATTAAGATAAAATGAGTAAAGTTTATATATACGAAAGTTGTTCACCACTTGCAACATTTGCGAGTAAGAATAGTCAGGTAATACAGAGTGAAAAGGTTGAATTTACAAATTTACCTAATACTATTTTTAAGGATAGTGATGGTAATTGTTGGAATTATCTTGGAGAATCTAACAATGGTTATATATCACCAGACAATGTGTTTCCCATTAATTATAGTGGAAATTATTTTACAAATGTTGTTGATATTGTTTACCCTGATTGTAATTCTTGTTTATTAACAAGAACAAGTCCTTGTGTGATAACATATTTTAGTGCGACAAGATGTGATAGTGGAACAACTGAATATGTTAAGGTTTGTAATGTCGGGCCGATATCTGGGCCAACAAAGTTATTACCTACAGTCCAACAAGTTGTTGGAATAAGAAACCCAAGTGGGGATGATTTTTGTGTGACTCTTAATTCGGTTATATCTGCGGTTGATACAGATTATGAGATTGCAACTCCGGCTTGGGAAACATATGATTGTGATACTTGTCCAATATATAAAACATATATTGGAGATTCTTGTGATGGTTCGGTAATTGGGTTAAAAATTTATGCACCAGCAACATCAACAACATTAAGTGCAACAACAAGTGTTAGTCTTGTTACTAATAATACTTGTTATGTAATAACTTCTTATGAAGGGATTGAAGTTGAGTATAATTATGAGTCTGGTGTAACACCGACAGTTTGGCAAACTTTTTTAAATTGTAATAATTGTTTAATTGATTATTATAACACACAATAATCTATTTATTAATATGGCAACACAAGTTAACATAAATGGAATAACGGGACAAAGTCCTTACAATATTTACATCTGTCAGAGTGATGGGACGGGTTGTTTTTTTATGGATACAATAACGACAACAACATATGAATTTGATATACCAGTACCATATGATACATCACCATCATATATGTTAAAGATAGTTGATGGAAATGGTTGGATAATAACAGGAGAAACAACAGTAACAGGATGAGTCAAAGTATAACTATAACAAGCATAACAGCAAACACTCCGGTGGACATATATTATTGTGACGCTTTGAGTGCTTCTTGTGTTTTTGTCTCATCGGCAGATACATTTCCATATACTTTTGAAGTTCCTTCACCATATGATGAAACGGACTTTTTAATAAAGGTAATTGATAGTCTTTCTTGTGAGGCAGGAGACTTTGTTTATATAACACCCACACCAACAAGTAGCGTCACACCAACACCAACATTAACTCCAACACAGACAATGACTGAAACACCCACAAACACACCAACACAGACATTAACACCGACAAACAGCCAAACACCAACATATACGCCAACAACAACACCTACACCCACAACAACACCTGTGATATCAAGTCATTTGATTGGAAAATCAATATTTAGTAGTAGTGCTGATACTTGTAGTGATACTGTAAGTCCTACTAACTATTATACATATATAAGTGAATCTTATTTAACACCTGTAATAAATGCGGTGGTTTATACAATAAATGTTGGAGGTGTTTTGTATAGTCAGTATAATGGGGGTAGTAATTATATAAAAATGAAATTTGGTAATGATTATTATGTTGTTCAAGTAAATTCTTTTGGACAAATAATTGATTTTGCTATTTGTATTTAAAAAAATGTAAATTAAAATATGGCGGTTCCTTATATAAACATATCATTATCATCCGGATTAACGGCATATGATTCTTGTGTTTCAGGTGTTTTAACTAATTATTCGGCAACAATATTTGGTGTTAATGGAACAATTCTCGTTGGTTCTAATTTTACTGGTACAAGTGCTTCAGATGGTTTTTATAGTGATGGAACAATTTGGGCTCAAGTAAATGGCGGTGGAGGAACGATTGTATTAACAGGTACTTGTTCGTCAATTTCCATTGAATACATGGTTCAAGATTGCGTTACGGGAGCAATATTTCCTGTGAAAAGTTTTATAGGGACTATTTCAGGGGTTAATACTTATTATATTGAGGCAACAGATGGTTATAAGGGATGTGTAAAATATATAGGAGGGATTCCATCAGGAACGGCTAAAGTTTTAATTAGTAATGGAGCTAGACGTGATTGTGCGGATTGTATTACACAATTAACTTGTATACAAGGTAATATAAAGGCTGGGTATAATTATTATTATATTGATTGTTGTGGAATAGACACATATGGGTTTGCAACAACAAATTTGATAGTTTCTTTTAATCCAACTTTACCATATTCTAACTCAATATTACAAATAGCAACATCAGGAATACAATCTTGTGTAACCCCAACTCCGACACCTACACCTACTATTACGGCAACTAATACACCAACACCATCTATTACACCTTCTCATACCCCAACAACAACTCCAACAACAACTCCGACACAAACTCCGAGTAATAAACCGGTAACCAAACCTGAAAATAATTGTGATACTTTTGTGTCATTTCCTATGGGAATTAATTGTAGTGTAGTTTCAAGTATAACTACTTATGGTGGGACTAATGGGGCGTTACAAGTTATAATAACAGGAGGGACAAGTCCATATACAATCAGTTGGGCGAACGGAAATAGAACTCAAACTATAAGTAATTTACCTGCGGGTGCGTATCCTGTTCAAGTGGTGGATTATTATGGTGATTATACAGCAAATACTATTTGTTATTTAACTGACCCAAAACTTAATTGTAATTTGGCTGGAAGTGTTAGTCAAATAATTGGTTTACCAAGCCCAACGCCAACAATGACTCAAACAACAACTCCAACAACAACTCCGACTCCGACACCAACAAATGTGGAACTACAAAAAATGAAAATGAGTGCAATTGGATTAAATTCAATTACTTTTGGTTCAATATCCGCATCAACATCATTTAGAATTATTTGGGAAGGAACAACATCAACAACATATTCGGCGGGAAATAATACGCCAACATATACTTATTTATCACCATATACAGGAGATATTTTTATTGAGTCTTTGGATTTAACGACAATAGGTAAATTAGAGTTATCAACGGTTTCTCCAACACTTTCAGTTAGTATAGATACATCGGAGTTAACTAAACTTGATGGTTTAACCCGTATTACTTTTGGGAGTAATGTTTTATTAAAAGGGATTGCGTCCGACTTACCAAGAAATCTTGATTATTTATTAACTCAAACTAATTTATTATCTGGGTCAACTTATGATTTACCAAGAAATTTAACTTATTTATTAATTGGACCTAGTAATTCAATAAGTGGGGATGTTTCAGGATTACCAACGGGTTTAACTGAAGTTCATATATACAGTAATAATACTATGAGTGGGGATGTTTCAGGATTACCAAGAACATTAAAAATATTTGATGCTCAATTTAATAATACTCTTAGCGGAAATACTTCAGATTTACCAACAGGAATGACATATTGTCAAATTCTTGGCTCAACTACTTTAGGTGGAGACACTTTTGGTTTACCAAGAACATTAAAAACCGCAACAATAACAGGTAATAACACAATAAGTGGAGACACTTTTGATTTACCATCAGGATTAATATATTTTGATTTAGGAGGAAATAATAAAGTGGGTGGAGATGTTGCAAATTTACCATTAACATTAACAACTTTATATTTAAAAGGTAGTGGAACATCATTTAGTGAAATCATATCAGGTGATATTTCTAACTTACCACCAAGTATTGTAAGTGTTAGTATTTTTAGTAATAATATAATATCGGGAGATACTGCAACAATACCAACAACTGCTCAATACATCCAAATTGAAGGTAATAACACATTAAGTGCGTATACTTATCCACATGTTTGGGCAACAATAATGAGTCAAGTTAGTCTTGTTGGTTCTGTTTCAAATAACTCAACTTATATAGATAATATTTTAATTGACTTAACTGGTTCTACATGGAATGGTGCAAAAATTATTAAATTAAGGGGTCTATCAAGTGCAACAGCAACAGATGCTGTAACAGACTTAACAAGTAGAGGTGTAACAATAACAATAACACCATAAAATAAAAATTATGTTAGTAAATTATACAGTACAATTAACAACAGGAGATTCTAACGGAACATATAATCTGTATTACCATACAGGTTCTACATATAATACCGCAACTTTATTATCTAATGGAAATTTGGCGACAGGGATTACTCTGTCACAATTATTGGTTGGTATTAATATTGTTATTGATGACTCTTCTGATGAAATTATGGTTGTGAATTTAGGTACTTGTAAAAATTCAATAATTTTTCCGATTAAACCTGCGATATCTCCGGTTGAACCACCGGATTTATGTATGACTTATAATATTGAACCTCAAAACTATATTCTTCAATTTATACCAAACGGAACTCAAAATGGTAGAGATGTTTGGACATACACTAATGGTATTGATACATATAATATAATTTGGAATTATATTGCACTTCAATGGGAAATGATATATAATAGTAGTATTACATTGATTTATCCACTTAATGTTTCAATACCTTCGGGTATTTGGAGAGCTTCAGGTGCAAGATTCCCAATGGTACAAAACATACTAGTTACGCAAGGAACTTGCGGAACAACAACACCATTGGGCTCAAATACCAGTGTTACCAACACAAATTGTTATAATACTGTACCTTGCAATGGTTCGGTTGTTATGCAAACAACGGGAGGAGTTTCACCATACACATATTCAATAAATGGTTCTACCTATCAACTTTCACCGGTAATTCAAAGTCTTTGTCAGGGAAATTATATAATATTAACAAAAGATTCTATTGGAACAATATCATCTAATTCGGTTAATGTTGGATATGCGGGTGTTGCAACAACATATACTTTATCTTTAACTTATAACACATATGTTGTTTCAGTTAGTAATACAGATTCGGTAAAACAAACAACTTGGAGTTTAAATGTATCACCCCCATTACCAATTGGAACAACAATTAATTTTGATTTAGAATTCAATAGAATAGATACAATTTCAGGACCTGGTAGTGGTATAATAACGGGTGATAATTATGTTTATCTAAATGGTAATCCTGTTTCATTAATAAATCCAATAATAAATACATATAGTAATCCTAGACCAAATTGTTCCCCGTATTATGATAATGTAACAACAATAGATGAGTCTTGTAATATAACAATGGGGTATAATGATGTTGTTAATGGGACTTGTGATTCTGATTTAAATATTCCGAATGGTTATGGTTCGGTAAGTACAAATGGTTGTATAACAACATTAAGTAAAAGTGTTAGTTATTTATTGACTAATGCAGTTATGTTAGGGTGTTCTTGTTGTTCAGTTTTGACACCAAGAGGACAAACAATATTATCTGACACCTATCAAGTACAACAAGTGGGCAGTGGGGCAGTAATAAAATATGCTTGGAATACTATAGATTCTGCGGTTGGAGATAATAACATATATTTAAATGGTGGAAACGCTATTTCTGACAATAATAACACTAACAATAGTGGTTCATTCCTTGTTAATAATAGAACTAGTATAACTCTTTCGGGATATACTAATTTAAATCCTTCAGGCACTTATGTTGAGGTATTTAACTCAACAATGTCAACAATTGATTTTAGTCAAATATTTACCGGGTTATCAAGTGATTATTTTGTGTTCACTTTTACTGCGATTGCTGGGAATACTTATAATTTAAGTGTTGTCAACGTACCTTAATTATTTTTTAAATATCAAACATTTATATTTATATATAAAAACGTATCGCATCTATAATTCAAATATCAAGTATAAGTGGAGCATCACCTTACCAAATCTATGTTTGTGATTTCTATGGTAATAATTGTCAATTTATTACTTCAATTTCTGGTACCGTACCCCCTTCTGTAAATTTATTATTACCTAGTGGTTTTACTAGTGTTCCTATTGTTATGGTTAAGATAGTTGATGCCGACGGGTGCATTACAACTAATATTGAGGTTTGTGGCCCAATACCAACACCATCAAACACACCTAGTTCTATGACGCCAACACCAACACCATCAAACACTGCAACACCAACCAACACTCCGTCAATTACACCAACTAACACAGAAACACCAAGTCAAACGCCAACAAATACGGAAACACCGACAAATACTCCGACAAACACAGGTACTCCAAATGAAACACCAAGTCAAACGCCAACAAATACGGAAACGCCAACAAACACACCAACACATACACCAACAAGAACAAATACTCCGACACCAACTCCGACACATACACAAACTCCGACACCGACATTACCGGCACTTATGGCTTATTTGTTGATTGAACCGGTTACCGCAAGTACTCAAATTAATAATTGGATGTTGTCAGGTGGAAGTAGTTTCAGAGGATATAGTAATGGTATTGCGCCATCAACAAGTCAGGTAACATTTGAACAACAATTTAATAGATATATTCAATATTCAGGATGGAGTGTTGATGTACCATCAATTAGAATTGCACCAATATCAAGAACAAGTGGCGGTGTTGATAGTTATGGAAATGTGATTAGTGAATACTTGTTCCAAACTCACGAAGTTCCTGCGAACACAGAAATAGGGTTTGGTTGGTATACTTGGATAGTTTCAACGGGAGCAACCAACGGACAAAAAATGTCACAAATAGGTATTAATAGTGCTGGTAATCCGAATGCATTAACAAATACCAATATGAATTCAACATACTATGATTTAACTTTTGAATACACAGGAGGAACAGGAATACCTAATGGAATATACAGAGTTTACTCAACATTTATCGCACCTCAATCAAGGTTAGAGAACATAAACAATATTTATTTTAAAGGGGGAAGTTTAATATAAAATGAGTTATTCATATAAAAATCCAATATCATCAGTCATTGTTTATGGCCCATCAGGTGTTAATTTAGATAACAACACGGGTACCAACTTCAGTATGTATAATATTGGGGGGTATATGGAGGTATTTAATTTAAGTGATTTAATTTTTTATATACCATCAGGAAGTACAGGTACCATCTTATTCTCAGGAAATACAATACCAATAAATTATAGTAATAATAGTACTTTATCTGCACCAAATGTTGTTGGATTAGAATCGGACGGAATTTCAAGTGGTAGAAGAAGATTGGGTATGTTAGTATATGTTCAAGAAACACAATTAACATATCAGTATGAGATTGATAATTATAGGACTTTATTTGATGATGCGGTTAGCGCTGGTTCATTAATTGATTTGGGTAATGGGTATCAATGTTTAAATGACACACCTGAAGGAACATTATTTGTTAATGCTTGGACGGCATCAACAATTGAGGGTGTTAGTGGTATTACCAAAATAAATGCTAGGTGGAGGTTATTTGCTTCCTCAGGTGGAACATCATCAACAACCTTATATACCGGAGACGGAACATTATTAGGGAATAGAATTGTTGATTTAAGTACAAACACACTTACCTTTTCATCACAAACTCAACCAGATACCTTAACAATAAGTGGGGGTAATGTTGGGATTGGAACAAATAGTCCGGATAGTAATGCAATTTTAGACATTTCATCAACAACAAAGGGGGTTTTATTTCCAAGAATGACAACAATACAAAGAACTGGAATGACAACAACTGAGGGGATGATTGTTTACGATACTGATGAAAAGAAATTGTATTTATTTACAACAGATTGGGAGTATATACAATCAGGTGGAATGAGTGGATATTGGAATAAATAATATTACATTAAACAAAAATAAAAAATCAATAAAATTATATTTATTAAAGATGTCTTACATAATTAAAAATACTTCAGGGTTAGTTAATACAAGAGTTACGGATGTTGGTAGGAGAAAAATATCACAAGGTAATTTTAATATCGCTTATTTTCAAATAGGGGATAGTGAAGTTAGTTATACCGCAATTCCCAATTATAACCAAGTTAATAATAACATTTTAATGCCAGGGTTTAACGCTCAAAATGATTCTGGAACACCACAATCAAACAAAGAAAATGTAAAATATCCATATTATGTAAATGGTGGGGATGGTAATACATATGGTATTCCTTATGAGGATAGTCAGATAGAATCTGTGTATAATGCGGCGGGTTCAAAAGGGTTTTTCACCACTGGATTAACGGCGAGTTGGGTTGTAAATACCGCAACAGGATATACAATTAGTTCTAATTACTTTGTTGATATGAGTACCTTGTCAGGACAGACAACTATTAATATTGATTATAATTTTTGTGTTTTAACAACAGGTAGTCCTGAGGTTAATGATTATGTGGTGATTTATTATGATACAATAGGTGGATGTGATGATATAAATACTGTACCAATTTTGACATATAAAATACAATCACTTACTGCCTATACAGGTGGATATATTGTTGAACTTGATAGAACGGTACCTAACTATAGTAATAGGGCATCAAGTGGACAATATGGTAGGGTTCACGTTTATCCATCAGGGATGACACAATTATATGATACAATTACACCTTATTCTTATTGGCAGACAGATACTTTGAATTTTGAATCACCTTGTGATGTTATTAATAGAGAAAATACTTTAATTTGGAATATGAATATACCTTGGACTGAAAGTCCTGCTGGTTTATTTAGTGTGAGTTATGAGGATTATACTAATTTTGGTTCTGAGACATATGTTGGAACAAAAGAGTTATTGGGGTATAATGAGCCTACAGGACAAACAGACACAAGTGAAGTTTTTTATTATAATTCATTTGATGAAAAAATAGTTGTAACACCAAGTAATCAAAAGGCGATTGCAATCATTCATTACACAAATAATGATATTGATTTTGTTTATGGCGAGAAATTTGCAACACAACCATTTGACCCACAAAATCCGACAACAAGTACAGGATTGGCAAGTCATTTCAAATTAAGTATACCAACATTAATGTGGCATAAATCAACTGGTACCACCATAGGTGCTGATTTTTATATTGACCCAGTAAATTATGATTTGTGTAAACCTTATTATATTAAATCAAATGTTAATAGTGATATGAATGACCCGGGAATTAGATATTATCATTTGTGGGATTCAAATCCTGACGACAATAAAATGTTGAATAGGATAGGAAAAGTGTTTCCAGACCAACAGATTATTATTATTGATGATGAAGAGGTTGTTGCTTCAATGTGTTATAAATCAAATAGAAACTGGACATTACCAGCACCTAAAATATCTTTATTAACACCAAACACTTGTTTTTCAAATAATCAATTGGCGGTGGGCGTAATGACATCAACTGCTGAAACAATGTGGGTGACTTATAGATTTGATTCAACAGGATTCACAAACTCATTACATTGTAATTATTATAGTTCAATTCTAGGGCCAGATACAGGTTGTACAACAAGTTCACAAAATGTTGCAATAAGATTTGGTGCGGAATTTCCCTACTTAACTCAAGGAAGTTTTTCTGGGTTCTCTGCAAATAAAATGCAAATCATCTGTCAAAAAAGATATGATACGTTAAGACCAGACCCAACTCAGTGGAGAATTATTGATGTTACGGATAGTTTAAGTGCCACTACAATCAATAATTATTTAACTATGAGTGGTATAACAGGAACAACATTTGAAATCTCTGATAGTAATTATAATTCTGCAGTTCCATACCATTTAGAGAATTTTATGGATGTTGTACCAGTTGGTTCTCCTAATGTATTAAATTATGGGGATGAATTTATGTTCTACGGAAATATTGAGACTGACATAAGTGCAACTATTTACGAAATGAGATATTTGGTTACTCTTGGGAGAGCCCAATTCACAAATACATCAAATCCAACGTGGACATCAGGAACAACATCTTATGTTACAGAAATAGGTTTATTGAATGATAATAAAGAGTTGATGGTAATATCAAAATTACAATCACCTGAATTAAGACAAGGAATTCAACAATTTGTGGTTAAGATTGACTTCTAAAGTATGGACAAATTTTTAAATAAAGATTCAAAAAAAATATTAGGATTAGATGTTTCTACCAAATGTATTGGTATTGCTTTATTTGATATTGAATCAAAAGAATTATTAGAGCTAACCCATATTTCCCCAAAGGTAAAGACGGAAAGTAAGATTGAGGAGTTGATGTTAAAGTCTGAAGTCTTCAGAGAAAAAATCAAAACTTATGTTGGTATGGGTATCACTACTGTGGTAATTGAAGAACCATTACTTAATTCAAATAATATATTTACTGTCGGTGTGTTAATGAGATTTAATACATTAGTATGTAAAGAGGTTTATGACATCTTGGGAGTTGTTCCCGAATTTATCACTACATATAATTCTCGCAAGTCTGCATTCCCCCATTTTGTCAAAGAGAATGACAAGGGTAAGTTTGTTTTATTTGGTGGGTATCCAAAAGATATAGACAAAAAGGTTTTAATTTGGGAACAAGTTGCCAAAAGGGAACCTCAAATCACTTGGTTATACACAAAAAATAATACTCTTAAAAAAGAGAATTTTGACTCATCTGACGCTTATACTTGTGCTCTCGGGTATTTAAAATCCAAAAATATTTGGTAATCTAAATAACTTTGTTTAGTTTTGTTTCATAAAAAAATATATTATGAAACGGAATCTTATTTTTATCTTCATTACAGTACTTTACTTAACTTTAATGTCTTGTTGTTATAATGACATTAATATCATATCATTAACTAATATGTTATTGATGACTTTGATGTATATCGCATTTTTTATTGCGGTTTATTTAATTGATGACGAGAAAATTAAAAAATAAATTGAATTATGGAAGAGTTAATTAAAAAATATGAGAGGGCAAGAAATAAAGCTAACAAACTTTATCAGGAGATATTAGATACGTCTGATGGGTTTTTATATGTGACTTGTTTAAGGTGTTATGGCTCCCTAAGTTGGCAACACCACAATAATGAGTTTTCCGTTAAAGACCTCTGTAATGAGTTTTATGGGGACAACGGGATTGTGGATGTCTATACCAATAACCCAAATCACAAAATTGAATCATATGGGGATGTTAATGTGATGACAGAGGAAGAAATGGTTAATATGTCAAAGAAGAACGTATCTATGTCAAACGCAATATGTAATTGGATGGCAAGAACTTTATAAAATAAATTTGGCAGTTTCAGAACTATTTTATACTTTTACATTATGAAACAATTACCATACATACAAACATCAACCGCCATCATTGGTTATTCAGAATCTGTAATCGCTAAAAGTGAATGTAATGACTGCTTTGTTAGAGCCGTTGCATCCGCTTATGAAACTCCGTATGATACCGCCCATTCTTGGGTTAAGGAAAAATTTGGTAGAAAAAATAGAAAGGGGACAATGTCGGTTGCTTGTAAAATGGCAACTATGCAATCCGTGGGAGAAAAATTTAATAACAAAGAAATAAAAGGGGTTGAGAAGTTGAGAAGTTACGATAGTGTGAATAATAAAATGAAAAGAACAACTCTTAATCAGTTCATCAAAAAGTATCCAACAGGTAGTTATATCTTGATTGTTAAGAGACACGCATTTACTTTGAAGGATGGTGCGGTGATTGGAAACACGGAAGATTCAAAATCAATTAAAAAGATTGTTCACGAAGCGTTTGAAATTTGTTAATATTGTATTATGTCAGATGAAATAGAAGTAGTGTTAGAACTTATTGAGGAAGTCCTTGGGGAACCAAAAAAGGTATATGACAGCAAATTGCAGTATGGATATAATTGCATTGAATGTGATGAAGGTAGGAATAAAAGTAATTTGGAGGTTAGTTTAGAGAAGCATGTGTTCCATTGTTGGAGTTGCGGGATATCTGGGCCTTTGGGTAAGTTGTTTGATGATTATGGTAATAAGAAACTGAAGAAGATGTATCTGTTGATACGCCCTGAAGAATTAAAAGTTCAGGAGAAGAAAAAGAATAAGTTAAGATTACCGGAGGGATATACCCAATTCAAAGATTCCAACCCCATTTATCCCCCACATAGGGAATCCCTTAATTATCTCTTATCAAGGGGTATTACGGAGGGTATTATTGAGAAATATCAGATTGGGTACACTATGAAGGGTGAATATTCTGGTAGGATTATAATACCCTCTTATGACGCCACAGGGACATTAAATTATTTCATTGCCAGGTCTTGGAATTTGAGGGCGAAGATGAAGTACAAAAATCCACCTTGTGAGAAAGATTTGATTATTTTCAATGAAAACTTAATAGATTGGGATAAGGATATATTCTTATGTGAGGGTGCTTTTGATTCCATATTTTTACCAAATAGTATTCCTATGTTGGGTAAGTTTATGTCGGACTTATTGTTTACCACAATATATGAGAAGGCTAAGGGTAATATAACAATATGTTTGGATGGGGATGCGTATAAGGATGCGTTGAAGGTATATCATATGATAAATGGTGGCGTATTATATAATAAAATAAAATTAATTAAATTGCCGGTGGAGAGTGATATTGCTGATTTGAGGGGAGAAATTAAACAAGAATTTTATGTTGAGATAAAATAAATTTTTTTGTTTCAAAAGTTATTACTATTTTTACATTCTAAAACAAATAACATATGCCAAACTCAGCAGAACGCAGTAAACCAGTAGAAGCAACCATAATGCTTATATTGCTATTCACAGGATTCGGACTTTTAGCTTGGGCTATTAGACACGAAGCAGAAACAAACCCTCGTTGGTCAACGAAATCAATTAATCAACCAGTAAACAAATAACTATGGCGGGAACATTATCTTTTGACAAAGTAACTTATCAGAGATTAAAAAAGGAATATCAACGCTCTGTTGATAATAATGTTAAGGTATTTGTGTTTGAGGGACATGAGTTATTGACTGAATATGCCAAGTATTTGATTGAGTATTTAAAATCTAAATTTGAATAATATGAAAGGGACATTATTAAAAGAAAATAACCAATGGATAGTAGAACATTGGGTAGGGCTTCAAGTCAAAGAATGCCCATTACATCCTGAATACCAAACTATTTTACCATTAGATTTAGATTTGAATGGCAAAGAAGTTGAGTTTGATTGGTGTGTTATAGTAGACCACTATACAGGTAAGGGTAAAGAGTATGCTAAATTAATAAACCCGGAATATCCTGAACTTGAAGGGACATTGGAGTTATGTAATGATAAGGTGTGGGATGAAATATATGAAGAATACTCAACCGAACAATATCCAGCATTTGGTGGGCCATTTACGGACTCAATATCTTTTATAGATTGGTTAAAATTATACTATAAAGTCCCCGAAAAAAAATAAATTATGAAAGGAAAATTATATAAAACAGAACAAGGTTGGGTGGTAAGACATCCTGTGAGTACCAACTTCCAACATACATACTATCACATACATCCATATCAAGATGAATTAAAAATGGTGATGGTTCTTAATACTCCTGTATCTGAATTTGAAGGTAAAGAAGTGGAGTTTGAGATAGAGGATTTTTATCAGCAGGGTATGGAAGAGGTGATTAAAGTTGCAAAACTGATTAGACCAGAATATCCTGAAATAGAAGGCACATTGGCTCTGTGTAATGATAAAACTTGGGATGACATATTTGCTGAGATTGAAGGTTCATTGCATTCGGAAATGCCCATTAGGGTTAAGAACTGGTTAAAGAATAAATTTAAATCACCTGAAAAAATATAGTTATGAGCAAATACACAGAAGAGGAATGGGTCGCATTAAATAATCGCACAATGAAACAAACATCAATAGAATGGTTAAAAGAAAAATATATAAGCCAAAATTGTAGTTTAACTATTATTGACTTTGATAAAGCCAAAGAAATGCACAAGGTTGAAATTATAGATGCTTATGAAAAAGGGTATCTAAATCTAAAGTTAGGTGATGACGATGCGGGAAAAGAATACTATCAAGAAACATTTGGTAGTAAGGGAAGTGATGAATGTCAGTTTGAACCAACAACCAACACAAGTAGTGCTACCATTTGTAAACATTGTGGTAGAGATAAATTTTTACATAAACCCTAAAAAAGATTAATTATGAATAGCATAGAATGGTTTCTCTCTGAATTAGAGAAAGTTAACTACCACCCCACAGAAGCAATGATTATGTATGCTAATAAGTTGCACAAGCAAGAGATAATAGATGCAAAAAATGACCCCAAAAACTATGACGCATATTGGGATAATGATGTGTTAATTTCAAGTGGGGAGGTATATTATAATGAAACTTATGTATAAATTTATTTTCTTTATCCTTATAACGTTGATGTTTATTGCGGTAATCTATAATAACACAATGGCGAGAGAAGGTAATCTTAATATAGGGATGGTAGTAATGTATCTGCTCTTTATGTTAGTATCTCTTATTGATATAGGAAGTGATGGTGGATGGCACATTTAAAATTAATTAATTATGAAAGTAGGAATAATAGGAAGTAGGGGATTTAATAACTATGAGTTAGTTAAAGAAGTGATGGGTGATTATCTCAATAGGGATAACGAACTTAATTGCGAACTTGTTGTTAGTGGTGGTGCTAAGGGTGCCGATACACTTGGAGAACAATGGGCTAAAGAAAATAACATCCCAACCTTAATATTTAAACCTGAGTGGGATAAGTATGGTAAGTCCGCCGGGTTCAGAAGAAACCAAGATATTGTAAAAAATTGTGATATGGTTGTCGCATTTTGGGATGGAGTCTCGAAAGGCAGTAAGAGTTCTATTGATTTGTGTGTAAAATTGGGTATTCTTGTAAGAATTGTTGATTATTAGTCCTTTTTTTAGATATTTTCTAATTCTTTAAACTTTCAAAAAAAGTTTTGGTGGTAATGAAATTATCCTTATCTTTGTATTCACAAAACAATCAAATATATGACAACAACTACCACCACCCCAACAACATCAGTAATTAACCTTACAACCGGGACAATGTCCGGTGACGTATTCTACGGAACATATAAGACTATGGTTAAAGGAAAACCTTGTAGTATTATGGTTTCAAATCACATTAAAGAAAACAAGGAGTATGAGTTCCGTATTGCTAACAAATGTCAAGCAGGATTTGTAAATATTTCTGATTGGACTACAACACCGAAAGAAATGATTTCAGGGTTCAAGAAAAATTCTTTGGTTAACATTCAAGTTAAACTTGTTTATGAGGATGGACGTGAAATTTGGGTGAACGTATTTACAACCAAAGGTGGTAAGTGGTATTCAATTGATAAAGGGTTTTTGGATGTGTTGACTGTGGGTGATATGAGACAATCATTCCCTGATATGTGTGATATGGAATTGTGGGGTAGAATGGGGGCTAAAACTTGGGCGGACAAGGCGTTCGTCCAAAACTAAAAACTTATGAAAAAACTTCTATATAAAATCTTTAATTGTAAAAAACAAAAAACAAAAACTATGATAGGAAAAAAAGTAAAATTACAACCAACGCCTAAGGGTAAACAAGTGTCGGGCAACCCACATCTTACAAGTTCTGGCATATTCACTATTATAGGTATTCATAACGGAGCACCTAAAGCTTGGCTTATTAATTATGATAATGGCACCGGAGCCGGATGGGTATATGAATGGGAAATGGCTAACTACAAAGGTGCAACTCTTGAAGAACTTCGTGATGAGTATACAGAAAAGGAAAATGAGATGAAAGAAATTGGTATCAAAATTGAATGGATGGAACAAACGGGTTCAACTGAATTCAAGGAAAACGAGTTTAAGGTGTATCAGACCCTGAAGTTATTTGAAAACAAGGAACTGACAATGGTTGAAAAGAGTAGATTAATTACCAATTTAATAAATTAAAAACTAGCCCGCAGGCCACGGGAACGAAACCTCACAGAAGCCTCTGTTTACAATGCTCTGTCTAAATTGTTAGTTAGCGGTGGTGTCAACTTACACTGGGGAGTTAAAGTTGTGGTGTTGTTCCCTTGAGAAAGGAATTGAGGTAGGTAGAGCTACCTATGGTACACAAGCGATACTTTTGTAACTACACAACACAGAGGACTTCTCACCTCAAGGGTTTGCCCGTTTAAAACCAAATAAGGTGGATGGCGACATACTCCAAAATCTATCGTTGGTGTCCTTGAAAATGGGTCTTTTTTATCTATAAAAATAAATAATATGAAGAATAGACAAGTTATTAAAGTAGAAGTGCCAAAAGAAATATGGGATGCTGATATGTCGATATGGAATGTATTGTTCGGAAGAAGAGATATTATGGGTGCTTGGATGAAGAGTATAGTAAGCGTAGTTAATCAGATAAAAAAATAGAAAGTTATGAATATAGACAACAAATACATTATTAATGGTATTTCCATTGACAAAACAAAATATGGATATAGAATATTCACCATACCAACCCAACACTTTAACATAGTTAATTTGGATGAATTAACAAATGAAAGATTTGAAGAGGCAATGAAATTCCAAAATGAAAGAGAGGATTTAGAAAATCAACTTATAAAATTAATGTATGAAAATGAATAATATAGACAAAAAGTTTTACACAAGATTATCTGAAAGTCACAGACCTGATTTGCAACCTAATGGTAAAATAGTAAAATGTATTGGTGATAAAGGTAATGGATATTTAGTCGTTACTACTGATGAAGAAATATCACCTAATACTTGGATAACTCACAAATCTCAACTTAAAGAAATAATATAAAATTATGAGTAAAGATAAATTAACACCAACAGAAAGAGTAATTGCAATTGCATTATTCACAATCGTATTCCTCGCTGTGTTGTCGGGACTTGTAAGTTGTAAATCACCTGAACCAAATGTCCCCAAAACAAAAACAACCTATCAAATTGACAATGAACTCAACCCAATTAAAATGGTTGTTATTGATAGTTGTGAATATCTTTATGCTCCTTGGGGTAATGCGACAGTCCTAACTCATAAGGGAAATTGTAAAAATCCAATACATAATAAATAATCCCGTAAGGGTGGAGCCACGGCAAGAACCTCATCTTAGGATGGGGTTTTTTTCTAAAATATTTGGCTGGTAATTTATTATTTCATATCTTTGTGGACTAAACAATTATAGTATGAGACAAACTACTAAAACTTCATCTGGAACATCATTTTACGGAACCACAATAAAAGCTACACCAAACCAACTTATTAAAGTTTTAGGTAAGCCATATTGTATGTCTAATGACGGAGAAGATAAAACCAATTTCGATTGGACCATCGAAACCGAAAAAGGTGAAGTTGCAACCGTATACGATTGGAAATATTACCACCCATTAGAAATGGATACAATATATGAGTGGCATATTGGTGGCAATGGAAAAACTGGTACAGAGGTTGCGGCAAACGAGATAAAACAATTATTAAATAATTAATATGAACCTAAAAGATATAGCCCAAGAAATAAGGGATGTTATTTCACAGAAACAATTAGAGTTGGGGTTAACTTTTATTGAGGATAACCATAAATATTTTATGAAGGATGCGGATGGGAATATAAAGAGCAATTTCCCATCCGTTTCAAAGGTGTTAAAATGTTTTTATGATGAATTTCCGACAGAACAGGCGGCATATAACAAAGCGGGTGGAGACCCAGATGAACAGGAGAGGTTGATTAAAGAGTGGGCGGCATTAGGTGAGTATGCAACAAATATGGGTTCAAGAGTCCATTATTTATTGGAGAAAAAAAGCATTGAGATGTTTGGTTCATATAAAGAAGTTAGACAACCCCTCTTTGAGTGTGATATTGAGCAGATAGTTAAGAGTGATAGTATGGTTATAGCAGGCGAAAAATACCTTAAATTAATGGAGGAGAGAGGTGCTGTATTACTTGATACGGAGATGGTTCTTGGGCATCCTGACTTGGGATATACAGGACAACCTGACAAGTTTTGGTTAATGGAGAATAAAGATAAAACAGGGTATGGTTTGGTAATTAGCGATTGGAAGACAAATAAAATTAAGAATTTCCAAACAACCAGATATACCAAGAAAATGAAACCCCCCTTTCATAATGTCTATGATTATGCTCTCGGACATTATTATGTTCAATTACCTTTGTATTGTAAATTACTTATTAAGATGTTGGAAGGTTCCAAATATGAGAAGATTAGTTTGTATGGAGGGGTTGTTGTATTACTCAAAGATGATTCAGATTTTGTTGAATATAGAATACCAAAAGAAGTTATTTCTGAGGTGATGGGAATGAATGTTAAGCAATATTTTGTTTGACAATCACAATAAAATTAACTATATTTAAAGATAAAATATTACTTTATGAGCGAATTAGAAAAACCCCAAATTAACTTAAGGGAACAACCTACAGTAACTTGTGAAAAATGTGAAGGAACACATTTTAAAGAGATTGTGTTGATAAAAAAAGTATCAAGATTATTAACCGGAGCACCAGAAGACACTCTCGTGCCCTTTCCATCTTATAAATGTGATAGTTGCGGACATATGAATAAGGATTTTGATTTATTTAATGGTGAAAAAACAACAGAAGAAAATAATATATTATGATTAAAAAATTAGTTCATTTCAGCGATTTGCATTTGAGGTTATATAAAGACCACGAACTTTACAGAAAAATATTAAAACAAGCCTTGTCGGAGTGGAAATCAATCGCTCCGGATAGAATTTTGTTTACCGGAGACCTCCTACATTCAAAAAATCAATTGACTCCTGAAGTTATTGAGTTCTCATCTTGGTTATTAACCGAGTGTTCCAAGATTGCAAAAACAATACTAATACCTGGAAACCACGACGCCCTTATCAATAATTCGGAGAGGTTGGATTCAATCAGTCCAATTGTAAATTCATTAGATAATCCAAATATTGTGTATTATAAAGACAGAGGAATTTATGAGGATGAAAACGTCAGTTGGTGTGTTTATTCACAATTCCAAGGAAATATTCCACCGGATATTATTGAGGCTAAAGGGTATAAAATAGGTTTATTTCACGGAGCAATTAATGGACTCAAAAGTGATTTAGGTTATGATTTTGGTGAAGAGGCATATGATACTGACAAGTTTAAGGGGTTAGATATTGTTTTATGTGGAGATATACATAAAATGGCGGTATTTAACATACCAAATGGTAAAAGAGGGGTGATGGTCGGAAGCTTTTTGCAACAGAACTTCGGAGAAAATATAACTAAACACGGATATGGGGTATATGATGTAGAAAATGATGACTACCAGTTTGTTGACTTACCTAACCCAAAACCATTTTTAAAATTCTATATAGATTCAATTGATTCATTGGTGGATGGAAATGAAAAACTCATTAACTACTAATGGAAAAAACAATATCATTATCTTCAAGTGAATATAAGGACTTGCAATCATATTGTAAGTTGAATAATCTAAAGGATGATGATATTATAAAGAATTGTTATCTTCAAGGGTTCCGTATAGAGAGATACGGATTGTTAACAGAAGGGGCTCAGGTGGTGGAAAAGGAAGTTGAAAAGATTGTGGAAAAGAGGGTGGAAATACCTGTTGAGGTTATCAAAGAAGTTATTAAGATAGAGTATGTAGAGGTTATTAAGGAGGTAGAGAAGATTGTTGAGGTTCCGGTGGAGGTAGTTAAAGAGGTTGAGAAAATCATTTATAATCAAGGTGAGGTTGTGGAAATTATAAAGGAAGTTGAAAAGATTGTTGAGGTTATTGTGGAAAAAGAACAGGACAATACAAAACTTAAAGCATTAGAGTCAACACTTCAAAAATTGAAGATGGATAACATTGAGAAGGACAAGAAAATAAAAGAGTTAGAAAAAACAATTGAAAATATTCAGTTAAGCCAAACGGGGAGACAAGCAGTCTACCTTAAAGGGTCAAACTTGGATGATAAATTATATAAATAAAACAAATATGACACAATTAGTATTATGGATGATTATGGCTTACGGATTAAGCAACATCATTGTTTACGGAAGTATTTTTAGTGGGCCAAGAGAGTTCATTAGAGTTTGGGCGGAAATGCCATTACCGCTATTTCAACCAATAGGAAAGTTCTTAAAAGGAATGACATCCTGTATGATGTGTGTAAGCGTATGGATTGGATTTTTCTTCGGAATTTTCTTATATTCACCAGTACACGAAATGTTGGGAGTTAGTACTTATGGTTCTTGGTTTTTTGACGGAATGTTATCATCAGGAGCGGTATGGGCAATAAATTCAATTATAGAATGGTTTGAACAAAATAGACCTAGTAACAATAACAATTAAATATTATAAAAATGGCAAAATCAAATCAAAGAAAAGGGCATAACCAAAAAATCCTCGCAAGGAACAAACAAGTTATCAGGGAACAAAAAATGTTTCAAGAATCAATGTTAAAACATATTGAGGAATTAAAAAAGAAGTTTGAATCCGAATCAGGAAAAACTGAAAACACAGATACAAATGAAATGGGACTTATTTAACCCAATACCTGAATTTAATTACAAAACTATGGCTCACAAATTAGATGTTCAAACATTAGAGAATCCTTATATCCAAGTTATTTGGGAGGATATACCTGAAAATTTCACACAAGAAAGAATCAGGTCGGTTAAACAATATTTCCAAAAGAAGTATAATTCAAACAATATCAATGTTGTTACGAAAGTAAAAACAAGTGATGAGAATCAACAAACCATAGATGTTTCAATGAACATAATGGACAAGAATTATCAGAAGGAGTTGGTTAAGTCATTGGTTGATGCCAAGGGACACGGACAATTATTTGATAGTGTTATGAATATTGACTTGGCTGTTGAACAGAGAATGTTAACCAATGAAGTTGAAATTACCCCATTTAAGAAGTGGTATATCAGAAAGATTGAGTTTAGTAATTTCTTATCTTATGGTGAGAATCAGGTGATTGATTTTGATAAGTGCCACGGAATTACTGTTGTTGAGTCAGACCCCCCTAATTTCGGTGGTAAGACAGTCCTGACAGTAGATTTGCTGATGTTCTTATTCTTCAATACAACCACCAAGACACAGAAGGCGGAAGAAATCTTTAATAGGTTTACCGACAAGAATAAAGTAAGTGTTAGTGGTGAGATTACTATTGATGGGGAAGATTACATCATTGCGAGAACTATTGAGAGGAAGAAGAATAAGGCGGGTGAATGGAATGTTAAGAGTGAGTTGGAATTCTTTAAGAAACTGGCTGACGGACAATTATTGAACTTTACTGGAGAACAAAGAAGGGAAACAGAGAACTTCATTAAAAAATCTATTGGTGAGGAGGATGACTTCCTTATGACAATCTTAACAACAGCATCTAACTTGGAGGACTTAATTGATGCCAAACCTACGGCAAGAGGACAGGTATTGTCAAGATTTTTGGGATTGGAGTTCATTAAGAAGAAGGAAGAAACCGCAAAGGAAATCTATTCGGAGTTCTCAAAGGGGATGATGTCAAACATCTATAATACGGAGTCTTTAAGACAAAGTAATGAGGTGTCAAAATCTGATATTAATAAATTAAAAGGTGAGATTGAGGTATCAATTGTGCAAACGGAAGATGTTGATTTAAGGTTAAAGAAAGGACAGGAGTATAAGGATAATTTATTGAAGTCCAAGTATACCGACCTAGACCAAGAGTTGGTTATTCTTAACCCAGATACCCTTAAAACTCAAATCTCTGGTGCGGATAATGGAATAAAAGAACTTGAAAGAAACATTGAATCCGTTGAAGTTATTGAACCAAAGGAGTTTTACCACGAAGACAAGCATGATGAAGTTAAGGAGAAACTTTTTAACACCAAACTTGATAAAAACAGGGCTTGGGATAAAGTTGAGGACATATCCGATATGGTTGACAAATATGGTGATGGGATGCAATGTCAACATTGTGGTATTAAACTAATGGAGGCAGAACTTACAAAAAAGAAAATTGCAGAACTTGGTGAATGGAAAGAGAAACTTAATGGTTTAACCGATGATGTATTAAAACTTGAACTTAAAGAGAAATCTTTTGTTGAACTCAAAAATGATTTTGACAAGTATGAGAAAAATAAACTCATTAAGGAAAAGTATGAGATTAGTCTTGAAAGTGCGAAGGATAAGAAACTTCAACTTGAAGATAAGTTGAAGAGATATCAAAATGTCCAAGAGAAAATTAAAAAGAATAATGAAGTTGAATCCCAACTTGTGAAAGCAAATATGAGGATTAATGAACTCATTGATGAAAAGAGGGGATATGATAGAATTAAAGTTTCAAATCAACTCAACATTGAAAAGTTCAATGAAATGATTGAAAAAAATAATGAGATAATTGGAAGAATTGCTGAAGAGTTTGAGAGAGAGAAAATTTATAAAATTTATCTTGATGTGTTTGGAAAGAATGGGATTACCAAGATTATAATGAAAACAATGATGCCATTGATTAATCAAGAACTACAAAGATTGTTAATTGATTCCTGTTATTTCAACTTGGAAATAAGAATCAATGATAAGAATGAAGTTGAGTTTATGATGATTGATAATTCAACAGGTGTTGAGAAGTTAATGTCTTCTGGGTCGGGATATGAAAAAACAATCGCAAGTATGGCATTAAGGGCGGTATTGGCCAAAGTGAGTTCATTACCAAAACCAAACATATTAGTAATGGATGAGGTTTTTGGTAAAATATCTAATGATAATTTAGAATTAGTTGGAGAGTTTTTCTTAAAAATAAAAAATTACTTTGAAAAGATATTTGTAATCAGTCATAATCCTTTAATAAGTAATTGGGCAGATAGCGTAGTTAGAATAACCAAAGTAGATAATGTTAGCAGGGTAATACAATAATATGGTAAATGAATTTCATAATGAAGATTGCTTAATTACTATGTCAAAAATGGATAATGATTTCATTGATATAGTATTGACATCACCACCCTATAATATGACTAAAAGAAAGGGTGGATATGCAGATAAGATAACCAGGTATGATGAATACTCTGATTGGAAAACGGAAGAAGAATATATTAATTGGACAATCAATATTTTTAATAACATTGATAGGGTGTTAAAACCTAATGGGGTTGTTTTATATAATTTTTCATATTCAATTGAAACACCATCTCTACCCTATACTCTTATGGCGTCTCTAATATCCAATACCGAGTTTATGGTTGCAGATACAATCATATGGAAAAAAAGTAATAGTATTCCTCATCCAGCATCATACAATAGGTTAAATAGAATTGTTGAGTTTGTATTTGTGATTTGTAGGAAGAGCGAATTAAAGACATTTAGTTGTAATAAGAAGATTGTTAAGACATCACCAAAAGGACAAAATTATTATGAGATTATTGATAATTTTATAACTGCAAAGAATAATGATGGTAGTACGGATTTAAATAAAGCAACATACTCAACAGAGTTTTGTGAGAAACTATTGAATGTTTATGGGAAGGAAGGGTATGTGGTGTATGACCCATTTATGGGGACTGGAACAACAGCTCTTGGATGTAAAAATTTAAAGATGGATTTTATTGGTAGTGAATTAAGTTCGGCTCAAGTTGAATACTGCAAAGATAGATTGGAATTAGTTTGATTGGTAAAAATATTTGATTAAAATTATAAAAAAATAAGATGAATATTGATTTAGTTAAAACCGCAACAAAAGTTGGAAATATTGTTCTTAGGGATGATGATAGTAATAATAAAATTAAAGTTAATTGGTCGTTAGATGTTTCAAATAAAATATTAAGAGATGAGTCAGGTAGAGTTTATTTAATTGTTGTTGATAAAGAGATAAAAAAAATCGGAGGTTCAATTGCAAAAAATGGAATAAAGGGTACTTGGTCGGCATATTGTTCTGGACTCACAGGTTCACCATCAGTAAGAACTTATGGAATACATACACTAATATCAGAATGTTTATTAGTAAATAAAAGTGTTGAATTATATCTAATATTATCAGAAAAAGTAGAAGCAAAAGTTAAAGGATTATTTGGGTATGATTCAAGGGAGATTGGGTATGACTTTAAAGAAATGGAAAAAAAATGCAAAGAAGATTATACATTAATTGCCGGAAAATACCCACCTTGGAATTTTCAAGAGCAAAATATGGCATGGCCGATATATATACAAGAAGGCTGTAATGAGTTAAATAAAAGAACAACAGAAAAATCTAAAAAAATAATATGAAAACACCCATTAGATATGCTGGAGGTAAGACAAGAGCGATAAAACAAATAATGCCGTTTATTAAAGATTATGATAAAATTATATCACCATTTATTGGTGGAGGTTCTTTAGAGGTTCACTTGGCGTCATTAGGTAAAATAGTAATTGGGTACGACATATTTGACGCACTTGTTAATTTTTGGAACGTGTTATTAGATAATCCAAATGAATTAGCGGATAAATTAAAAACAATTGAACCAACAACCGAAGAATATGATAGAGTTAAAGAAGTATTAATGACTTGGGATAAAACCCAAGTGATGCTATCAAATTGGAAAACTAACCATTATAAAAGAGATAATTCTGTTGAACTAGATAAAATAACAGCGGCATCCTATTATTATTTTAATCATAACACATCTTATGGACCTGGATATTTGGGTTGGGCGTCATCCGTTTATTTAAATGACAAAAAATGGTCAAAAATGGTTGAAATTATTAGAAATTTTAATTGTCCTACACTTAGTGTTTTTGAATCTGATTTTGAAAATGTAATCACAAAAAATCCTGACGAATTTTTATATCTTGACCCTCCATATTATTTAGAAAAAGATGAAGATAATAAAATGTTTACTGGGATATATCCGATGAGAAACATACCAGTACATCATAATTCTTTTAATCACGAAAAACTTAGAGACTTACTAAGGGAACATAATGGAGATTTTGTTTTGTCTTATAATAATTGTGAAACCATTAGAAATTATTATTCTGAGTTTGAACAATTTTTCCCTAAATGGAATTATTCAATGGGGAACGGGGAAAAAAGGATAGGAAAAAATAGAAAAGAAATGGGTATAGGTAATTCAAAAGACTCTCACGAAATTTTAATAATAAAAAGAACTAAAGAATAATTTATTAATTTAACTTTTTTAATGTATATTTGCATTATGCAAACATTCTTACCATACTCGGATATTAAAGAATCATTAAAGGTTCTTGATATGAAAAGATTAGGAAAACAAAGGGTTGAGGCTTATCAGATTATATCTGCGATAACAGGAAGACCCAAAAAAGACGGAACACCATATAAAGGTTGGACAAGCCACCCCTGTTCTATTATGTGGAAAGATTATGTTCCAATGTTAAAAACATATTATAACTTATGTATTGATGAATGGGTTAGTCGTGGGTATAAAAACACAATGATTAAAGAAGAAATCAATGAAAGTGTTATATCCCCAAAATGGTTTGGAAATAATAAATTTCACTCTTCACACAGGGCAAACCTATTAAAAAAAGAACCTGAGTTTTATTCTAAGTTTGGGTGGACTGAAAACCCACAAGACCCATATATATGGATGGATAAAGAAGGAAAGTGGTATAAACAACAAACAGGAGAAAAAGATAGGACATATTTAAATGATTTTGCATTCTAAAATAGTTTAATTACCTTTGTTTAAATAAAAAAAATTATGAAAAAATACTTATTAGTGGCGTTTGGTGATTTTAAAACCAAAAAAATTATTGAAAATTTTGGGAAGGGTATGGTTCCTATTGTAGATAGTGCACATCTTAAGTTCCAGCACACAAAAGGGGCGATGATATTTCACTTTGGTTCTACAGTAATACAGGAGGAAATACACGATTATCTTACAGGTTTGTTTTATGGGTTTACAGATACATTCATTTTAACAGAAATGACTGACAATGTATCAGTTGCTATGTCAGAAGAAGTTAAGGCACATTTATTGGATTTAGAAAATGATGGTGATGATGTTGATATAAAGATAGATATGACTAGAATGGATAAAAATGAGGAATATAGTGAAATGGCGGAGAATTTTGTTGAATATCTTTTAGATGAAATGAAAGATGAGATAAAAATCCCGACTTTAAATGAAATTCTTGATAAAATCAATGAAAAAGGAATATCTTCGCTTTCAGGGTTTGAAAAAGAAATATTGGATGAATATAGTAAAAACTAAAAATTAACATATGAAAGATAAAAATCAGACAATTGCAATTAATCAAGAAGAGATTTCTTCTTACTTGAAAGACATCAGGAAACTTAAAGTTATGACTCCGGCAAGAGAAAAGGAGTTGGCAGTACAAATGTTATCAGGTAGGATGGATGAAAAACAAAGGGCGGAAATTAAAAAAGAAATTCTTGAAGGTAATTTAAGGTTTGTGATTACTGTAAGTAAACAATATCAAAATCAGGGGTTAGATTTATCTGATTTAATTGCTGAAGGGAATTACGGGTTATTAAGGGCTATTGAGACGTTTGATTGGACTAAGAACTTAAGATTTATATCTTATGCTGTTTGGTGGGTTAGACAAGCAATTTTACAATCTTTGAATGAGAATTCTCGTACCATTAGATTTCCTGTTAATGTTGTTCAGGAACTTCAGAAGGCAAAAAAATCCCAAGATATTACAGGGTTAGATATGCCTGACAAATTTGTAACATTACCTTATACCGTAAATTTGGATAACCCATTGAATGAAGATGGTGATACACTATTGGATGTTTTAGAGAATAAAAATGCTGATAAACCTGAAGCAGGATTCTCAACAGAAGAGACATTAAGAGAAAAATTAATATCAATCCTTGATGTTTTGGATGAAAGGGAGAAAGTTATAATTGAGGATTATTTTGGGTTATCAGGTGGACAAAGAACTCTTGAAGATATCGGAAATGATTTTGATTTAACAAAGGAAAGAGTTCGTCAGATTAAAGAAAAAGCATTGAGAAAGTTAAGGAACGAGTCAAGTGTTCTGTTTGACTATCTATAATTTTGAAAAAAGGGTGTATTTATTAGATACACCCTTTATGTTTAAAACAAAAAATAATTATTATGAAAAATTTTATCAAAAATAACTTTACTATTATAGTGTTGGTTATTTCAGTATTAACACTTTTTAAAAGTTGTGGGGACTCAAGAGAGTTAACAAATATCAAAAAAGAAATTAAAGCAATTAAAGATTCTACATACACTAAGACAGAGTTAAATAGAGAATTAAAAATTTCAGGACTTGAGTCTGAAAAAAGAATGATTCAAGCTACAGATAGAAAAATGCTTGATGTGCAAAGACAAACTCAAATTGATGAGGAAATTAAACAATTAAAATTAGGTAAATAATGAATTGGTTTCAAAAAAATTTTAAAACAATAATATATACAGCTTTCCTAGTACCAATACTTACTGTTGCGGTTGTATCAATATCACACGTAACAAAATGGTACGGAATATCAAACCCGGTTAGTTGGGCGGTATATCTTTCTGTTGGTATTGAAATCGCTGCGTTGTCAGCTCTTGCTGCAATATCAGCATCTATGGGTAAGAAAGTATATTTCCCATTTGCAATTGTTACATTAATTCAGTTTATTGGTAATATCTTTTTTGCTTACCAGTATATAGATGTTAGTAGTACGTCATTTAAAGATTGGGTTGATATGGTTGACCCACTAGTTTCTTTTTTAGGTGTTGAATCAGGAAATATAATTGGACATAAAAGATTCTTGGCTTTATTTGCAGGTGGAATGTTACCACTTATATCATTATCATTTTTACATATGTTAGTTAAGTTTGAGGAGGAAGGGAAGAAAAAAGAACTTGAAAGTACTCCTATTATTGATATAGATGAATTAAGTCTTGCGGCTGGTAAAAGAGAGGCGGAAATTGAGAAAGAAAAATATACACCAACGGAAGAAGACTTACAATTATTAGAAAAATTTTTAAAAAAGAAAGAAAAATTTGGGGGAGATGGAGAGGAACCATCAAAAGATGCCAATGAATGGAATGATATGGTAAAAGAAGATGATATTAATGATTGGAATTCAACACTAATGGATGGTTTAGAAGAAGAAGAAGAATTTGAATGGGTAAAACCAACAGAAGAAGAACCAAGAATAAACAGATTAACTTATACAAAGCGTGATAGCTAATATAATACAATATAGTGAGTTTAAACCTTTTGGTAGATACAGAGGGAAGAAACAAATAATATTGACACATACTTCTAGGGATGTTGAGGAATACTTAACATCCCTTAAATTTAGGTATAATGAGAAGTATGATAAGATTCCCAATTATGTTATAACAAGAGGTGGGGATATTATACAATTAATTATAGATACAGGATATACTAAATTTTTTGATGATGATGGGATAAATCGTAATTCTATTATAATATCTTTAGAGAATTTAGGTTGGATAGAAAAGAAACCTTTATCAAATCAATATATTAACTGGAAAGGTAATATTTATAATGAAGAACCTTACGAAAAAAAATGGAGAGATTATTTTTTTTGGGAACCATATACCGATATTCAGATTGAAAATTTAGTTTATTTATGTAATAAATTGTGTGATGATTTTTTAATTGAAAAAAAATGTTCAGGACACAACACAAAAATGGATGGAATAAAAAAGTTTGAAGGTATTGTCTCAAGAAGTAATTATGACTCAAGGTTCACGGACTTAAGTCCATCATTTAATTTTGAAAAATTTTTAAAAAAAATAGAATATGAGCAGATACAATGACGAAAGATATGATGAAATAAAATCCTTGATTAATAAATCAAGATATCTAAATGAACAAACTGACAATAGAATTAATATTGGTAAAAGTATTGAAAATAGAATAGATAGAGATACTGAATATCAGACAGCAGATAATCCTAACGGGGATGCATCAAAGGAAGAGGAAGTACCTGATGATAAAGTTCAGAAATATAGAATATCTGGTGGTATTTTAGCTTTACACGGAAAAGAAAGAGATAAATTACAAATCACTACGGATGATAAATTGGCTTTCCAAGAAACAATGGATGAGTTTATTGATGAAGTTTCTGACTTAGTTGATTTTAACGAATTAAATGTTTATACTAATAATGTTGAATGGTCTGGCAAAATTGTTGACCAAGATATGGATTTCATATTTACAATTGGAGAGAACAATGGTATCTACATCAACGGAAATGCGGTTAAAGTAGACCCGGATTTCTTGGATATGATTAATAAATTACAAAAATTCTACGAAAAATTTAAATCAAAATGGTCAAAGATAGTAGCATCACGAAAGAAAACAAAGGAAGTAACACAGTAAGTATTCTTAATCTTATTTTTAAGTTAATAATTGCGGGAGCTTTATTATATATTATTGTGCAAGTGTTAAAACCTAATCGTGGTAATCAAACAATTAGTATGGAATCAAAAAGAAAAATTGATTCACTTAATAATGTAATTGAGACTATTGAGAAAAAACAAGAAATTCTTTATTTAGAGGTTAAAACTTTAAATGAGGCTTTAGCAGAAATAGATGTGCGTATTTCAAATATCAAACAAGAAAAAATAACAATAAAACAAATATACCATGAAAAAATTAATGCTGTTAATAATTATAACGACGCTGAGCTTGACAGCCTTTTCTCAAAAAGATACGGTAGTACCTACTAAATGTATTCCAGTTCCAATTCTTAAACTGATTGCGAAAGATTTAATTAGTGGTGACCAAGCGAAGGTTGAACTTAAATTAACAACAACTCAATTAGATGAGGTGGAAAATAAAATATCTATAAAAGATAGTATAATTAGTAAACTTACAGGAGAAGGGAAGAATTATTTAAATGTAATAGACAATCAAAGGTATGCTTATGGTATATTAGAAGAACATACAAAACAGGTTGAAACTATGTTTAAAAAAGAAAAGAAGAAAAATTCTTTTAATAAAGTTCTTTCTTTTATAGTTATAATAACATTAACTTATTTTTTAATTATAAAATAATGGCACTTACAAATTCAGAGTTAAAAGAAATAGAAGTTGTTATTCGTAAAGAAATAAAAAGTTTTATGGATGCAAACACAATTAAACAATTTGAAGATAAATTTATGGATAAAATTGTTAGAGATGTTAAGCGTGGTAAGTTAGAAGGTGAGGTTAAGGAAATAGCGTTAAGAATGTTTCGTGAATTTTATCAATTTATGTGGATGAACCGAAGTTATTGGGAACCAAGATTAAAAAACGCATAATATGGAAAAATCTAAGGATATTTGGAAAACGGCATTAAATAAATCTTTTAGTTCATTATCAAGTTTAAATACTGATACTATGATGGATAATATGAAATACCAGGATATGGTTGAAGATGATGAGATGAAAGAAGAATGGAGTGAAAAATACAAAAAAAGTATTAATTGTAGTAATCCAAAAGGGTTCAGCCAGAAAGCTCATTGTCAAGGAAAGAAAAAGAAAATTGAAGCTGGTGAAGCAACTGGTTCAGGTGGTGGAGTAGGTGCTTATGACGCTCCTTTATTTGGTGAAGAAGAAAATTTTGAAGCTCCTGTAGCGTTTGCGGATAGTGATTTCGTTAGAAAAAGTCATGCTGAAACTAAGAAGATGGAAACCAAAGAAGCGACAGGCTCAGGCTCAGTCGGTGGATATTCAACTCCTGCTGCTTGGGCAAAAACAACAAAGGCTAAAGATTGGAGAGGAAAATCAAAAACTCAAATACCTGGAGGGTCATTTGTTTCGGTTAAGAAGAAATGTAAAAAATTCCCATATTGTAATCAAGGTGATATAAATGCTCTTAATATCTTTAAAAATGAGAGTGTTAAAGAAGCAATCTTAGAAGTTTCAAAAAAACTTAATATTAATGAGAATATGATTAAAGCGATTTTAGATTATGAATATGAAAAAACAAATAAACTAAGATATTTATAATAAAAAACAAAATGGATAATTTTCAAAACAAAATAGATGGTCTCGTTGATAAAATATTGAACGAGGAAATAAATAAAAAAGTTAGTTCTGTTATGGAACAACTTAAGGGTGGACAAAGTAAGTTAGATGTTGCAAAACCTAAAGGTAAATTAACCGCGGCTGATTTTAAAAAATTAGGACAAAAAAAATCATCTAAGAAAGAAGTTGATGAATCTTCGGAAGAAATGGATGAACCACGTAAAGATGATAATATGACTGATAGTTTTCTTTCTCATTTAGTTCACCATGATAAACCAAGTAAACCAGGTGAAAAATGGCATGATTTTTTTACAAAAGGACCGTTAGTTGATTATATAAAAAATAAAAAAAATAAAAGAAAAGAAACTGATTTTGGAATGGAACCTTTAGACAATACTAGATTTGATGATGAAGAATATATGAATGATTGGCAAAATAGATTTGAAAAATGGATGAAAAATAGTAAAACAAATGAAAAAGGATATCCAAAATATCATCAAAAAAATGGTAAAATGCATCATGGTGAAGAAATGGAAGAAGGTAATAAATTCTCAGGTGAATTAAATAAGGCGAGAAAACAACATAAAGATAGTTTTGAAGTTGATGGTGAGAAATATAATGTTAAAGAAAGTAACAATTTAAGTTTAACTGAAAGTGAACTTGTTGATATGATTGAAGGTATTGTTATGGAACAAAAAAAGAAAAAAGAAGAAAATATAACAGTTTCAAAATTAGTTGGGAAAGTTAAAGATACTATCGGTAAAAAATATACATCAGGTTTGGCAAAAACTGAAAAAGTTTTGGCTAAAAGTAAAAAAGAAAATGATGACTATATTTCATCTGTAACTAAAAAAATGAAAGATTATCTTAAAAGGGGTTCAGAAGGGGCGTATGATGCGAATCCTACTAAATTTCCTCAAGGAAATGGGGAAAATAAAAAAGATGATATTAAGGCGTATCAAGCATCAGATGCGGTTGATGAATATATTGAGGCTTTTGCATATCCTGGTATGACTAATTTAGTTTATGATGAGATTAAACCTGAGGATGATAAAATTGATATGTATTTAAAGGGTAATTCTAAGACAGGTAATGCTGTTGTTGATAAAGATGGTAAACCATTAGGTAATGTTGTTCCGAGTAAAGTTGGTGATAGGTTTAAAAAGAACTATGATGATAATTTATATGGTGCGGAACAAATGGAAGTTTCATATAAGAGATATCCACAACCTGTTGATATGGCGGGAGAAAAAAAGGGTTCAGGTACTTTAAAATCTAAGGCTAGTAAAGCTCAAAAAGTTATGGATAAAGTTGAAGAATCCGAAATAAAAAAAGAAAAAATTATTTCTGAAGATATGAATAAAATGAAAAATTTAATTTCATACAATAGAAAGACACAATAAAAATTCACATTTAAAAACCTTTTGTTATATTATCCATAGATAAACTCTATGGATAATTTTTTTAATTGGATGTCAAAACCTGTACCTAGTGACGAAGTGATTGTTTGGTTCAATGTTCATAATATGAATTATGAGATGATTGAGTTGTGCGGTGATATTTTTAAGTCATTGTATCAGATAGTTGTGGATACATATTTGGGTAGTGATGATGTTGAAACTAGGATTTCTTTGTCTGAAGAAGATAATGCATCTCATTTTGATTGGTGTTGGAATAAATTGATAGAACATTTCAGAAAAGAAAATATTATCATTAACAAGGATGGGCAACATAAGAATTATTTAAAATCATTTTTTTTAGACACATTTTACAATCCTTTAGAAAAAAACATTAAGCTTGCTATTCCCACCTTTTTGGAGGATGTTTTTGGTTTGGATAAGCCATTCAGTAAGTCTGATTTGGATATCTTGACTGAGTTATATAGTTTATTACAAAAAAACATTGAATAAAATTATAATTTCTATTTACACAATAGAAAATAAAAATTAGATTTAAAAAAAAACATATTAAAATGGAAACATTAGAACAAATTAAAATTTTAACAGAAACCCTTTCTGCGGACGCAACTAAGTTCTATCAGGGTAATAAAAGTGCTGGAACAAGAGCAAGAAAATCTGCTCAGGAGTTGAAAGCTCTTTTACAAAAATTAAGGGGAGAAATCTTGGAAAACAGAAAGACAACAGAAAATGAATAGTATTGGAAGTTTATTTTTCTTTCTACTTGTTTTTACAAGTTTAATCTTTCTAAAAAGTTTAACTAAATTTTTAGGCGCCCTGTTGCAAAAAGAACCAAGAGTGTTGTTATTTAGCAACAGGGAGCTAATTTTATTAGGAGCATCAATCAGTTATATTTTAACCTATATTTGTCAAAAATGAGTTTTTATAAAGAAATATTACCTTTTATGGATTATATCCATTCAGTTAGAAAACTTGAATCATATTTAAGTTTTGATATGAAATTTCCAATGAAATGGAGTTTACCTAAAAGTGTGATGGATGAGTGTCAGATAATACCTTATGAGGTTGGGGTTGAGAATTTTAAAGGGTTGTCGTTTGTTAGTAAGATGGATGAGCCTGATATCAATTTTACTCTATCTAAGGTATTAAAAATCATTAGCCTTAATAAGGAGAGGGAATTAAAAGAGAGGTTATTTAAAGATACTGTAGATAAGTTAAAAACAACTTTTGAAAAAACTGATTTGGATAAACTTCAAAAATTATATTTTGATTTTGAATCGGAGTATAGTGAAACTTTATTAGGCAATGGGACAGACAGACAAGAAACAGCAGATACTGAACTGGTTTCAGAATGAGCGAACTAAAGATAATTTGGAAATAACTTCGGCTAAGAATAAATTTCTTAAAGAGATTAAAGGGTTGAAGAAAGAAGAATTATTTAAAAAAGAAGAGGTAATAGAAAAAATAAGTTTATGGCAGAGAATAAGAATACTGATTTGGGGGAATTAGAGAAATTAGCTTTAATTACTGAATCGCTTCAAACTATGTTTAGAGGTAAGTCTTCCGTTATTTTAGAATTGAATAGGGAAGAGTATATTAAGATTTTAAACAACTTCAGAGAGGTGGATAGACACCACAAACAATTCACCATAGATATGTCAGGTACTGACTTCTTATTTATTTTGAACGAGGATATGTTGTAAATTTTCTATATAACATTTTCTTATCAATACCTTTTTCTTCAAGAATTTCAAATAAATATTTTCTTTGTGCTGATGAATAATCTTTAACAAAGATACAATCACTTCTTTTATTTCTAAAAAAATGCTTGGTTAAGCAATCAATAAATCTTCCAGATTCCATTTCTGATTTCAAAGAGAATAAAAATACATTTTCATTTATTTGAATAATAATTTTATTGTTCAATGTTGATATCATTTTAACTCCATCACCTTTAAGATAGTTCTTTATTAAAGTTTCGGTTTCAATTCTGGTGTTTTTCTGAATATCAAAGATTTTTTCTTCTATCTTGTAGGGGATAATTTCAACTAATGTCATATTGGCGTCATCAAGTTTAACCTTAATGTTCCGCCCCATTTCATCTGTCATATAAATCGGAAATAATTGTTTTGAACTTAATTCTACTAACCCAAGTTCAAAATTTGAATCACGTCCATTTTGAATTTCTTTATTAAAGATGACATTATCACTTTTATTTTTTAAATTGATAAAAAACCTATGTGCTTTTTTATAAGTAATAAATTTATTTATTATTCTTTTTTTATTTTTATTTTTAAACAAAACAACAAGAAAATTTTCCATAATGAAAAATTACTACAATATTTTAGGAATTGAAGAGTCTTCTACCTCCGAGGACATAAAAAAACAATATAGGAAGTTATCAAAGGAGTTTCACCCCGATGTTAATCCTGATGGGGAGGAAAAATTTAAAGATATTGCTGAGGCGTTTGAGGTGTTATCTGACACAAACAAAAGGGCTCAATATGATAAACAGAGAAAGAATCCTTATGGTGGTACTCAGTTTGAAGATATATTCTCACAAATGTTTGGGGGACAGAATCCCTTTCAACAAAGGAGACAACCAACAGCACCGGCAAAAATAGTTAAAGTTAACATTAGTCCAATTGAATCTTATTTGGGTTCAGAGAAAAAAATAACTTATTTTAAAGAAAGTCAATGTCAGGGGTGTAATGGTTCTGGTGGTGAGCAACAAAAGTGTGGTGGATGTGGCGGTTCAGGATATATTGTTAAACAATTTGGAACTGGGTTTATGGTTCAACAGATTAGAACTGCTTGTGATATTTGTAGTGGTAGAGGATATACATTGATACATAAATGTTATTTTTGTTCTGGTAGTGGAAAAAAATCTGAGACTCAAGAGATAAATATAAAATTACCTGTGGGTATTGATAATGGGCAGTATATGAAACTTGAAAATTATGGTGATTTTGTTAATGGTGTTTATGGGGATTTGGTTATTCAAGTTGAGGTGGAACCTAAAGACGGGTATGAAAAAATGAATAATGATTTGATTTATAATTTGTTTTTAAATCTGGATGAAGTTAAAAGTGATTCTTTTAGAATCCCACATCCTAGTGGGGATTTAAATACTCAGGCACCAAAAATATTTGATAGTTCCAAACCTTTGAGATTAAAAGGTAAGGGGTACAATGGTGGGGATATGTATGTCAAACTTAATGTAAAGTTTGAACGAAATTAATTCATAAAATGTCTAATCAAATGGATTGTTCCATAGATAGATGTTGATAACATATAGAATCCAACAATAACCATTAACCAGTCTTGTAGATTTAATTTTTGTTTTTTGCAGGTTTTACAATCTTTTTTTTCTGTCATAATATTAAATATAAATGTTATTAATATTCTTGTAAATAATTTTTCTTTTTAATTTTTTTTGTTATAATTAGATATGTTAAGTTATATAGGAGGAAAATCAAAAATTGGTAAATGGATTGTGGATTTATATCCACAAGATATGGAGGTGTATTTAGAGACATTTGGAGGTATGTTCTGGTGTTTTTATAATATGGACTTATCCAAGTACCCAAACCTAAAGAAAGTTGTTTATAATGACTTTAATCCACTAAATTACAATCTATTCAGATGTGTTCAGAATCCGTCCGAACTGCAAAGAGCATTGGATGGAATACAGGTTCAACAAATAGGAACAATACAAACTCCTGACACATATAGAGAAACATTTAAAGAGTATCAATCAGAAGTGTTTGGTAGTGGTTTTACAATTAACTATCCTGATTATCAAGTTGCCGCTAAATATGTTTATGTATTAACTCAGGTGTTTAGTGGTAGTAAGCCTGAGACATCTTCCTTTATTGATTTAAAGGGTAAGTATCGCTGTAAGTATTTGTCATTTAGGGATAAGTTAAGTAAGCCTGATTGGGTTGAACACTTTCTTAAGATTACGGATGTTGAGAATATGGACTTTGAGGATGTTATCAAGAAATATGATTCAGAAAAGACATATATCTATCTAGACCCCCCATACTATAAAACTGAAAATTATTATTCTAATCATGATTTTGGAAGAGCAGACCATGAAAGATTAGCAAATGTCTTACAACAAGTTCAGGGTAAGTTTTCTATGTCATATTATGATTTTCCTGAATTACATACTTGGTTTCCTGAAAATGTGTATAATTGGCATAAAAAATCATTTGCCAAAGCGGCCGCGGCGAAAAAAGGTGTAAAACAAAATTTAGCGGAAGAATTGTTAATTACAAATTATTAGTGTATTTTTGCTTTATCAATATATTTATTAATAAATTATCAATAGATGAAATTTACACAAATTTTAAAGAAAATCATATTAGAAGCGTCTAAATATGAAATATTACTTGACAACTTAACTAAGCCTACTGTAAATAAGGAAGGTAAAAAACAAAAAGCGAAATTAAGCTTACAAGTTTATAATGAATTAGTTAAGGGTGACCCGACAACAAGATTAAATGATGTTGACTTAGATACTGCGGATAAAAAAGATTTTGATAGGGTTAAGGCGGGAAATTACGTTCAATGGTTAATTAAAAATTATTTAAGTGTTCCTACTGAAGTAGAATACGGACATCCAACATATGAGCGTGAGTTCAAACAAAATCAGAAAACATTTTTAGAGGATTTATATAAAGTTACTGAAGACTTGAAGAAGTTTGATAGGTTTAAAAATAGATTACCTCAAGAAAGTAGAGATATTAATAAACTTACTACTCAACAATTATATGAGTTGGTTAAAGATTTTAGTTTGGAAAAAACTAAAGCGTCTAAAGAGGAAAAGAAAATTGCTTCTGAAACATATGAGCACCCCGGTGGTAAAGTTGTTTTCAGAGGTGCTAAGTGGACTGTTGTAGAGATTTCAGATAAAGGGAAATTGGGTAAAGATGCGGCTTGTTTCTATGGAGGTAATTACCTTGAACCAAGTAAAGGTGAAACAAGATGGTGTACGTCATCACCAGGGTTGCAATGGTTTGATAGATATATTAAAGATGGCCCATTATATGTTGTTATACCTAATGAATATTCAGGGAAAAGAGGTGAGAGTAGTGGATTACCATCGGAAAGATATCAGTTCCATTTCCAATCCAATCAGTTTATGGATGTTCATGACCACCAACAAGATTTGGTTCAATTATTAACTGGACCAATGGCCGAACTTAGAGATTATTTTAAACCTGAGTTTGCAAAAGGATTAACAACAGGAGGAGAGTCATTTAAGATTGATAGTTTCACAGGAGGTGCAATAGGTAAATTCATTGCTCTTTATGGATTAGATGATTTGTTTGTAAATTTACCACCAACACTTGAAGAATTTCAAATTACTAATAGAGAGAATAATGGTATCATTATTAATATTCCAGAAAACATTGGTAATTTCAAAAATCTAAAAATGGTTTATTTGGATAATTGTGTTGAAAAAATACCTGATTCTATTTGTAAGTTAACAAAATTAAGATTCTTAGCACTTGTTAACAATCCTAAACTTACTAATATACCTGAGTGTGTTGGTAGTTTACCAAATTTATGTTTTCTTAATGTTAAAGGTAGTCCAAACGCAATTGTCCCTGAATCAATTAAGGCAATTGGAGATGATTACGGAAGTGGAATGTGGGATTTAAAAGATATATAATTTAAAAATTTAACATAATGAATGTAGAGGTAGAAATTTATATGAGTAATATCCTTAAATTTTTTAGGGAAAATCCTAATGAACTCTTAAATTTAATACCGAATTCAAAAAAGGATGAATTTTTTGAAAAAGTTAGACAAATGGCAATATTAAATATTGACAAGGGTGATGAGGTAAGTTTAACACGAAAACAACTTATTGAGGTTTGTTTGGATATTAATGGAGAAACCAAAGTTCACTATGAAAATACCTCAAAAGTTATGGTTGACACAATTTTTGGCGGATATTGTTTAAATTAATTTGGTGGTCTGGATGGAATACATTACCTTTGTATTCTAAATCTAAAACATATGTCATTAACATTAGAACAAGTAAGGGTAAATGCTCCCGCAGTTTTCACCACAGAGGCTTCGCCAAGGCTCACACAGAAATACAATATGGCTCCAACCATTGAAATCCTTGAAGGGTTCCAAAGGGAAGGTTGGGAAATTTCAACAGCAAAACAAATGGGTAATAATCCCTATGGTATTCACGAAGTCCGTTTAAGAAACGGAGGATTACCTCAAGTCGGAGATTCAATTGTTGAAGCAATTATCAGAAACTCACACAACGGACTTTCAAGTCTATCAATCGGAGCCGGACTTCACAGATTAGTATGTTCCAATGGACTTACAGTTCCAACGGGAATCGCGTCATCAATCAGAGTTCGTCATATGAAAGTTGATATGGGGGATATTCGTAGACTTACAGATGAGTTTGCCGAGAACTTACCTATTATTGGAAATGCTATGGGTAGAATGGATTCAACTATTATGTCTAATGAGCAGGTTAATGATTTCGGAATCAAGGCAAAAATCATCCGTTGGATTCCAGGTTCAGTTCCAAGTTCTTTAAGTATTGAAGAGTTGGTTAGACCGGTTAGAGCGGAGGACGCTAAACAATCCGTGTGGAATGTATTTAACCGAGTTCAGGAGAAGTTTGTTCGTGGGGGTATGTCTTATCAAACACCTAAGGGTAGGTTTACTACTATGAGAGAACTTAAAAACATCTCATCACTTCAAAAGGTTAACACCCAACTTTGGGAATTAGCCGAGACTTATTGCTAAAAAAATAGGGGGACATATTGTCCCCTTTTCATTTTAATTCATTATATTTGTATTATGAAAAAAGAATTATTCAAGGTTAGTTATGAACGTTATCACAATGATGAGTATTATGACACTAATTCTATTAGTGATAATGAGGGGCGTGAGTTAGAGTACAACAAGAAAAAACAGATTAGAGTAATTTTTAATAATAAGGGGTTTGATGAATTAGAAGAAACATATACTAAAAATTATGGTAATCCTTTGTATTCAATACAGAAGGAGCATTGTATGATTGTTGTGGAGAGAGATGATGATAAGGTTTCAATTAAATGTTTTTACGGGATAAGAAAAAGAAGTGTTGGGTGTTCTTGGTTTAAAGTTAATAAACATCTCTTTTTTGTCACAGCCAATATAAGAACTGGTGATGTATATAATGGGTCGTTAACTAACTATCAAAAAAAGAAATGTCAAAAAAGGTTAAGAAGAAATTTTTGGGCGGGAGACCCAATTAATAATATGAAACTTATGGTTAAAAACTATATAAAACATTTCAATCCAAAATCAGATGAGTATGAAACCGCTATAATGGCGTTATCTACATTTATGTTTGAGCTAGACCAAAGACAAGATTTCGGGGATTTGAATTTCAGTGAGAGGTTATATAGGTTTTATTTGAATAAGAGGGGAATTAAATATCCAAATAATTTTGGGGTGTTTCTTAAAACAACAGAAAAATTACCTATCCTAAAAGATTTTAGGAAGAATGAAAACAAATATGTGGAAACATTTATGGCGATAAATGGGATTACTGGAAAGAAAGTCAGGAAAGCGTTGCATTTATGTAGTGTAGTCAATTTGTCGGTATATAGAATCGCTTTAAAGTTCTTTGGTGAGGATTGGATTAATCAGAATGAAGAGGTGTTATTAGCGTGTCTAAATTCACCCTATAAGCCTTGGTTCTCAACAGAAACTAATTTAAGGGATGTTTTTTCACTTGAAGAATTAAAAAGGGTATTTGAAATCTTTAAGCAAGTTTTTGTTAAAGAAACCTTGGAGTATTCAACCTTTTTTGACCACATAAGGTTTTACATTGAATTAAAGGCATATGGGGAAGAAGATTTGAGATGGCATTCCAGTGATAATAAAGAAGAGTTTAGACAGGAGCATTTAGATTGGACAGATAAATTACAACACTATAAGCAAGGAACATATACTAGGGTATATCCTGAATACATACACGACATCATTAATAAACCAATACAAGTTGGAGAAGATACATACTATCCTGTTTTATTAACTAATTCATCTGTTTATAATCAAGAGAGTGTTTCACAATCTAATTGCGTTAAAGGTTATATTGGTAAAGTGGGTTCAATTATTGTATCATTAAGAAAAAATGATATTGAATCTGATGATAGGGGAACGGTACAATATGTTTTAAACAAAGTGGATGACAAAGTATTTGCTCTTAGAGTTCAGAATTTAGGAAGATTTAATGGTAAGTTAGGTGAAGAATGGAATGAAGCATTAAATCATTTGGATAACAAACTTTATATGTGTGTTATAGATAAAAAATATGAAAATGTTAAGTTGAAAAAAGAATGTACAAATGGGGTTATTTTACATTCAGATTCAAAGTGGGATGACAATGGTGCGCTAAAATGGACGTGTGAAAATATTGAAAATGGCTATACAAGTTATAATTTTAATTTAGATTTTTAATATGATAAAGCCATTATATATTAAAAAATTAGAAAAGTCAGAAGACATATTCTCAAAAATGGATTTGGGGGAAGTTAAAATGTCTGGTGAAACTTTTGATGAGACAAACTATGAATCCGTTTATATGGTTTCAGTGTATTCTGATGGCAAAAATATGTGGTCAGAAAAAATATTAAAAACTAAACATGGGTTCTATTTATGTATAACAAGGAATGTCCTTTATAAAACTATAATAGACATTAAGGTATATTACAATATTGCTCAATTGAATGAATTGATGATATTCACAAAACAATTTTTAAAAAACTTAAAAAATAGATAATATGGAAATTACGGCACAGGAATTTAAAGAAAAATTACAAAGAGGGGATAAGTTTTTAGTTGACTTCTGGGCTCCGTGGTGCGGACCATGTCGCGCAATGAAACCAATGTATGAGTCAGCATCAAAAATGTTAACCGAATCAAAATCTGCGACAGAACTTTATACTTTTGATATTGAAAAAGATAAAGAATTCATTGTTAATGAAATTGGAATCAGAAGTGTGCCCACCATTAAAGGTTATTCAGGTGGGGGTGAAGTATATCACAGCTCAGGTGTTCTTAGAACAGAACAAATAATGGAAGTAGCAAAAAAAATATAATATGAAAGAACTTTCAGTTGTTGTTTACACAATGAAAAATTGCCCATTCTGTCAAGATTTTAAAGACATTCTTATAAAAGAAGATATTGAGTTCTATGATAGGGATATAGATGAATATAAGGATGAATATGATTTGTTCTCTGAAATCACAGAGAATGATATGGTTCCGGCTTTATTGATTGTGGAGGGTAATGATGAACACCATAACTCATTCTTATATGCTCCTGAAAGGAACTATAATGAATTAACAGAAGCGGTTGAGATAATTCAGGAACACAGAAAGAAATTGGGAATTATATAAAGATAAAGTCTTTAATTCTTTTCTTTAAAAAATCATAATCTTCAAGTGGGTTGATGAGTTCAATACTCCAATCCACTTTTTTAATTTCCTTCTCAAGCCATTTCATATCAAAATCAAACATATCCAAAATTGCTGAGGTAATCCTTTCATCATTATGAACCAAGAATTTTTCTTCAGACTTCTTTGATATTGTAAATGTCAGTGTGGTTATAGGATAATTTGTTGGTAGGTTATAAAATATGTGTTTACCATAATAGTAAAGTAATCTTCCTTGTCCTAATGAGTATCCGTGTGGGAATTCTGAACAATAACTTAATAGGTTATCGTCAGATATTTTTTTCATATTGAAGTTATAATCATAGGAATAATTCTCATCTTGTTTATACTCATCTATTTGTTTATGGTGGTAAGAACAATTTTCTGTGTTATGGTAAGTGAATACAAGTTCTTCCTGTTCTGTTAAATCAATATTATATTCAATTAAATCTATGGTGTTTGATAGTTTTTTAGTTGATATGAGGAACTGGTGGTTTTTATCTAAATCGGTTTTAAAGTCGGTTATAATCTCACCAATGTTTAATGGTTGGTTATAAGTTGTCTTACCTTTGATAACATAAAAATTAATACAATCAATGACTTGTATTATGCTTTGATTTTCTTTTGGAATTTTGCTGAGAATATAATCCGCAAATAAGTTAGATATGGATAATCTACTTTTTGGACTTTTTAATATCATTTATTTTATTTTTTAAATAATATTAAAATCATATGTAAAATTGAATAGATTTCTTAAATTATTATTTAATATATATGTGAAAATTCATATAAATAATTTATTATATATAACAAATTAATATGTTTTTACACTTAAAAAAGACTTTGCCGTCTCAAATAATAGGCGTATCTTTGTATTCACAAAAACATAATAACTATGACAAGAAAAGAAATGAATTTCGTTCAGTGGGTTAAAGAGCAATGTAAACCACACGGGGTTAAATGTAGCCTTCGTAAAGTAAAATATTTGAGGTTATCTGGTAACATCAAATGTTCAGGTTTTTTTGAGGGTGGAGATACTCCAATGTTAGCCGTTTCAATGAATAGAGCTGATTGGATTGAGATATTGGTTCATGAATATTGTCATCTAACACAATGGGTAGATGGTATTGAACTTTGGGACAAGGCAGATGTCAGCTTGGTTAAGGTTGATGATTGGTTATCAGGGAAAAATGTTAGAAATATTGATAAACACTTGGCGGTCGCCCGTGATTTGGAATTAGATAATGAGAAACGTTCTGTTGCCCTTATTAAAGAGTGGGGACTTAATGTTGACTTGGATTGTTATATTAAAAAAGCTAATGCTTATATTCAGTTCTATAATCATTTGGGTAAGACAAGACGTTGGAGTAAGCCAAGTAATTCACCCTACGGAAATATGAACATATATAATGCAATGCCGACTAACTTTAGAATGAGATATAGTAAGATGAGTAAAAAAGTTGAAGACTTATTTGTTAAAGAGAACATATAAATTCCTGAACAATATTAATGGGGGTGAGAATATCACCCCCATTTTTATATATAATCTGTAATTAATTCATTAATTATTTTATCTACCTCACGATGGTCTGGGTATTCATCAAAATCTGCTCTCAAACATTCTGATTCTTCTTTTAATATTGAAAGATATGAACCAATGTATTCTAAATTGCCATTAGAATAACCTTTATTTACAGAAAGATAATTATTAATTGTTCTATAAAAGTCAGAGACTTCCAGTTTAATCTTTTCAATGTATTTAACTTTATAATTTGGTTGGTGTATGGTAATATATTCTGGTTTACCTGTAAAATGAGAACTAGTTAATTCATCCCAAACAGATTTATAATAATTATTTTCAAGAACTGAATGACATGAGTCATTATAGACATGAACTAAGTCATCTTTTAAATCATCTAAATCATTATTAAGTAAATAAGTCATAGTTTTGTAATCTTGAAAAACCCATTCTATGGTGTTGATGTCAATGATTACATATTCTGAATGTCCTTGGCTTTCGGCAATGCTTTTAAGTATTTCAGTTTCAGGTAAAATTTGTTTTCCTTCTAAAATTTTAATAATTGCGGTTTTTAATTTTTGAAGATTTCCAACATATAATTCATTTATTACATCTTGATATACATCAATATCTGACTCATAGTAAAAATCAAAGTCGGTATTACCTTCTAATATATTTACAATTGTGCTTCTGCTAACATCTCTGTTATCACAAAATAAATCACCAAAATCACCGGCATCTCTAATGCAATATACTTTATCTTCTACAATTTCAATATCATCTAAAAATTCATTGCACCAATATTTGAATTGTTGTAAGTCAGTCTCATATAGATATAAGAGAATATCATTTTCCCATTCAATTGCGAAGGGTTTGATTAATTCATCCAACCTATTTCTCTTATCTAAAATTTTAAAGAATGTTTGGAAATCTCCGAAATATTTTAAAACTAATTCGGTTTCACCATCATTAAAATCCTCAATTATATCATCAATGTTTCTCATAATTTTTTTATATTAAACGTTTTTCCACTCAGTAAATGGGGTGATATGATGTATCCTTATTATAGTATTTTCCAATTCTATATTTTGTTCTACCCATTCTGCTATAAGTTCATTAATTTCAGGGTATTCCAAAGAAAACATATTTGAAATATCATTCCAAATTGAGCGTAAAACCCATAATCTGCCATCTTCTTCCAATTCTAACACAACTTTATCATTTTTCTTCCAAAATTTAGAGTTCGGATATTCTTTTGATTTAACTTCATGTATTCCCTCAAATAAGTAATCCAAATACTTAAACTGAACATTCCTTAACTGATTCTCTGTAATTAAAATCTTCATATTTTTATATATTAAATGTTGTTCCACCTAACCAACGGCACAACATATGCAGTTATTATTGGTGTGACTCTCACCAACCCTAAACGTTGTTTCACCCATTCCTTCATAAGTTGTTGAGTTTCGCGATTTTCCAAAGAAAACATATTGGAAATATTACTCCAAATTGAATGTAAAACCAACAAATCACCTGATTTTTCCAATTCTAACACCACTTCATCATCTTTTTTCCAAAATCTTGAATCAGGATGGTTTTTTGATTTAACTTCATGTATTCCCTCAAATAAGTAATCCAAATACTTAAACTGAACTTTCCTTAACTGATTCTCCGTTATTAAAATCTTCATAACATATAAATATAAAAAAAGGAGCGTTTTTTATACGCTCCTCTACCATTTTAGTCTAAAAAAATTACTTTTGAGTTTTACTAACGTTATAATACTTCTCAATAGTCTTTTTTATAGAGCTTTGCACGCTCTCACTTACCACTTTATCCTGTTTTGGTGGAGCAGGATTTGGTGGAGGAGGAGGAGGTGGATTTTGATTACCTTTACATCCGCAGCCCATGTGAATTAATTTAAAAAGTTTATTTTACTATAAATAGTATATTTGCTTTAATTATAACCATAAGAATTATATTTATAAATAAAAAGAGTATGAATTTTTCAAAAATATTACTTGAAAGTAAGGTGGATGATTTTAAGACTAAGTATTCACAAAAGTTTGGTGTGGAAAATACAGAAAAGATTGCGGCTGATGTAATGCCAAAATTTTTGGATTGGACTGGGAGGCATATGGATGCTGTAAATTTTGAAGATAACTTTCATAAAATTGTTAGAGCATTAAACACTTTTGAAAAAATATCTCACAATCTTCCTATAACTGATTTAAATCAGTATCAGGGGATGGGACAATTGTTTAGTGAGCTTTTAAAATATAGTGAAAAAGAAAGAAGGGAAGTTAAGAAGGTTGAGGGTGGTAATCTTGTATATGAAGATGAAAAATTTTATGTTGTTAATCCATTAACACATGCGGCGTCTTGTTATTATGGTAAGGGAACGAAATGGTGTACAGCGGCAACCGGAGATGAACACTTCAAAAAATATAATAGTGAGGGTAAATTGTTTTATATAATAGATAAAACAAAACCAACATCAGATTATTATTATAAGGTTGCAATATTAAGAAATTTTGATGGGACTGAGACTTATTGGGATTCTAAAGATGATGATTTCAAAACCGGATGGATTCTTGGAACAAACGAATTTGACAAAATTAAAACTAAGATAGTTGAGTATATGGCGTCTGAATATGCTGAGCAAATTAAAATTTATACCGACAAAGAACTGGCCAAGAAAGAAAGGGATAGATTATATAGACTAAGAGAAGCACAAGTATTAAGAGAAAGACTCAATGACGCAGAAGAAAGAAGATTGGATGGTGAATGGGAACTAGGTCCAAATTGTCCTGAAATAGGGTTGAGGGCGCATGCGTTATTAGATTGGTTGGTTGATACCAGTGATGTTAGTGCGTTAACAAATGAAGATAGAGTTGAAATTCAAAGATTAAAAGATGAGATTGAAAGATTACAAACACAATATGATGCGGAAGAAGAAACAAACATAGGTTTATTAGATGAGATAAGTGATATGGAAGATGAGTTAACTGAATTAGAGGGAAAGATTGATGTTTATAATATTATACCTGAAGGAGGTCATTATCAGTTAAAATCATTTGTTGTAATAAATAGCGCTGATTTGGATGGTAGAGAATATGCGGTTGGTGATGATAATGAAATGCAAATAAGTTGCGAAGAACATGTTGAGGCTCTTATTGATGATATTGGATATGAGGGATTTAATAATGATTTTGCCAAAAGTTATATTGATACAGATGCAATTGAAGAACATGCAAGAGATACATATGATAATGATGTCAGAGAGAGTGGAGATTCTTATTTTCAGGATTCAGAAAGAGAATTGTCAGATTCACAAGAAGAATGGATTAAAATTTTAGAATCAAAAATTGAGAGAGAAAACTCAACAAAATCTCAATTTGAAGAAATGATAGAAAATACAGAAGATGAAGAAGAAATTGATGAGTTGCAGAACAAGATTGATGATTCAACTGAAATGATTGAAGAATGGGAAAGTGAGATTGAAGATATTAAGGACGACCCGGAAGGAGATTTTCCTGAAGAACTGATTGACTCTAAAATTAATGATTTGGTTGATGATGCGGTAAGCGACCCAGAAGAGTATATGAATAATTTTGGATTAGAATGGAGTGAATTTGTTGATAAAGATGATTTTATTCAAGGGGTGATAAATGCTGACGGATTTGGAAATACAATCAGCGGTTATGATGGAAATGCGGATGAGGTTAGTGTTGAAGGGGAAACCTATTGGGTGATTAGATTAAATTAGACTACATTAATTTAAAATGATTTATTATATTTGGTTATGGGAAGGAAGAAAAAAATATCATTTAAATTAAGTCCCGAGTGGATGTTTAAGGAACCGATTGATTTTGAATATAACAAATATACATTACTTGGTTATCTGAAAAAATGCGGAAAAAACTTTGACAATCTTGAAATCTATCCAGATTTTGTGGAGTTATCATTACATATTGCAAACTTGCAATCCTTATTAAAGGAGAATGTTTTATTATTAACGGACAAGAAGTTTGAATCCTGTGATGATGAAATCTTATTAAAAGAACTATATCCAAAGAAACCAAGACTTGTATCAGAAGAAGAAAAATTAGAACTAAAGAAAACTTTAAATTATTCCAACACAAAATTAATAGATGCGTTCAATGTTGCCAAGTCAATATGGACAATAGCATATGATAGCATAACAATATCACCAAAGAAGAACAAGTCAGGTATTATTGTTGGTGCAGGGTTTGTTGTTTATCACGTAAAGGATGAGAACAAGATTATTGTTTGGGAATACCAAGTTAAGAAACCCAAAGGAGAAAACCTTAATTACAAAAATTATTTGAAAAAAATTCACGAGGGTATTCACGAAGAGGAAACATTAAATTCAATAATAGAAAACAAATCAAGTTGGAAGGATATTGAACTTGTTAAAAAACTACCGGTGTTTGAGGTTAAGTGCTCACAGAAACTTCCATTGGATGAAACTATAATTCCAATTATGAAAAGAAAAATTCTTTCATATATTTTCCAACTTTCTTCAGCAGAAAAGGCAAAAAACTTTGACAAAGACGCTTAAATTTCTTAGATTTATTTATGGGATTTCATAAAAGATACTTGAACTATCAAGTAATACTTACAAGTTCAAAAACTAATGGATTAAAAAATCTATTCACAAAATGTGAGGCATTAATCTTTGAAGATAAAGAGAGCTCATATGCATATGACTTGTTTAGTGAAGGTAAGTCTGATAATGAAATTATTCAAATAATTAATAAACAATTAAAAAACACGGAGGATTAATCTTATGAAATGTATTAAATTGGTAAAATCAACAAAGAATGTTGAAGCAGGAGAAATTAAAAGAGTTAAAGAATCTGAAGCAGAGTCAGAAGTTAAGGGCGGTTATTGGAAGTATGTTCCAAAATCAGAATGGAAATTATACACAGGAAAAGTAAAACAATCTGTGGATGATAAAACTCGCGAGAACCAACCATCAAATTCTAAAAAAACTAAAAATGAAAAAAATTCTTAAGAAACTTGACTGGATTTATGATTATTATATACTATATTTTATGTATAATGAAAAAAAGTTGGACAGGTATTTTGAATATATGAAAAAAAAATGGCAAACTGATGGAGAACAAAGAAATGATTAATCATCCTTCCCATTATGGGGGAGACGAAAATATTTATGAAGTTATAAAGGTATGTGAAGCTTGGGAACTTCATCAAGACGCATATCTTTTTAATGTTGTTAAGTATGTTGCAAGGGCAGGCAAAAAAGACCCAACAAGAGAAATTGAGGATTTAAAAAAAGCAGCCTTTTATTTAGACAGAAAAATAAAGTTATTAGAAAATCTTAACCCATGATAGAAACAAATAGAATTATAAACGGAGATTGTATTGATGTTATGGGAACATTTCCTGAGAGCAGTATTGACTTAGTTTGTACCAGCCCCCCATACAATGTGGGTATTAAATATGATACACATAATGATGAACTGATAATGGATGAGTATTGGGACTTTACTGAGAAATGGTTGACTGAAGTATATAGAGTCATCAAAGATGATGGTAGAGTTAGTATTAATATTCCGTATGAGACAAATGTTCAAACTCGTGGGGGTAGAGTATTCTTTGTTTCTGAGTTTTGGGCGGTTATGAAGAAGGTTGGGTTTAAATTTTTTGGTGTTGTTGATTTAGAAGAAGATAGTCCCCACAGAAGTAAGACTACTGCTTGGGGTTCTTGGATGAGTCCATCGTCACCATATATCTATAATCCGAAGGAATGTGTTATTCTTGCTTACAAGAAACAACATATTAAGAAAGTTAAGGGCGTCCCACAATGGGAGGGTGTTCCTACGGATATTGAAATGGAAGATGGTACAATCAAGAAAAAGGTTGTGTATCAGGAGCAAGATAAGAAAGACTTTATGGAGTTGGTATTTGGACAATGGAAGTATTTGAATGATACCAAACAAATGACGAAGGCTACATTCTCAATGGACATTCCGAGTAAGGCGATAAAGATTCTTACATATAAGAATGACATTGTCCTTGACCCATTCGCTGGTAGTGGAACAAGTTGTGTGGCAGCAGAAATATTAGATAGACAATGGATTGGAATTGAGTTAAGTGAAACATATACTAAAGTTGCGAGAGATAGGGTTCAGGCGTTTATTGATAAGAAAAAACAATTGGAGATAGAATTAAATTAAGAGGTTTACACCTCTTTTTTTATTATCTGTATATTTATATTAAAATAGTAAAATATGAAAAAAATTATAAAATTAACGGAATCAGATTTGGTTCGTTTAGTTAAAAGAGTTATCAAAGAAGATGAAATGGGAGATATGGGTATGGACAAGACTATGGGTTTTGATACTATGGGTTCCGAATTAGGCCCTAAAAAAAAGGTGCAAGATATAATTAACAGCAAAAGATTTAATGAATTACAAGAAGGAATGATGGTTTCCATTAAAAGTAACAAATTAACAATTTTACCTTCAGGTAGTGAAGGGGATGAAAAATATGTTATAGATTTGAGACCTAAATCTCATTCTGATGTGATTGAACAACAAACAAAAATTCAAGCAATTGGGGGAACATTAGTCATTAAATTTAAGAATGGTGAACTATTGCAGTTAGAACCATCTATGAAAGTGTTAGTGTTTAATCCTTAATTAAAAAGATACTCAACTGAATCGCCGGATTGGATTCCTAATTCTTCACAGGAACCACCGGCGATTTCTAATACAATATTACCTCTGCCACAATAAGACGGACAATCATCTTCTTCACAAGGAGGGCAGTTTTCGTGAATATTTACAACCACATTATTTTTAATAATTAATATATCTAAAGGGATTAAACAATCCTTCATCCAAAAACATTGCTTCTTGCCACCCATTAAAAATAGAAGACCATTGAATCCTTTGTCAAACTTCTTTCCCATCATTCCAACTGATTGAGAATAATTATCTGTAAGTGTTTTGACTTTAAAGATATTTTTACTAATTTTAACTTTCATAACAATAAATATAATGGATAATAAAAGATACGTCGGTGTACTGGTTAAATGTAAGGATAAAGTTCTTCTTTGTAAAAGAAATAGTCAAGGAATATTACCTGGTATGTGGAGCATCCCTGCGGGTAAGTTAGAAGATGCGGAATCAACTATGGACGCAGCAAAGAGAGAATTCTTTGAAGAGACGGCCATAGACATAGATGATAAGACATTGACATTCATTGGGTTAATACCAAGACACACCAGAGATGGGAAAAAAGTTAAAGGGTTAATGTATGTTTATTTATTAAATACAGATGAAGAAATTATGCCTGATTTAATTAATGCTATTGATGGAACAGAACATACTGAATGTGGTTATTTTCCTATTAGTGAAATTACTGCCGAGACTTCTGGTACCTATCTTCATAGGTTAATTGAAATTATTTTAGAGAAATAGTTGACAACACAAATAAAACTTTATATATTTTTAAAAATTAAAAAAAACAATTATGAAAAAAGTATTCGTTATCTTAGGGGTTATTACTTCTATCGCGACATTCGGTCAAACACCGGCAGTTAAAACACCAACAACATCTAAGTTCAATTACAGGGTAGGAATTGCAACAGGACTTCCAGTAGATGTAAATGTTGAAGAAAGTAGATTAAAGACATCATCTACAATGGGTGAAGTCACTTACAAGAACACAAAGATTTCCAAAAAAATTACATTGACCGCAGACGCTGGTTACTTGAGATTTACAAAGACAGATGGTAATGGTTATGCTAAAATCCCCGTTATGTTGGGACTTAGATATCCAATCAATGAAACCTTCTACTTTGGAGCAAGTGCAGGGCCATCATTCTACAATAAAAAAGAGTATGGAACTACTGAATTTATTTATTCACCTTACATTGGATTACAAGTTAAAAAAATCTCAGCAGATTTTAGATATTTGAACTTCACACGTAAAGATTACGTTCAAAAAACCTTAGGTATAGTTTTTACATACACCCTGTAATTAAAAAAAAGGCAAAATTAAAGAACAGCAAACATTAGTGTTTGTTGTTTTTTTTTGCCCTATTGTGATATTTATCAGTAAATAATTATGAAAAAAATTTTAATATTATTTGGTTTTTTACTTACAACTATGACTTCTTTTAGTCAGAACAAGGTAGATGTTAAATTTAATATTGGCCCTGAACTTTATACACCTATTGGAACATTAAAGGATACTCATTTCACGGGTATTGGTGGAATGGTTGAGATGGAGGTATTACCAGTTAATAACAACGTGGGGTATGTTTTAGTATCTGGGTATGATTACATTCTAGGTAAAGATGAAAACCAATCATTATTTCAAGCACCATTATTAATAGGGGTTAGAGCCCATATTGATTCAATTATTTCATTATCTCAAATGTTTGGAGTTAGTTTTTTCAATGAAAATAATGGATTTAAACAAACTCTTTGTACTTCAATTCGTTTTGATATTGGAAAATTGGGGGTTGAAGGTAAATATATCACAGCTCTTAGTCAAAAACACGATAATAGTATCTCAGGATTTATCTTGAGATTAAGTTATAATATAAAATAAAAAAAATATGAATAAAAAATTAATTTTAATAATTGTAGCATTTTTTTTAGTTAATAGTTTGATTGCTCAAAGATATTACACAAAAACTGGTAATGTAACATTTGATGCTAGTTCAACATTAGTTGATGTTATAGGTATCAACAAAACAACTATAAGTGTCTTTGATGCAACAACAGGACAGTTTCAATTTTCAACTAACATAAAAGAATATCATTTTAGACAATCCTTAATGGAAGACCACTTTAATGAAAATTATATGGAAAGCGAAAAATATACTAAATCAACATTTACAGGGACAATAACAAATATTACATCTGTTAATTTCAAAAAAGATGGTAATTATCCTGTTAATGTTAAAGGTGTATTAGAAATACATGGTGTTAAAAAAAATGTAGAAACAAATGGAACCTTTACAATTGTTAATGGTGTTATAACCGCAAATGCAAACTTTAATGTTGCTTTAAGAGATTATAATATTGATGTTCCGGGTGTTGTTGTTGATGCAATATCAGACATTGCAAAAGTTAAAGTAATTTGTGAATATAATATAATAAAATAAACCTATGAAAATCAAAAATCAAAAATGAAAAAACTAAACAAAAGAATTTTAATTGCTGTAACCACATTAATTTTTATGTGTTCGGCTTTCGTTTTAAGTAATCCAAATTGTCCGACAGGATATTCAACGGCACCATCATTAAACGGTACAACAGTAAGAAATTGCACAAGTTGTCATAGTGGAACTGTTAATCCTGCTGGTGGTAGTGTAACCGCTATCGGATTACCTACAACATTTACTGCAGGACAATCATATCCTTTTAGCATTAAAATCACTCACTCTGCGGCAAACAGATTAATATGGGGAGTATCAATTAAAGCGATAGATACTTTAACTCACGCAGTTATTGGAACTTGGGTGACACAAAATACTAACACATCCATAAAAGGAACACCAACAATTGCAAATGGTAATTATGAATTAAGTCATGCAAATGCTCCAACATCAACGGCATCTGCAACATACACTTATTCTAATTTAACTTGGGTTGCACCAGCTGTACCAACTGCGGTACAATCAAGAGTTAAATTCTATATTGCAGCGGTTGCAGGTAATAATAGTGGTGATGAAACAGGTGATTTTGTTTACACAACATCATTAACATCAAATCAATATGTTGCACCACCAGCGTGTACATTTACTTATGGTAGTTGGACAACTTGTAACGGAACAACTCAAACAAGAACATATACAACAAGTCCTGCAGGATGTACTGGAACACCACCAACAGATAGTATAACAAGAGCTTGTAGTTTACCTTGTACATTTACTTATGGTAGTTGGACAACTTGTAACGGAACAACTCAAACAAGAACATATACAACAAGTCCAGCAAATTGTACGGGTACACCACCAACAGATAGTATAACAAGAACTTGTAGATTACCTTGTACATTTACTTATGGAATATGGACAAGTTGTAGTAATGGTACTCAAATAAGAACTTATACAACAAGTCCTGCAAATTGTACGGGTACACCCCCATCAGATAGTATAACAAGAACTTGTGTAATGCCGACAGGATTACCAACACCTGTTACTATTACAACCTCAATTCAACCTCAAACATGTGATACAATTAGAACATTCACTGTTGCGAATCAAAGTGGTGTTTATTATGCTTGGGTTTTAGGTGGGGCTGGTAATATCATAACAAACGGACAAGGAACTAATACAATAAGTACTATTGTAAAATCTTCAGGGGGTGCTACGGTTTCATTAAGTAATTCTATAGGTTCAATACCTGCAACATCATTAGCATTTGCAAGAGCGGCACCACCAACACCAACAGCAATAAATGGAACAATAACACCTTGTGTTGGGGCAATAGTTAATTATACATTAACAAATCCTATTCCTACAATAGCACAAGTACCCGCAATTAAATTCAGATGGACTAAACCTGCATTTACAACAATAATATCTGCAAATGCTGATAGTAGTTCAATTAATTTAAGTTTTGATGCTGGTTATAATGGTGGGGGATTATCGGCTAAAGGGGAATCGGCTTGTGGAAATTTTGGAGCCGCAAAGGGAATATCATTCTCACCGGCAAAAGTAATTACATTTATTTCAAATACAGGATTCTATAATGCTTGTATTGGAAGTTCAGTTAATTTCATTGTAATATCACCAGCGGCTTCAGTAATATTACCAATAACTGTATTTAGGTGGACAATACCGGCATCAACAACAATCATATCTGCAAATATGGATAGTTCTGTTATAACATTACAATTTAATGCGGGGTTTAGAGGAGGAGCACTTAAAGTACAAAGTTCAACAACTTGTGGAGCATTAGGAGCTGCGGTATCTAAAACATTAACACACTTAAATTGTGCTGTGGGTCAAAGAGGTGCGAGTAATGAATACTTAACCATTGACCAAGTTAATTTATATCCAAATCCAAATAATGGTACATTTAGTTTAAATGTTGAATCATCATCACAAAAAAATTCAATAGTTGAAATTCAAATATTTGATATGTATAGTAGATTGGTTGGAAATTATACAACACAAAGTTATTTGGGTGTGTTTAGTAAAACCATAACCAATAGTAATTTACAAAATGGTATTTATTTTGTGACATATATTATAGGTAATACAAGAAAAACCATTAGAATGTTAGTTCAGAAATAAATAAAAAACATAATATGAAAAAAGTCCTGATATGAAAATTATCAGGATTTTTTTTGACTTTTTAAAAAATATTTTATATCTTTGTAGTCGTTTGGGGAATATGGGGATATTTATAAAGCTACGTCTGAAAGGACGAACATCCCCCAAACAAAAAGTTTCATAAAAAATTTGATTAAATGAGAATTTTTTCTTAGTTTTGTGAAACAAATGAGATGAGAGTCTCACCGAGTCCCACGAATGGTTTGAGAAAACCTAAAAGTTTGTGGGACTTCTTTTAAAATTAGTTCTTTAAATATATTATATTTCGGGATAATGCAGTAGTAGCAGAAAAGTCTCATAAGCTTTTAGTCGTTGGTGCAAATCCAACTCCCGAAACAAAAAAAAGTTTCAAAAAGATTTGACTGAATGAAAAATTCTTCTTAACTTTGTGAAACATTTCGGGGTAATTCTTCAGATTCCCTAAAAAGAATTGATTGGAAGAGCGGTATGGTGATGTCGCTACTGGTGAATCAAACCGAAAAAAAAAAGTTTCAAAAAGATTTGATTAATTGAAAAGTTCTTCTTAACTTTGTGAAACAAATGAAGAAGATGGGGTTGTAAAGATTCCATTATTCTTTCCCTACCGAAAGTAATTTTTAAAATTAAAAATAAAATCGGTGATTACAAGTGGGGGGAATGGGTGGTTGTAAATATTCCAGCATCTTCTTTAAATTTAATAGTTCTTTGAATAAAAATATTATCCATTCAGGATATTGATAATGAGACCTTCGGGTTGATTTTGAGATGTTTACTGATAAAAGATAATTGGCGGTGTGTAGTCATCAAATAAACCGAGAAATCGGGATAAAGTGACTTACTTGGTTTAAGTAAGTTGCGGATTAGTAATAATCTTAAGCACACAGGCGGAATATAATTTAACCTCAGTACCCGAGGGTAACACTGTAGGAGATGTGGTTAAATTACTTGGCAATGTGGGTTGTCAGGTTGAGATGGGAACATCAATAAGAATAATCCGTAGGACTTATGTGGGAAATGTTGTTATCCAACTTCATTACTACGTAGTCCAATATTAAGGTTGTCTTAAAGCCGAAAGGTATGACATCGTACAGGTGGTGCTGTTGTTGTCCTTAACCTAACTCTACCAAGGGTTTTGTTTTGAAGATGAGCAAAAATATGGCGACAGGGATGTTGCATAAGGGAGTTTAGTATTCGGTTGTTCAAAAGATAACTGAGCTGGCGACGGACCGCTTCCTTTTCAATCCACTAACCACTAAAACTTTGAATAAGTTAATCAAATTAATCAATCAAGGAAAAGTGTCCGTCAGATGTTGGTGACAGGTACCTACATAGTCTCTGGCTGTCAGAGGCACATAAAGACCCCAAGTCAATATGTATTTTTACCAAAAACCTCTAAGGAGTCGAATCCTGAGTAAGCTCGCAAGGCTTAAGAGAGTGGAGTAGTAAGAGAGTAACCAATATCTCAAGGAGTGATTAGTCTAACTAATCGGTATTAAGAATTAGTAATCAAAAGTTACTGGATATGAGGGGAATAAAAATAATCCTT